GCGCGGCAAACATCGAATTTTTAAACTTTTGCGGTGTATAAAGATGCAGAACATCTTCAATCGCGTTTGGATAATTAAATCTTTCTTTTGCACTATTTTCATCTTGCATATCGATAACGCCACGATGCTGTTTTCCATTTTTATCAACCCAATCCTGTCGCAAGAAGTCGGCAATCATCAAGCCGCCTCCACCAGAACCGGGTTCAACAAATAGAATAATGTTTTCCCAATCAGGGGCGGCACCGTTGTAACAAACCATAACCTCTTTGATAAATTCAACCGCCTCCGGCATCGTATATAATTTTTTATCGCCGTTCGGCAATAATTTTATCATATTGTAACCGTTCACAAAACGACCCATCCAGCCCTTTTCTTTATCTTTCCAAACTTCTGTAATCAGACAAAAAGAGTTATCAATCTGATGCGCAGGGTCGATTGTAATAATATATTTCTTTCCGGATTTTGGATCTGGATTGGTTGTGAGAGGTAAATATTGCTTTTCGTTTCGATAAATACTGTCGTTAGAAACGATATTGTCAACTCCGCCCGTAAGGTCAAACAGGTTGTAATACTCACGTTTCGCTCTATATTCATTGGAACGCATTGCGGCATCCACGTCTTCCTTCGGGAAAAGCGGCGTATACGGCTTTCCGTTCATTGTCGGATGCAGCGGCATTTGACAGCTAATATCGCAAACAAAATAATCAGTAAAACCCATCGCCATTCTCTTCGCTCCGTCGCGATATAACTGCCACAAATATGTGCTTGTATCTTCGGCGGAAGAAAAGTAATAACATTGGTTCGGAACATTCTTTGGATATACCTCCGGATCAACTCCGGCGCGGAAGTCAGAACTAACGATTGTAAACGGCTCTGTTAAGCTAAAGAAGTCGTAAGACAGCTTTCCTGCCTCATCATAAAAGTTTCCAGAAGAACGCATTGACACAAGTCCCTTCGGGCTACCGTTCAGCGCCGTAATACTCGAACCATTGTATAAATCAACGTGTGGGTCTCCTGACGCAGTTACGAAACCAGTTGCATTACCGTTCGTTTTAACGGTTTCTCCCAAAAACACATCGTTTCCTGCGAGAGTTTGAATGTTGTGGAGCGCAATGTCTTTGATCTTGTTGAACAATTCATTCGACTGACGAGCAGTCGGAGCCATAATATATGCGGAATATGCCGGATAGAGAATTGTTTTCGCCATAATAATTAGCGAAGCAACGAAAGATTTACCACTACCACGCGATTGAACATATATTGCCTTTTGAGCAGTCCAGCCGCCCATAATCATAAACTTCTGGTCCGTTGTGTTTAGAAAAAACTAAACTCACTGATTCACAGCGTCCTCTTTCGCATAAAGCTACTTAAGTTTATATGACGCTCCACAGCATAAAGGTACAACGATACCTCAAGACCGAAGTCTCTGTAATTAAACTTCGTATCTCATTAAATTAAGCGCCGCTTGGTAATCTCTATCAATTGTAAATCCGCATTCTGGACAAATAAAAGTTCTGTCAGAAAGTGTTAATCTTTTATTAATAGTACCACAACAAGAACAGGTTTTACTACTTGGATAAAACCTATCTACTTGTATAAATGGTATTCCATTCCATTCACACTTATATTTCATTTGCCGAATTATCTCACAAAAGCACTGTTCTTGTATTGCTTTTGAAAGATGTTTATTTTTCATCATTCCCATAACATTTAAATCTTCCATTACGACTCTACAAGGCAATAATGAAATAAGGTTATGAGTACACTGATGAATATAATTATATCGGATTCCGTTCAATCGCGCGTACAATTTTCTTAATTTATTCTCCAATTTTATAATATTATTGGTTTTAATGTATTTTTTGCCCACACGATTCGCTTCGTATTTACGAGAAATCACTCTTTGTAAATTACGAATTCTTTTCTTTAATTCTCTCACTTTTTTACTTTTATTTATATTGTGAAAGATTATAGACTCATTACCATAAGCGACTACCATAGTCTCTTTTATTCCTAAATCTATTCCCATTGGCTTATCTGTCAAAACCGGTGCTTGATTCTCGCACTTCATTACAAAATAGACAAACCATTTTCCCATATTTTCAATTAATCTAACATTCAAAAATCTTTGATCTTTTGAAAAACTTAAATCAGATTTATATTTAATTTTACCGATTTTTTCAATAAACAACCTACTGTCATCAATAAAATAAAGACGTTCGTTTCTAGCGGGACAAGAGTGTCTTTGGTTCTTTTTCGATTTAAATTTCGGAAATCTATTTTGCTTTTTAAAAAATCTAGAAAACGCGCTACCTAAATCTAAGCAAGTTTTACACAAACTGCTATTGGACACATCTTTTAACCACTCAAACTCTTTTTGTTGTTTCATCGGAGATATCAAATTTATCATATCATATGCCGATAAAGGTTTCTCATTATTGTTTTCTCTCGAAATCTGTTTTTCGAGCATGTAATTCCAAATAAATCTGCACGAATTAACGTGTTTCCACATTAATTCTTCTTGTTCTTTTGTTGGGAATAATCTAATTTTAAAAGACTTAATCATCGTTGCACCTCCTTTCTGGTAAAAAGTCAGTGTAAAATATATAAATGCGGTAAGTTAAATTGTTACCAGCAATTCAACAAAGGGGGCTACCCTCTGTCCCGCAATTATATCGGTTTAGTTATACAGGACGCTACTCCTGTTCTGTGACTATTAAAACCACCTCATACTTTCATATGAGCGCAGACTATATCTTCGTCCACTACAATGGACGTCTACCACTTCGCCAACCAATCACTTGTTGGCTACGAACTTTCGTTCTAGTCGTTGAGGATTCCCCTTTTCGGGGCTTTCCTGCTGATTTTCGATTTTTATACAGAGGTTAGGATTTAACCATACTCCATCTCACAACTTTTTTACGCTTTCGCAACCATCACACCTGTGCGTTTTTCATCACTTTGCTTTGGTATGTAAGCTTTACGAAGTTCCAGCATTTCGATAGATTATTATTCAAACACATTTCTGTGTAAGCGACCTATTTGTAACAAACATCTAAGTCTAATAACGGACATCCCAAAATTTGTTCAATAAACCAAACGGGGTTTTGCCTCCCGTATTGAATAATTGAACCCCATTGTTCAAGTTGCTCCAAGCGACGGGCGTTGATTTCGACATTTGACTTTTTATTATAAACCGAAATCATTGTCCATCACCATCCGTCAATCCGTCTTTCGGATAATATGTTTTAGTTTGCGCTTTTTTGACGGCTTCTCTAATTACCTCATTATCAGTAATTCCCTTCTCTTTCAGATCTTTAACATATTCATCCAGAAGCTGCTGTTTGATTTCTTTTTCTTTAAACAGCCGGTTTGCTTCGGACAACTCCGCAACCTGTTCTGTTAGTTCTCTAATCTTTTCTGCTTGTTCTTCCACCATCTTGCGGAAATCGTCACTTGATAACTGAATTTGATTCATCATCGAAGCGGCACTAATATCTGCCACCTGTCTCATTGCGTTCGAAGTTTCGATATCAAACTTATTAACAGCCAACTTGTCGAAGTGGTTATAGAAGCCATCTCTGACAACACTCGACAACGTACCAGCGCCTTTTGTTTTACCGGTCTGATAACGCTCTGCGAATCCGTGGTCTTTGGAGAACGACGTAACCATTGCCGTCTCTTTTGATTTTTGATCAATTAGGTCTTTCAAAACCTTTGCGTTGTCAACCATTAATTGCGGCGACGCCTGAAGTTCCTGAATCGTTTGACCAATCGTATCGATTCGATAAAAAGATTTAACAACCTCAATTGCCGCACGCTGACGAACAAGGTCTGTTGCCATTGCGTCATCGTAAAGTGTTACGAGGTCGGCATACAACCTTCCTCTGTCTTTTGCCGGTTCTTTTTCAAAGGGGTCGTAGTGGAATTTCTCCATTATTTCCTGTCTGTCTCTGCGCCCCTGCTCTGATAGTTCTTCCGTTATAGAAAGGTTGCGCTGCTTTTGAACGATGTATTCAAACGGCACATCTCCTTCATCCATAAACGATTTACGTTCAAGTCGAGGATCGTCTTGAACAGCTCTTATATATAGTTCATACGGAGAAATAAATTCACTTACTTTTTCTCCGTTCTCATATTCCCTATCTTCTTCCCATACGCGGTGTGCAAGGGCGTCGTCATAATACAGACCGATAAAGGCACATAATCTATATAATGCTTTATATTGGTTTCCATATTTTTCTTCCATACGCTCGCAAAACTTAACGCAGCAATACATACAAAATGTTGCTCTTCTGCGCCCATTTTCCCCTACCACATAAATGTCTGCGCCGGAAACATATGGAAATTCTTCAATTGTTCTGGTTGTCGTGCAGCAATCGCAAACCGCCTGTTTACGAGGTTTGTCAAAAAGCTCCATCGACTGGTATTTTAATGCTGGTGGTTCTGGAGGTTTGTTTCCAACATACTTCCGATCGCCAACACGCTTCTTATAAATCATATGAGAGTTTTCCCCCTTCCTTTAAAACACCTTTTATAACAAAATGAACCTCCCGAAGTTTTAGGGCGGTTCGAATCAATCTTCTTGTTTAATTCAAAACGATTCTATAAATCGCCTCTGCAACAGAATTATCTGTCACAACAATTAGGTTTTGAGATGCTTTACTTGAAAGTCTCAAATTTGCTGTATAAGTATCGGTTCCCATAAGAGAGCCGTTGCTTACAACAAGCGTTTCATTCTGTTCATCTGCACTAAAATGATGCAGGTGGGCAGTCAAAACCAAATCATAATGCTCGTGCGTCATACACGTAAGATTTTTGACAACAACATTCGGCTTATCTTTATCACCGTGGACTCCAAGAATTTTATATCCTTTTGTCTCAAACGTGATTATATCATCACCAAAATTATTCTGATGGATGTTCACAAATTTGCCGACTCTTTCAGACAAATACCACGGAATAATTCTTGCAAGCGATTCCAAATCCATTGCGTCCTTCTTGTTTGGTTCCAGACGACTATGATTATCCAAACAATCATAATAATGAACTTCAAAATACTTTGCAAAATCCATCAACATCTCACTAACGAGCTCCGCCGCCAACATTGTTTGCGAAATCACATCGATTCTGCTTTCAAGGCGAATCGACAGATGAATACGGCCCGCGATAAGATCAGACAAATTAACAACATAAAGCTCTTTAACATTATTTGCGAGACACTTCTCAATTGTTTTGTCTCTCAAAAGAGAAACCCGTCGTTTTGTTTCATCCAAATTATACTTATTCCAATAATTTTCAAAATCAAGACCAAGATGCCAATCAGAAATTTCAAGAATCGCAGAATTAATTCCATTATTTTCAGAAAGCATCTCCGGCTCAAGCATCTTCTTTGCATTCATCTCACGAGCAGCCTGAAGTCCAATCTCTTTGATTGTTTCTTCTCGAGCAAGTCGTCTGATATATGCGTTTGCTTGTGTGCGTTCATCGCTTAATTTGAAACGCTCTTTTTGCATATTGATTTTTGCATCAATCAATTTAGAAATTGCAGGGTCAGACTCGATTTCATCTTCCTCTTCCATACTTCTTGCTCCGGCTTCTACACCCTTACAATATGTGCGATAATTCTTGCGATACTTTGACTCACTAAAAGACAGGTCTGTCTCTTCGTTGATAATGTCTGCAATTTCCTGCCAAGTTAAACGATTCTGCTGACCGAGAGCGCTCACTCGAATCATATAATCATCGATCGACTCTCCGTCTCTTATTTGATACTTTTCGTCTACCATCCATCAAATCTCCTTTTAATCTTATTGTCTGCTGTCGGCAGACGAATTTTGTTATGGTTGGAAAGGTGCTAAAAATCACACTAATAAATTTGGAATTTCTACCTTATATAAATATGTCTGAAACCCTCGTCCATTTGAATTTGGGAAACAATTTAATTTAATAGATTTGGTATTTTTAGATGCAAATATGTCTTTAACAGGAATTAAATACATATTCATATTTAAATCAGCACAAAACAACCAGTCCAAATTTTTATGATTTAGAATGCTATCATAAGCTTTTCCACTAGTTCCACCACACTGTTTTAAATTAATTGAATTATCTTTGGAGCCCGTAAATTTACACTGCACAGTTTCAAGTCTACCATTCTTTTCAATAATCAAATCATACCACTGCGTATCATTAAGCGGTGTCGAAACAGTATATCCGCAAAAGGTAAAATAGCTTATTGCTAACGCCAGTCCCATTCTTCCTTTTTCTTTATTACTTTCTAACAAATAACTTATTCCTCCAATTTATTGCCGATTTGCTACTTTCCAATATTTGCCCTCGGACCCGTGGGAAGCCGAGGGACGATCTGGCGCCTTTTGCTGGACTCGAACCAACGACATTTTGATTAACAGTCAAACGTTCCACCAACTGAACTAAAAAGGCATAGGGTAAGGGGCGACGTCGTAACGCCGCCCCTGCGAACGATTGCTCGTTCTGGTAACTAAAATTCAGCTTTTATTTATTTTTTTTATTATTCTTCTTCTCATAGAGGAAACAACGAATTCCTTGTGACATTCTTTAAAACCAGCCAAAAATCATACTTTTTAGCCGTTTTCAAGAATGTCAATTTTCGACTTCCTTGTGACGCGACCTTTTTTTTATCGTTTTATTTCTTATTTTAAGATCTTCTTTCCAACAATCTTTACAAATAAACCGTTTCGTTCTACAGTTGCCAACAAATCTTTTCCCACACTTTTGACAAATTAAAGTGGTATCAAACCATCCGGAATATTTCGAAACATCGTATGCGTTCCAAATTTCAAAAGAAACAATATCGTCTGCGTATTTCCGATCTTGAAATTCATATACTCTCAATTCGTAATATCCGCCGTTCATATAATCCCATTGCTTTTTTTCTGAACACTTGAATAATCCAACACGCACAGATTCTTGAAGAATTTCCCACGCCATATTTTCGGTTATATACGAAGGGGCGTCCTTAACATATTTTCCAAAACTCCCCATTGGGAAATCGGATATTGCTTTTTCTCCACTAAACTTAAAATAACAAATCGCAACCAACAAGACCTGCTTTTGCCAAATTGTCTTTAGTTGACAAGAGTTGATAAGATCTATTTCTCTTTGATAAATTTTTTTATTTTTTACAGATGAAATCGGCAAACAATCCAACCGATCCCAACGACTCATAAATTCGCCCATCCAGCCGTTAGAATCTTCTCCGTGTTTCGATTCAAAAATTTCTTTCCATATCTCATACGATTCGTTCATATTTTTGTGAAGTCGCCCTTTTAAATATTGGAGGATCCAGTTGTCTTGCGTGTTTTCAAGAGGTCCTTCGATATATCTTCTTGTCGCAAGAATTTCCTGACAGGCTTTTTCTCTATCAACGAGTTCCATTCACAACCTCCCAAAACTTCTTCGCACACTCAATCCCCAAAACATCCACAACCTTCTTTTCTCGATGTTTCCCAGTTTGTTTCTCTGTCGTCCAGCCAATTGAATAATATGTCGAGACAGCATTCTTGCTCCCAATTACTCGCATCTTTAATCCGAACGGAACCAAGTCGGAAAAATCTTCGCACTTCAAGGTTTTTAACCCGCTCAACTCCGCAAGCTCATCAATCTCAAAACGAATCCATCCCGACTCATTCCAGTAAAGTTTTTCGAAGCAAAGTAATGAATAAAATAATCTTTTTATCTTTTCGTTCGGCATCGACTTCAAAAACTCAATTTCAAGATCGTAAAACGATATCATGAGCTCGTCAAGCAATTGATTTTGAATTTTCTCAAGCCAAATCTCTTTCATCTTCCCAAGAAGTTTTCTTTTTGCGTCTTTATTTTTCACAGATGGCAGGAAAGAATCTTCGAGCTCCTCCGTTGTTTCCGTTCCGTCTTTTATAAACGAATCATAAACTGCCTTGATTTCTTTATTTTTCACCAACAATCCTCCAATCGTCTTTTTACTCATATACAGTATACCATAAAAACCCATTTTGTCAAGAGGTTTTAGAAATTTCTTTGTTTTTATTTTTCCTACTTCTTATTGTATACGCGCACGTTATTATATATTATTAATATTTATTACTAGTATCTATATATCACTAATATCAAGTATTATATATATTATATTATATACTTATTCTTATTATCTATTCCCGCCCAACCACCCCTATTATACACCAAAAAAATCATTTTGTCAATACATATCTTAAAAAAAATTTTGTAAACATATTATGAACATCATAATCCTTATTCTGATATTTTTATTTTTACTTATCTTATTTATTTTCATTTTTATAAAAAATTTATGATTTTAAAAAAAATAAAAAATTTATAAAATACACTTGACAAAAGCATAAATTTATGATATAATATAGTCAAGAAAAGAGAATGTCAGAATTCTCTAAACAATAAAACAGGAGGATTATTGATGCAATGTTTTCAGTTACATACTTCAGCTAATTTATATGAATAATATTCAACAGAGGAAAATTAAGCTTTTCATAGACGCTGATGATACAATTTTAGAATCATCAAAAGCTTTTATTGATATTGTTAATCGACAAGACAATATCAATCCACCTAAAACACACGAGGAGCTTCGAGATTGGAAATATCGGTCTTTGTTCCCGTATATGACAAACGAAAGAATAGTTGAAATATATGACTCGGAAGAATTTTTTAATACCGTAAAAGTTAATCCAGATTTTGAAAATTTTTATCTTAAACACGAAAATGATTTTGAATGGAATATTGTAACAAAAGGACATAAATCTAATATTGAACATAAACAAAAATATTTTAAAGAACATCTTCCAAAAGCGAAAGTTGTTGGCTGCAGATTTGATTCAAAGGAAAAACAGAACTTCGATAAATCTCATATCGATATGGATTATGGAATTCAGATTGATGATCGAACAGATTGTTTGATTGGGAGCAACGCGAATATAAAAATTTTATTTAAAAATAATCGAGACTTTTATTGGAATCGAACAGACATGACGAGCGAGCCTCTTTATATAATGAATAGCTGGAAAGAGATAATCGAAACTTTAGAGTTTGCTCTTAAAAATTCAGATGTGTTTATGGAGAGGTGCTAACTGTGAAATCGACTAAAATTATTTTGTTTTCAGGATTCGCGAGACACGGAAAAGATCAAAGTGCGACATTCTTGAAAGAAGAATTGGAAAAAGCAGGAAAGACGGTTCTTGTATATCATTTTGCCGATGCTCTTAAGTCGTTGTGTGAAAATTCATATAATTGGATTAAAGGCGACAAAGAACCAATTGGAAGAACGATTCTTCAAAGCGTCGGAACATATTATCGGCAGAACAATCCGCAATGCTGGGTTAATATTGCTCGACAGATTGCTTTTGGATGTTCAGAAGAATATATGTTAATTCCAGATTGTCGTTATAAGAATGAGGCTCTTGGATTTCTGGATTTTGACTATAAAAATATTCGTATCGAAAGACCGAATTTTGACAACGGACTTACTCCGGAACAAAAATCACATATTTCAGAAACAGAAATGAATACATTTTTTGAATATGATGAAATAATTATTAACAATGGCTCTCTTGACGACTTAAGAGAAAAGGTAAAACAAGCATTTCAATTAGAGGTGGAATAATGCCAATTAGAGAACAGAATTTGTATCAGATTTACAAGCTCTCTTCCGCATTTATTTGCGAAAATAATTTAGATATTAAAGATTATACTCCACGCCGAGCGGCGCAAGAAGGATGCTTAGTTTCTTGCGGAGATAATATTGCGTTTGACCAAGCACGAAAAATTCGTGGCGACAACAGAAATTACAAAGAAATTTTTTCAAATATTCAATTTCTTCGAAACTCTCTCCATAGAGCAAAAAAAAAGGGACGAAGTAAAGAAGCTAAAATATTTTGGCAAGCAATCCTAAATACACTATTTGTTAAAGACTTCGTTGTTGTTGAAGTAAAAAAGAAAGAAGAATATAAAAGAATTTCAAAATCCGGCTTTTATGTTAATGGAATCCGATATGTTCGATTTAGTGCATCTGCTGGACAAATTAGACATAATTGTGTTTTAATGGTTAATGCCGAAATCGCAGAAGAATTAACTAATAGATTAATGTGTGATTTCAACAATCGCGTTAAAGAGTTCAATCTTGCTAAACTTTCAGCATATTTTGCTCTTTCTACATCATCAATTTTGTGGGTCTCAACTCCGCGCGTTTGTGTCATTAAAGACTTTTTCACAATAGTTCCAAACCAAAAGTTGGACTGGATCACAACGGACGAAAATGGAAAGAAGAAGGTTGAAGAAAGAATTCTCGATATCACTATGAATTCTTGTGATGGGCAAGGACTCGTTTCTCCGGAAATGGCGCAAAAATGGTCACAGGAAATGAATCTTGGATATGTTGCAAGTTCATATGTCGTTCGTTCAATATTCGTTAAAGGAAACCTTGTCCCGTTCGATTTTCACGCATATGCGAAAGAAAATGGAATTGAATATATTTATGACAAATGGGGGCATCCATATAAAGTTGACGAAATCGATGTTCTTCTTTCAGAATCACAGTTCAAGATGCATAAGTATTATTCAAGCTGGGAAGATTATTCTGAATATATCGAAATGGCACAAATTGGTTGGGGCGTTTCGAGATATAACCGAAAGTTTGATGATGAATGGGTTCTTGCGAATTATCAGATAATTCAGGTTTTGAATATCGATAAAGATGACATTAAAAACCTTGTTCAACCAACAATTGATTGGATTAAGAAGGTTTGCTCCGGAGATCCGTTATATGCGATGCTGTATTCGCTTGGGGGATTTTCAGAAAATTATCAGATTGAGTATAACGATGTTTATACGAGAGCGCAAAGCCTCGCAATGAAGGCTGTCGTAAAAAATACAGACTTTCTAAAAGACACATATGTTCAACGAAAGATCTATCGTAACTTGATTCGAAGTATTATTCAAGCAAAGATTGGAAAGATTTGGGTTAGAGGCAATTATTCGTTTATGATTTCAGATCCAATTGCACAGTGTCGAAGTGCGTTGGGACTTGATCCAAAAGGCGAGGTTCCTGGAGAATATATTTATTCAAATTTCTGGAACAAGAGATATGATCCTGAAAAAGACATTGTGTTATGTCGGTCCCCGCTTCTGGACAAACACGAAGTCAATCATTGTAAGTTATATAAAAGTAGCGAAGCGGATAAATGGTATAAATGGATTGAAAGCGGAATAATTTATTCGATTTATGATTTGAGCACATTAAGACATTCGGACAGCGATTTAAGAAAACGTCGAGGTCGCTTACGTAGTGATGCGTAATAAAAATCCTGAATATGCGGGAAACTCCTTAGAGCCAAAACTACTTAAAGATTGGATAACGCCAATTTGATCAAGTAAAAACGTTTTGGATTGGACAATCCGCAGAGATATGAAAAGCCATAGCTCTCAACGACTACCAAAGGCATCCGAGATAATATCAACGATGATCGTATAGTCTACTCCCCTAATAAATATCGGGAAACCGAGGGTATAACAGTCGATGGGGACCTAGTAATGTCATCAGACAACGAAATTCTCCTAAAAGGTTCGATGAAAGATGTGACAAATCCAATTAGCTACGACAAAAAATCGGCTCCTGTTCACAAAATCTGCCACCGTGAATTCGTAAAAACAGACTTGCGTGGATTTGGAACGAAGGTCGGAACATATAGCAATTATTCCACGCAGCTTGAAGCAATGCTTCCATTGTTCCAGAGACCAGACCAAAAACGTCAGCGAGATGAAATAGAGTTGCGTAAAAAGCTTCTTCGCGAAATCAACGGACAGGAAATCGACCGAATTAAGGGCGTTGAAGCAAAAGGCCCTCCGAAAGACGAATGGCTTCGCACACAGAAGGTTGAAAAAGATGACCCGGAGGATGTAATTAAAGCAAAGAGATATCATAACTCCCTTGTTATTAACAAGAAACCGTATTTCTTTAGATATTTATATCCAGAATTGAATACTTCGTATAAAACACACGAAAAGAGATACGACGAAATCGCAAAATGCACATATCGGACGAGATTAAAGAAACTTCTGACAAAAGAGAACAAAACGCCAGAAGAGAAAAATTTTATCAGAAATTATCATCAATTTTCCCCGGTTTTAAACACGAATTGTACGATGAACATTTTGTGCCATATGGTTGAAGATACGGATTTTGACATACAGTACAACAAAAATTGCGTCAGCCTACTTCCGTATTATGATCTTGATGAGTATAAGTTCGACCCGGAGATTCTTGGCAAATTCCGAGATATGTATCGGAAATTCAATGACAAAAAAGCAATCACAATTGTCAATCAGATTTTTAACAATTCTGGCGAAGAACAAGCAGACGAAATTCGAATGGAAATTCTTGATTCGATTCGAGATGAACTTCGTACCGAATATGATGAACTTGAAATGGCTTCGATGGACGCATTGACATACATTAAAGCACTTTCGCAGAGTTATTCAAAATTCAACTGGGACTTTGCTTGGAGTTTGCTTGACGAACAGATTTTAGATGTTATTGAAGAAAAGGACGCATATGCGCCGGTTGAGTGCGCGGACGGAGAAGAATATCTTGGAAGACGATTTAAGTTGAAAAAGATTCCGAAACAGGTTCAAAAGAAGTTTGACGAGTAATCCCATTGGCTTTAGCCGATGGGAGGAATTGCAAAAAATAGAATGTTATATTAGGAGGTAAAAATTATTAAGGCATACAAAATAAGATGTTACCCCGCTGATGAACAAAAGCAGATCATAATTAAAACTTTTGGTTGTTGTAGATGGTATTGGAATCAAGCGTTATATGATAATATTAAATATTATAAAAAATATCAAAAGAGCAAAATTAATACTCCTGCTTTTTATAAAAAAGAATTTGAATGGTTAAAAGAAGTTGACTCTATGGCATTGTGTTTTACTCAGATGGATTTGCAATCTGCATTTTTTAAATTTTTCAAAGAAAAAAATATTGGATTTCCAAAGTATAAAAGTAAAAAGAAGCTTAAAAATAGTTATAAAACCATGACTTCTTTTGGTTATCCAGTTACAGAAAATAACATTAAGTTGCCAAAACTGGGATATGTAAAGATTGTTAATCATCGCCATAAAACTGGGACTGCAAAATTATGTACTATTTCTATGACGCCCACTGGTGAATTTTATATTGCTATTCTATGGAAGGATGAAGAAATAACAGAAAAATTAGAGCCAGTAAATAAGGAAGTCGGTATTGATTTGGGGTTAAAAGACTTGGTTATTTGTTCTGATGGTGAGAAGTTTCCGGCATTACAATCTTTGAAAAAAGAATTGCCGAAGTTGAAACGAAAACAAAGAAAGCTAAGTAAAATGGAGCGAGGTAGCAATAATTATAATAATCAGAAATTAAAAGTTGCTAAGTTACATCAGCATATCGCCAACCAAAGAAAAGATTATTTACATAAAATTTCCTATAGGCTTACAAACGAGAACCAAGTGATAGCTTTAGAAGATTTGAATGTAAAAGGTCTTATGAACAATCATCATTTAGCATTAAGCATTTCTGATGTTGGCTGGTCTGAATTTGTAAATATGTTAGAATATAAAGCATTAGATAAAGGTCGAACAGTCCAGAAAATTGATAGATGGTTTCCCAGTTCGCAAATTTGTTCGTGTTGTGGGCGTGTTACAGGAAGGAAACCACTGTGGATTAGAGAATGGACCTGTCCAGAGTGCGGTACAGTACACGACAGAGATGTTAATGCTGCAAAGAATATTTTAACAGAGGGAAAAAGAATTTTAGGGGCAAGCTCATGTCCTGATAGGTAGTTTATGCTTACGAATAAATTATTACACCATTAAATGTAATAACGAAGTCGTATCGAGCTACAAGCCCATCAAGCCTTAGCTTGTGGGTTGTTGACCAAATGATTATTGATCCAGAAACCGGTGAGGTTCTGGAGGAAGGAGAAGAAAAAGAAAATGAGAATTATTAAACAGGGAAAACCAAAAGAAGAAAAAAAGATGGTTTATTATGTTTGTAATAATTGTGGAGCAGAGATAGAAATTGAAACTGACGAAAGTCTCTATTGTTGTCCTTGCTGTGGGGAAGAACAGTTAATGTTGCTTCCCAAAACTAAAGACAAAGCATTTCATAAGCCGCTTTCTGCCGGAGAAGCATTTCCGAAAAAGTATTTTCGGTTTGGTGTATCTGAAGGAGCTGTAAAACTTCCAGACGAAGAAATTCGCAATATGATTGATGAGACGGTTCAGACATATCTTAGAAGTAATTGCGGATATTGTTATAACGGAACTGGAGATACTTTTATCGCAGTGTTCCAATCAAACGAAAATGACATTAATGATTATTTTGTAGTGGTCGGAAAGAATTATTATGAAATCAATTCTTGCGAATTAGAAGATGATTGTCCGGAAGAGGAAAATGAAGATGAATAAATTTAACCTGTTTGTTAAACATCATAATTTTAATGCAGACAGAATCGAAAACTATGACGTCTTAAAGTATCAGGAAGATTTTATCAAAAGACTAAAAAAGAAATGCGCAAGTAAAGAGGAATTCTCTCAGAAGCTTAAAGGCGAGTTTCAGTATAGATTTTGGGCGAAGTGTGAGTGGGAATTAATCGTTTCCAAAACGGAGGAAGGACGAATTATCCTTTCTCCGTGGATTGGAGGACGCAATCCTGAAACATCTTCTCTCGATGTAACAGACGATAAAAATTTTGATTGGGTTGGATTCGCAGACAAACATATTAGCAATCAATGTTTTGGAGATCGGGCAAAGGTCGATGTGTATGACCAAATTATGTACAGAGACAGATTTTCAAATCTTGTAGACGAATTGTGGTATACTCGGTTGCCGTATGAGCGCGACAACCCTAAATTTCATAGAAATTAACAGCGAGGCTTATTAAATTGGAAAATTTCGAAGTAGAAGTATTAAAGCATCCAGATGCGGAAGATTGGATGTTGTGTAAAAAATGCACGCTTGTCACTGTCGGAAAAGACTCGAATAAAGAACCGACAATGGAATGGAAACGAAAACTAATTGGGGCACAACACAGCCCCATTAGAACCCTTAATTTCTGTTTTCGAATCAAAAACATTCCGTCGTGGGTGGCAACACATCTTGTGCGTCACGTTCACGCAACTCCGTTTATAAAAACACAGCGCAACGATCGTCAGGAAAGTTTTGACAGAAATCTTGCCCCGCAAGGAGCGCCTGTAGATATGTGTTGGTATATGAATGTAGAAGAACTAATCACAATTGCTCACAAAAGACTTTGTGCACAAGCATCTCCTGAAACAAGAGAGGTTGTAAAAGAAATATGTCGCAAGGCAATTGAAACAAATCCAGAACTTGATGGATTTCTCGTTCCGCTTTGCCAATATCGTGGCGGATTATGCACGGAGTTTAATCCGTGTGGACTGAATAAAAAATTTCAAACGAAAGAGGAGAACAATTAAACCCAATGGCTAACCGTTTCAAAGACTATCGAGCACAATTGAAGAGTAATAAAACAGTCGTTTTATCCGATGAAGAATTAAAACTTTATTTAAAAACAGCAAATAACGAGGGTGTTTCTCACGCAAATATTGATTGGATAGACGATGCCATGTTTATAGATGCAAAGAAATACGGTGGTGAGACTGGGGAAGATGTATCAGAAGTTCCAGACGATTCAGACAAAGAAAAAACAATTATCAGAAATATGGAAAGAGAACAAAAAGCAAAAGAGATAAAACAGAAAGGGATATGGAATAATGTTCGAAAAAGAAATGACGCTTGATCGAGAGCTTTCACAGACACAGGTTATTGAAAGCCCGTATGATGCAAGAGACTATCAGATTATTGCGAGTCAAAATTTCCCCAAAACATTTGAACTTCCTAAAAAGGTCAACATTAAAAATCAGGGGATGAAACCAACTTGTGTTGCCCACGCTATTTCGTCGCTTGTTGAATATCATAACTTAATCGAAACCGGAAAGTATCGCAAATTCAGCACGGAATTTATTTACGGAACACGGGATGTCGGTTATTATATCGGAGATGGTATGGCGATTCGTGATGCGCTCAAGACGATTCAAAAATACGGAGACTGCTATTATACAGATTGCCCCGGGAACCATAACACGGCAGACGCAATTAAGAATGTCAATAAGAAGGTGGTGGAATATCGAGAACTCGCATATCCGCATCGGATCGGTTCTTATTATCGCGTTAGAACTCCCGAGGGAATTAAAACCGCGCTGATGAATCACGGACCCGTCGTCGCATCGATGACCTGCAAAAAGAAGGCATACATTGCCAATGATACATATTCTTATCCGCAAGACGCGGAGAACTCCGATAGGCATTGTGTTCTGATTGTTGGGTGGAACGAAAAGGGTTGGATTATTCAAAATTCTTGGGGTATTTTTTACGCAGGAGATGGATATTTTACATTGCCGTTTGATTTCGAAATTAACGAAGCGTGGGGTACAACAGACCAAGAAGATGATTTCTCTCTTTTGAAACGCAGGCCAAGAAACAAGTTGATGAATAGAATTTATGAAACTATTAATAAAATTGTGAATTGGTTTTATAATAGAAAACGGCAGAAAAAATCATAATTTTTTTAAAAATAACGCAAAACCTCTTGACAAACAATAGGTTTTGTGTTATACTGTTATCAGAAAAAGAAAAAATAAAAAGGTGGAAATGCGCGATGAGCGGATTTGGAGCGTTGATGGTTGTTGTGCTTGTTATTGGCATTATTGAGTTTTATAAGGCGGTGCTCGGGCGATGATAAAACAAGAAGCGTTGGAAAAATTAAAGAATCACGTTCGTGTAGCAGATTGGCTCGACGAAGATTATGTGTACCGCGTTTCCAAAGAGGTATTGAAAGTCGCTATTGAGGCGCTGGAGGAGAGTATGTTTAAACAAGATCGAGCCTGTGGTTATCAACCGTCAAAAGGCCGTTTGGAACCACCTGCGCCGCCAACATCTGGCAGTAATGCTATAAAACCTAACTAACCCCGTCTGGGTATAATTTTGAATCGATACCTTGAAAATACACCCGGTACGGTATAATCTGCCGTAATTGTAAAAGACATTTTGGGCGAAGACGGGGGGAATATATAGTTTTTTTGGAATTGGAAAAAGAATAAATTATGGATTTATATAACAGTTATGTAGCTAATACCGAAATTGACTTGTGCAACGCAAGGTTCATTGAAAGGTCTACTCATATTTATAGAGCCTGGACTGACTCTCTTGGCGACGTTCATCTTGATGTGCAGATTGATTGTACTGGTAAAGACGAAGAGAGATACCAATTGATTATACCCGATTTGTGTGTTCCGATGGACGGGATAATCCATTTGAAAACAATTAATAAACCAAAAGATTGTACGCTCATATCAACACAGGCATGTTATGAACCTTGCCGAGATATTTCTCTCCAGCAAGGACACTCTGAGTCTCCTCTCACGCCATCAGCAAAGGTACAATCGCCCTATTATGTTTATGTTGCGGTTCAACGTCCCGACTCGTCCGCAAAGGTAATGACTCTTGAAGAAACCGAACGGAAACTTGGATACGAGGTTCAGATTGTTTCCGAAAAACCAATTGAAAATAAGGAGTAAATATGTTTACGGCAAAAAAGCACTGAAAATTTGTAACAGGAGGGGAAAACTTTCTTTCGACAAAAAATATCCCGGTGTGGTTAAGTATGTGAAAGATAAAATAAAGAACTCTGCGATGGCAGGATACAGCAGGGTAGTTTTAGAGTGCGGCGAGCTTTTCCTTGCAGGTTCAGGGATGAAGATATCTGATTTGGCGGAATTTTTGAGGAATAAGGGATATCTCATTAAAGTCGTTAACGATAGTCGAGAAGATGATGGGTTATTAATTGTTTTGTGGTAAAGGTTTTAATATTTGAGAGTCGGTTGAAAGACCGGCTCTTTTTTTTTGTGACTTTCAAAGGTTTCGAATTCGAGGCGGTTAGATTCAAATATAACGGTAGTCCGTTACAATTTGTAACGGGTTGAAAATCGATTAAAAACAGATGATGTGTTTTTAATTCGTTAAAATTGGTGAATTTGGGTGTTTTCAGAGGGTTTCAAGACAATTTTTTGATTGAAACCGGATGAAGATGGTTATAATGGGTTGTTGGAATTTTGCTCGAAAAGTATTAGTTTTTAGATAGTTTTGGCGCGAATTTGGGTGGTAGTGGAGATGTGGCAGAACTTGTCGAAATTTTCGAGTGGTTGTAATTTTCACATTTTGTAAAAGTTCTTGTGAAGATTTTTCACATTTGCGAGAGAATTTATGTGAAAGATTGCGGGCGTGCGAGAATAAGGTTGGGTTGATGGTATAATTTTGGTTTGGTTAATTTGAATTTGGTGGGATGGGGTTGGGAGAATTGTGTAGACAGTTGTTGCACAAATGGTGGGGCTGGCGAGTTATAGAGTATAGATTAATGTGAAGAATGCAAAATGTTTATAATTTGTTGATGATTTTTGGATGTGGGTGTGATATAATAGGAATATGGCGGTGGAGGGGAGGGAGAAGATATCGCGAAAGAATGTGAAAGGCGTGAGACGAAGGCGTGCGACTTAGGATTGGGGCATAGGGTGGCTGGGAGTTGATTGATTTGGATTGTGGTGCGATAAAACCGTTGGGAGAGGCAGATTGTGATTTTGGTTTGGATGATAGGTGTACGGATTGGGGAAATAAATAGGGGTTGGAATTTTTATGCGAGACAAGAACATATATAAGTTTTTTTAAAATGAAAAGATGATACAAGAATGTATATTTGGTTTTGTACCATTTTTTTTCGTGGGCTTTCCAAGACACCCAACGTGGATTACAGAGGAAAACCCAGAAAGGATTACTTTATGAAAACCACCGCAACTCTCGCATCTCTCGACCTCACCTACGCCGAAGAAGCCCTCATCGATCACCTTCGCGACAGTGGATTCACAGAAGATGAAATATTCTGTTGTATCTGCGAAGACCGGGAGCGCAGAGAAAAGGCTCTCGTCGAGGACACAACAAGCGATTGGTGCGACAATCGTTATTAATTCTCAAACTTGCTCTCTGAGGCGTTCGAGCGTTATCGAGCGCCATCCCAGCCCTAAACACCAAGGGCATATTTCCCGTTGCACAGGGTAAAGTGCAGAAAGGAGTTTCTCTATGAAGCCAATCAAGAACATCTCCATCAACAACAGCACAGTTAACTTCTATGATCGAGACATCGTAGCCGAAGCAAGAGACGAACTTTTGCGTAGATTATTTTACGCGAGACACAAAGACACTATTGGAGGATATGATAATTGGTTAAAATTGCTTGACTATTATTACCGTGGAGAATTTGAAGAAATGATCGAGAACATTAAATCGATCAGAGGAATGGGCGGTGCAACAAGAAAGATTTGCTTACGTTTAATCAACACTATCGCAAATACAAAGGAGGATAACTAAAATGAAAACAAAAACATGGGGTTGCATCGTCATTACTATTTTATTGATCTCCATTGCTCTCGTATTTTTCTTCGCTTTTTATATTGGCACATCGGGTGATCCGGACATTAAAACTTCAGAAGAATACACGGTTTCAACCATCAAAACAACTAATGATGTTGTTCATAAACCTGTTTCTGTTGAGAGGCAGGTTTATGATACTCTTGTTGAATTCGGAATTTCCCCCGCCGGAGCTTGTGGAATCCTTGCCAACGCAAAAGCGGAATCTGATCTGTGCCCTAACAACTTGGAGAACTTCTATAACCGCAAGTTCGCCATTTCCGATGTCGAATATACAAACCTTGCAGATAAAGGAGAAATAGACTTTGTCCATGATGCGGCTGGTTATGGCTTATGGCAATTTACCTATTATTCATTCAAGCAAATCCTTTTTGATATGGCAAGAACAAATGGGACATCGGTTTCTAATGTGAGGACACAAGTTGAAACATTAATCGAAATTCTAAAAACGCCAGAGTTTTCAAAATTGTTTAGGTTCTTGAAAGAAACCAATAGTCCAGAGAACGCAGCAAAAGAATTCATGCTTGTATTCGAACGCCCTGCAAATCAAAGTGAATCGGCAATTACAACAAGAGTCGTTTTTGCTACTGAATTTTACAAAATTTTTAATTAAAAGGAGAAAACTGAAAATGGGAAAATTCGCAAACATTTACAATGAAGAAAGAACCAAAGAGCAATATGTGGACGACAAGATCCAAATGTTGGATGACTTTTTGATTTTTTCAAAAAGACCGTTTCTTAATAAAAGGACTGTTGAGGATAGAAAATCTTGGGTTAAAAGAATATTGATGATACAAGAAACAGACCTCCAAATTGACGCCCTGTGTCGAATGCTTACAGTTAAGGAAACGCCCGTTGACATATTCATTGATCAATACGCTAAAAAATATTTTGATATATAAAAAGGGGAAAAAGAAAATGGCACAGTATTGCGAAATTGCAAAGGCTACAACCAACTGTACAGACAATTGTTATGAATGTCTCAGAGGAGAGACTAAAATCCGGGGAATTGAGATTGGTGACAAAGTTCGGTATATCACAGAAGATTCCAAAGAGGACAAAGAATCTGGTTATTTCCCGCCAAAGGGAACAATTGGAGTAGTTATTGGAATTGAAAGTATCGATTATATCGCTCCATATCATATTCGTTGGCCAGAAGGTAAAACCAAAGGCGATGGTTGCTGGTATGTCGCCAAGAAAGACATCGAGCTGGTTTAAAGCTTAAATAAAACCACAATTTTAAAGCCGAAAGGCAGAAAGGAAACAAATTATGGACACCAACAACAACATCACTAATCTCGCCGCCGACATCATCGACATTTTCGAGGAACTGCTCGACGAACTCGACATCACGCTTCCCGACAAATGGAGAGCAGATGAAGAAGATGAGGCTCGCATCTTCGGTGATACCTACTACGATCTTGAAAACAAAATCGTCGAAAGACTGAGAAAGGAGGAAAACTAATTATGTTTGTTTGGAAAGTTTTTACAAAAGGGTATCAATATAATGATACTATTAAAACGGTCAAAGGATTGTTCCTTTTTGGAATTATTCCAATTTTCATGATTATTAAAAGGAGGTGAGATAAATGAATAACAAATCTCTTATGGAACGCCTGCTTGAAGCGGGTTATCCGCCTGAAGACATTGATCATTATTACTACGACCTCTACGTTTATGTTACACCACTGGCAACAAAAGTCATCACAGAATGGGCTGACGAGAACGGCTACGACAGCAATCTTCGAGATGGAGTGTCCATCCAAACATTTAAAGACCAAATCACCGGAAGGAAGATGTATGACATCGCCTTCCAGTATATTCCATCTTTAGACAAGAAGGAGGTGAAATGAAATGTATCACATCAAACACATTGTCAATGGAAGACCAAGGCTTACAGGTTATTATGAAATCACCGACGACAACAAGCTTATCGTCGAATCTTCTGCGAGTGAAGAGACGATGAAATACTATGAATCATTGAACAAAGAAGAAAGAAAAAGAAAGGAGACGGATAAAGTAAAAACGAAACTAAGCAATAACGCAAACATCCGCGACATCGACAAAATTCGCAGAATTGAGGATATCGGATTTTATTATGAAGATGGTTTGAAATATTCTGCGAAACTTTTCATCTATTTCGATGAGGAAACTGGAAGGGAAATTGAAAGCAAATGTTTCTACTTCCTCGCAGGTCCGTTCTATTGGAATCAGATGGAAGGTATCATCAACAGAATGACAGCACAGGAATTTGACAATTATCTGGAATATCCGAGATACGCTCGGTTCCGTCTCGTCCCAGCGCATATCGAATCAATTTAAACAATTGGTTGGGCGATTCGACCATCAAACGAGCAGAAAGGATAAAACTATGAAGACCTACGTTGTTATTTACAAAGAAATTTTGTCTCATACTTTTTATGTAGAGGCCAATGATGAAAATGAGGCAAAGGAAAAATTTAAGGAAACGCAAGAAAGTGGAGACTTCGACTACTCTTACGGAAAAATCGTAGATGCTACAACAGAAGTTTATGAAGCCGAAGATTAAAAAAGGAGAATAAAACAATGAAACAGAACAAAGTTTACCCGCACGATCTCGAGGAAAAGGGATTTAAGGAACTTCATTTCCGTGAAATGAGCGAATGCCAACTCTCGAAGAGCGCATTTGTGGAGAGATATGTCTCCCCCACCGTTAAACATGCAAACAGTGGATGGAAGGGCGTAGAATACGCTGTTTACAGCAACGGCGAAGAATATATCTTCTTCCTCGACAACAATTACGACCGGTGCCGTGGAGTCTGCGTGACAGCGGACTCGAAGCAGGCAATTGCGACTGACGTGTTCGACAACATTGACTGAATTATAGCTACGAAACTAAAAAATTATGAGTTTTCGGATAACCTCAATAAAACCGAAGAAAGGAATTCCAAAATGGAAATTTATCCGAATGAAGTAAGAGAATGGACCGACTACAAAAATCAGTACAAGATTGCCGTTGCCGCAGTGAAATGGCTCGACAAAAGTCTGCGGATTGTTCACGGAAAGCGTGAGAGGAACGTCGAACTGACCTACGGACTTCCTTACACTTCGAGTGGAGAATATGCCGCAATCTGGAACACGAACGTAGACGCAAGAAGCAACGACGACTTGGCTTTACAGTTCAAAGGAGTGGCACTTGACAAAGACAATAACCCGGTTATCATTTGGTATATGACTGACTGCGACGGTTGGAAATATACGACAATGAAGAATTTTAACGAATTGAGAAAGGAGGGAAAGATATGAAGAAACAAAGGCAAAGTGCAATTGAGACTCGGAAAAAACGCAGAAGAAGACATTTCTGGGCTTGGATGATGGATCGCTTTCCGAAGACCTACGACTGGCTTGACAGGCATTTGAGTTGCGACACATTACCGTTCTGAATTAACAAAAATTTAACAATTAGTTGTCCTATCGGCTTGACGGGGGAGAAAGGAAAGAAAAATGAAAAACGAAAAAATCGCATTCTTCTTGGTACCGTTCGACATGACGAAGAACGGTACTCCGCTCGAATATCACGGAATTTACTGGAAAGTTGACAAGCGGCGGCTTTTCTGGAAGCGGGAAGGTCATTTGATGACTTCCGACAAGATGGCATTCTCGCTTGCTGACGAGCTGGAGTTTAAGATTATCGAAAAGCCTGAATATATAAGGCTCATCGCTCCGAACGGAAAAGCAGCCTTTGAATTTTTGAGACTTATGAAAAAATATGCTGATTACAATCAGTGAAAAGTATTGAGGAAGCGAAACAATGAGACTTTGCTACAACAGACAAATCAACATGGAAAAAACGGTATAATAGAGTTTGGAATATAAGAATTTTAGAAAAGCTGCGCCCGGCGGCAAAACCAGGCAGAAAGGAAAAATATGAGAAAGTTTAGAGACACTAACACTGGAGAAATCATCACAGAGGAAGAATTGAGAAAGGAGTTCGAAGAGTTGAAGAAGGAAACCCCAGAAGAATACGACTACTCGTTCAATCAGTATCTTCTGAACTGTTCGGAGACACTGGAGGAAGTTCGTCAGTGGTTCGGAAATGCGAGGGTTGTTGATTCGCTTTCGGAGCTTCCGCAGATTGGAGAAAACGGCAACTGGCTTGGATTGGTTGTCTCCGTGGAACTTTACGATGAAATGGACGACTATGTCATATATCGAGTTGGGCGTCTCGTGGAAGACAAATTCATCGACGCAAATACCGATGTCATCTATTGGACCTACGCAATTCATAAAAACAACATCAAATAATAAATGGAGGAAACAGAAATGAGAACTTTTCGCAATTTAGCAGGACAAAACATCACGGAAGGACAGGTTTTGGAAGAAATAAAGGCACTTTTCGGAGACAACCACGACGCAGACGAACTTGGAACAATCTTCACGAACTATGTCAACAACACAATCAACAACGGCACTCTGACTGAAACCACCAACGAAAACAAAAATATTGAAAATAAAAAGGAGAACAAAACTATGAAGACTTACGATGAGAAGGTTGAGGCAATCAAGAGCATTATCGAGGATATGGACGATTCGGACGCAGTGGCGCTCCACAACGAGTATTGCTACGAAACCAATGATTACGATGACGAAATCATCGAGATGGAGAGATTCGACGAAATCTGCGAAGGAATGACCCCGAGTGATATTGCCCGCAGCATCGTCTACGGAGACTTCAATCCGAATCACGACTACTTCTGTTACAACGGCTATGGCAACTTCGAGTCGACAGATTGCCCGACTGACTGGATTTATCCCGATGACATTGCGAGAGTTGTTGTTGATCGCGAGTGTGCTTTTGAGAATGACGAGATTCAGGAAGAGATTGACAGTTGGAGCGAAGACGAAGATAAGAATGATGATGAGGAGGAAAATTGATTATGACTGGCATCATTGAGAAAGTTAGGTCTTTAAGGCATGGGGCATTTGTACGAATCAAATATCGTACAGACGTCAAACCTTCTGCGAAATTCAAAGATTGTAAGATTGAGAAAATCGTAGAAGCGACTGTTAGGGTTGGAGTCTCGTACTCTAACCTTTCTGCGGTAAAAGAACGAAGAGCAACAATGTCTCAGTCCATTACTTCCACACACACTCAATGGTGGAGGTGGTGCGATGGATATCGGAATATCATGAAAGAGAAGATATCCGATTCTTCACAAAAGTATATTACATTCGCCACTATTCCAAATGGAGGAAATGTCAAGGTTTGTTGGTATATAAATGGGGAAGTTGCGTCTGAAGAGGATGTTCGCTCAATTACTATCCCATCATATTGGATCAAATCAAACCTTGATGTTTTTGATGTCAAATTGGAAAATATTATTTCTGTTGGAAAATGAAAGGAGGTGATGAAAGCTAATGATACTTCTACTGGTTTTGGGGCTTTTGGTTCGACGATGTTGGAAAGACTCGAAAGAAATGTGTGGAAAGATTGAAGCAATTGTGTTCTGGGTTTTATCTGCCATCTATTTCTTTCTGATGTTCTATTTTTCGAAGTAGAGAAGTAGAAAGGAGGTGATGCAATGAGTGCCTTTGGCATTGTCTTTTTTTTATGTTTTGTTCTTGCTTTCATCGAACTTCATCGTTGAGATAAAGTGAGTTAAGATGAAGTGAAAGCCGTTTGGGTTTACGGTCATCCGCAAATAAAGAAAACCGTGTTTCTTCTATTTCTACGCTTCCTGAAGCATCTGAGCGTTATCAGGTGCTATCCCAGCCCCGCCTTTTGGTGACGTCGGAAAGATGGGAAAATAATTTTGAGGGAAGCAAACCCTAAAGCTTCCCGGTGTCTTGATCCCGACACCAAATTAAAAAATCCGAGAGGGATCATTATGTCGCTGGGCGATATTTTTTTTAAAGGGCGGGGCATAATTTTTTCTTTTACGCGGCGCCCGCCTATTTTTCCCACCCGCCCCCTTTCATAGAACCGCGCCCAAAATTTGCTTGCCGCGCCCAAAATTTTCCAGAACCAAAATTTTATTTTTGTTGCCCAACCCCGCAACGCGGCGGCACATAAAAAAGGGCAGTCCGATGGGATTGCCCTTTTTTAAACATAATATATTTTTATGTACTAAAACTTCAAATAAAAAACCATTTCTCTATAAGTCTTTTAAGTTCATCGCTTGTTTTAGGTGAACCCATAACAGATCTATTTTTTGCTTCCACATCGCTCAGTTTCTTTTCTGCCTCATTCCATCGAGACAAAGCTTCATGACACGCATTAAGAGCGGTACAATAATCGGCCTTAGCATCATCACGAATTTTCTTGGCGGCATCAATTTCTGCTTTTAGAGCCGCATCCTCTTTTGTTTTCACAATAACTCTTTCCTTTTCTCTTTTCTCGGCAGTCTCAAGGTCTTCAACGGTGTCGAAATTTTTGTTAAGAACTTCTGAATAATACTTCATGGCAAAATATCTCCTTTTTTCATTGATTTAATAATGATTTTGAAAGTTTATTTGTTTGGGGTACAAGATAATACCCCAAACAACTTGTTTCTGAAATTTACAGTATTTTACTTACTGTACGAACCTTAGAATCGATTGTGGGGACATCTATGTGGTCCTGTACTGTTTTAATCTTCTTTGTTTCTCCGAATGCCCCTCATGCGCTCCGCAATTTCTGCTCTCTCTTCATCTGTCAATTCTCTTGGAACGGCAGACTTTAACCTAAGAGAAACAAGTTTCTTAGGGCATTTAAAACAAATAGATGTGATTTTTGTTGGGTCAGATTCATTCGGACTGGTTGTTACGTTTGTAAGCACCCATTCGACGGTTTGCTCATATATGTCGGGGCTTGTATCAGTACACTTTTTGAGTTTCGTAAGAACTGTAGAGTCGGTCGTTTCTACAGAAGCCATATCACCGTTTCGACCAAATATAATAACCGTTTCTTGCTCGTCAGTTGAAATTCCGGTGAAAGAAAGGGACTGGATATTTTCTTTATAAAAATTGAAAAGTACCTCCTTTTTTATTGATAAAGTATTAGATTTTAGGACATAGTTTGTTATGGGTATAGTTTATACATCCATTGATAAAAATTTAGAAATCTAAGCGTTTTACTTATTGTACAGACCGTAGAATTGATTTATAATCACTGTTTATGATCCATCCCCGAAAGTACAGTCAATAAACTCAATTGTGGGGACGCCGGACGTGGCAATACCGGGAGTATTTGCGCGTGTAACACAAATGTTGTCCTTCTTATCAATGGTACAATTTTTAAACACTATCACCGTACCCTTTCCGACACCAAATGCCGCCGTGCCATTTCTACCAAACAACGGATTGTTGGCATTGTGAATGGTACAAGAATTAAACTCCAGCGGCTTGTCATACATATGTTTGCCTACGGTACAAAATTCACGCTTGGACAAATCAAAATCACAGTCCTCAAATACGCCAAACATGGCGTCTACCTTAGTAGGATGACGGTACTGTCCGGGCGCGATTTTAGCGCCATAAATAGTAAATCCATTAGGATAAATTGTATCGTCTACTTGTAGCCCAAAGCAATCTCCAGTAGCTATCATCGGCTTCCATTTACCAAGTGGCGTGTCTTCAGAACCATTGATGAATAGTTGCGCATGGGAACCCTCGGGCGTAGACAAGCCTGCACTATTCCATCCGCCTGGAGTTGTTAAGGAAATATTCACCAAGCCCGTTAGCGCACTGCCCGCGCTGGTATATGTGTTTGAATAGATGTACTTTCCATCAGAATCATTAACAGTGCGCACGGGACAGTTATAAAACGTACAGTGTTCGGTTTGAACAGAATCCGGCAATTTATTTATAGTCATTCCTCGAATTACGCTGTTTCTGATAATTAGTTCGGTAGGAGTATCGTTGCTAAACAGTCCAATATATGCATCAGAATTTTCTACCCACGCACTCAATCCGCGATAAATGATAACTGTACTTCCACGCCAATTTTTGACACTTGCCGTAACGGCGCCCAACATTGCGCCGTTCGTCTCCAAATCACTGGTAATGTTTTCCAAACTGACAAAACAAGTAGGGTTGTCTTCGATGTCAATAAACCCAACAGTTGTGTGAGATGGCTTTGAATCGCGGTTTAAGCGCCCATTGCCGATACTGGTACAGTTCTTTACGTAAGTAGCACCAAGACTTGTGCCGCACATCCCTAAAGAGGAGTTGAACGACATTTCACAATTTTGGACATCCAATCCTCCAACATGGTTACTCAGGTAAATCACATAACCGACATCGCGCACATCCGCGCCTTCTCCAATCTTCCAATCACTGGCGTTAGATGTCTTGCAATAAGTGGTAACACTGACATCAATTGCGCCATCGGGAATACGGACTGCCTCGCCTTGTAGGGCGGTGCGACAAACCGGTTCTGACTCTCCTGGTACTGTGAACTCATATTCAATGCGCCGATCACTAATAATGCGGAAGTAGCCCAATCCGTTGGAGGCAGAGATATACTGGTAATTTGTTTGCGGTCCGCGCAGTTTAGGTGCTATAGAAGACAACGCCGGTGTCAAATCCATTTTAGCGGTTTCATAAACATAATCGCCGGTAGCCGTAGTTGACATTTGTCCACCCAGATATCCGGGTTTGGACTCCTTCTTGGTCATTGTGCGGTCAAGATAAACATAGCAGCGTGCCATTGCGGCAATATTCCCATCCGGTAGACCGAGAAGTGTAGCAGCCTCGGCGTTTGTTCGTTCACAAACGGCATAGCCCCAACTATGATGGAGCTTTAAGTTGGAAATTTTTGCGTTAGAATAGGCATAGGAATATAGACCAATAAGTGACTCGCCTTCAAAGAAATTCGGGTCGCTAAGTGGCACTGCCGGTTCGTCAAAACTACCTTGAATTGTTCCATTCTGAATAGACGGCTGCTCTCCACTCAAAAAGAACAGTGCGCCCTTATATTTTCGGCCATTCAACTTAATGGTAGAATTATTTAGATCAAGGGTTTGTGACTTAATCAGCACGGGCGGAGTTACAGGATACGTGCCAGGTATGCGAATTTTGATGTCTGTACCAGTATTAAGCGCGGTCTGTAGGGAAATCTTATTTGCGTCGCCATCAGTGGCAGACAATTCTACGTAATGAAACGGGTCTTTTGTTATTTCGGGAGCAATTGGAGTGCGAACATCAGGAGCCGGATCTGGCTTTGGTATCTCTGGTTTAACTTCTGTTTCTGCATCAGAATCAGGACCTATGTCAGTTGATACATCTGGCTCCGTTGGGGATTCCGTATCGGTCCCTGTTTTTGATGAAGAACCATAAAGCTTGGTTTGAATGGTTCTCATCCATGCAAGAAATGCCGTCTTGGTTTGCTCTGACAGATCTGGCTCGGCTTGTAATGCTTCGGATAACTTCGTCAGCAATTCTTCGGCCTGCTGTCTGTCTTTTGACGATATAGCACTGTCAATTTGAGATAAAAATTGGATAAGACGTTTTAGAAACATAATGTTTTCCTTTCTTTTATAGTAATTTGTTAATATATGTGAAGACAACCTGCTATGATTATCATAATCAGGTTATCTAGTCCCCAGATAATATGTCTCGTTCTCTAAATATCTTCTACAGCATATCCGCCTTCCACTGTGAAAAAAACTCGTCGAATCCCAACCGCTCGCATAAGGCTCATACACCGGCTACAAGGGCGAGAAATAGCAATGGAACCGTCTTTGTGGGAGCGATATAGATATGCAGTACAAGAGGCCAAATCGATTCTCTGACGAATAAGCGGGAGCAACGCGGCTGTCTCGGCGTGGCAAGCTCCCCTGTGTTCTCCGCCAAATTGGTTATTGTCGAGTTCCCGTTGGATTAAAGAACATCGCGTAACGGAATTGTGTCCTGATGAGATGATACGAGAGCCTTCTGCAATAGCACAACCAAGATGGAAATGCGGGTGATCTGATAAAATAGATGCTGCTTTAGCCGACTCGAAAAACGATCTCTGACGACGAGTGAGTTGCGGGAGCGGTTTATAGGTCGGAGTCTTATTATATATAGGGGAATTTACGTTGATGTTGAGAGTGATGCCCATTGGAAATGATTTCCTTTCTTTTTATACGGAACAACCCGTCCCACCAGTTTCCAATTCAAGATCGGACTTGATGAGGCGGGTGCCCTGAAGATACTTTGGAGAAGCGGAGATTCTCCGCTGGCTGTCGAGGCAGGATTCGAATCTACGTAATAACTGGGTCAAAACCAGTCACCTTTACCGCTTGGCTACTCGACAATGTTTCGGCTGTGACGGCCATCGCGCCCATTTAACCCCTTAGGCACCGAACTTAGCAGTTGATCAGACTGCCATTAGCAGTAGCCGCAATTAGGCAGCTACAGGAACCGCTCCCGCCCGCAGCGGGTCGGCGATTTTTCTCCCTTTTCCGCGTGTCCATTTCTGGGGTGCGACAGGTGGAGGAGTGCCTATGAATACTTTCCGACTGTAACGGCTCAAGCTATGAATTTCACATATTTCGACGGGGAACATCCCACATCGTATGGATTCTTCTCGTCTTTCCGAGACGCCATCATTGCTCAATCTTCGTTACACTACACGCTGGGCAATGACTCTGTTCTCCAGCGTGCCCTACACCGGTTCCTTAACGGTAGAGCCGGTACTCCGACGTCTGCAGACGCTCTAAACCCCTCGCCCGACTTGAACGGGACCGCATCCCTTCTGAAGGGGATAAAATCGGGTTTGCTTTTAGAGGCTAAGAAACCCTTGGAAAGAACCCCACATTTTTTTGAGCCGGGAGTCGGTGAATGTGTTAACGCTACCGGTCTGCTGGCGGATGAGGTTAGAGTCGAACTAACTTTCTACAACATGATGTTCTGCACTCCCCAGTACCACCCACCCATATGGATGTCTGTCTCTCCAGACTGTCACTGAAATTTTTACGAGACGGTTCAGTCAACGTCGGTCACTTATCCAACACAGCGGCGGATTTCTGTTCCTCTGTGAGGTTGCTCCACTCTTCCGTGGGAGTCGGGCGCTTCCATTACTATTTAGAGACTAAGGAAGGCTGCCAATCAAGCGTCTTGGAATCGGATGTCAGTTATGACCTGACAAGTTAAACTCTGTTCAAAAAACAATCCGATGTAGCTCCGAAGGGATTCGAACCCTTAAACCCACAGGTATCCGATCTTAAATCGGATGCGTTTACCGATTTCGCCACGGAGCCATAATCGACCGCAAATGCGGAGGATACGAGTGTCGGTCTTTCCCGACAGCCATCTCAATCAGAGAATCGGAAGAACTACGAAGAACCAGAATGCGAGGATTGCCGCTACTCCGAAGAGCGTCACCGGGACGCAATACCACTTGGTGAGATTGCTCGGAGTTCGTGCCCAGAACCAAATCAGGAATCCGATTGTGGCAAGAGACAGAACTGCGGATACGATAATTGGTAACATTTGGAGGTCTCTCCTTTGATTATTGAATTTTGATGATGGTGGTAATTCAAGGCTTCGAACCAGCGACTGTCCTATTATGAGTAGGGGATTCTTCCGACTGAATTAACACTCTTTAGAAAGGATGCCGGTCTGTCCCGACCGTCAAGCGTCCGACCGCTTTGTCATACCGATCAAGCATCACCAAGACCGGCGTCGCGTTTGAAAAGAGTTTACTATGAAAACTATCAGCGCATTTAACCGGAGCCACACCCGTCAAGGGAACGCATGGGAAAGGGCCACTTGTTCACCCTTGAAAAAGGAGGTAGTGAGAAGGAGTCCGATGGAGCCTTCGGGAGCGGTCAGTGTCGGGCATCACTAGGCTTTGAACCGCTCCCTACTCGAGAACCGATGCTCTCTCCCTTTCACGCTTATAGTATAGCACATAAAATGCGTTTTGTCAAGGGGGTTTGAGAAAAAAGTTTGAGATTTTTTGAAAAAATTTTTTGAGGGGAGATAGTAGAAGAAAACGAAGGCGAACTGGGAGCGGTTAAATGTCTGATGGCGGATAAATATCCTCGAAAGATATATTATATTGAAGAATTAATGTTTTGATTTTCTGAATCGCTTTTTGTTTAAAATTTGAAGATCTTTTTCTATTTTTCCCTTTATTCCAAGAACCCCAACCTTCTGGATATTTCTCTTTAATTGTGTTTCTTATCTTTTGTTTAACCTCTTCTGAAGGAGACATTCCTTTATTGAAACCGCTCCCGGGATGATTTTTCGCTCTGGTTTCAGAAGCTCTTTGAGTTCTTGTGCCATAATTTAAATTTTCTTTTCTTGTTACCCACTCAAGATTATCTACTCTATCATTTTTTGGATTTTCATCTTTATGGTTTACCTCTGGTTTATTATCTGGATTCGGAATAAATGTTATAGCAACAACTCTTGATAATATATGTGGATGGCTATAAAGACTCACTTTATATCTTCCCTTATATTCATATTTCGAAATCCATTCACGATTTTTTCTATTCCAGATTCTTCCAAAATTGCTAATGTAATATATCCCTCGATCATCATATGGCAAAAGAGCCTCCCCTTCTTCTAACTCTGGAAATTCTTTAATTTTTCCATAATTATTTTCTTGGAACACCCACTTTTGTCCCGATCTTCTATAAATAGTGTGTTCTTTTAAACTCTCTACAATTCTTCTTTTACTACTTTTACTTTGAGAAAGCTCTACAGGAAGACCGACTGCTTCCAAAACTTCTAAAAAATTTTTGTAGACATGACCAACCTCTATATTTATTCCGTATTTTAGCATATATTGCTTGCTGCTTAAATTTTCTGCTATCATTCTTCTCCTCCATCGTTTACATCATCTGTATACAAAACATCCGAAATATTTTTTTCGAACCTTTGAGCATTTATCATACCAAATTTCACCATTTCTTCTGAATTTTCTCTATTTTCTTTAATTAATTTTTCAATTAAATACGAATTAGCAACAAGAAATTTATCTGTTCCGAAATCGCCTTTTCCGTCTGCTTTCAGCATCTTGTTTTTAGCCGATTCAAAAATTCCTCTCTGCATTAAATATTTAACATAAGCTCGAACATCTTTGTCTTGCGATTGGGTCTTGAATACTTTTTTACAGTTATCAGAATATGGATAAACTATGAAAAATCTGGATATATAAATCATCCCAATTTTTAGAGCAGTTTTAATTCCAAGTCTTCCATAATATTTTTTAGCTAAACCCGGATTCTTGCGTAATATTTTCAAATCCGTTCGATTCATTTTTAAATCCTTTAATGTCTCTTCTTCGCATTCAAGATATTTCGTATTTAAACTTCCGAGCGACATCATCTGTCTTTTTAGCCTTATATTCAAATCATATATTGAAACATCTGGATCTTTTTCAACCGCTCCCTTTATTGTTTCCACTTGTTCTTTAGTTAATGGGAAACCTCCGACAACAGTATCAACTATAATTGCCCCTCTTTTTTGGAGAGAATCAAAGGCATTGAATAATGCTTCTTTGAATCGAGCCTGTGTATTAGTATAAAAGAAATCGGTTGATGTTTTAACAGCGGAGCTGATAATCGGAGAACCATCCTCAATCGTCATTTCATATTCTTGTATATCTTTTTCTACGGTTGCCATTAACCGTTTTTTATTTTCTTTATTATACGGAGAATAATTTTCATCAACTAGCCCAAGAAGTTCAAACCAACATTTTGCTGTCAAGGCAATTGGCTGATTATTCGCGGACGAAAAAACATTTGATAATATGGCTTCCACGCAATTGACCCTTGTAACTTCATTATTTTTAGAAAACTCGTTTTTATAATTCGGATTGATTTCATAAAATATATATGAATTTCCACACTTTTCATATTTTGTATTTTCCAAAACAATTTTCTTTTGTTCTATGGTATTCCGACCGTTGCCATTATAAGAAATTTTTAAATCCGCACAAACTTCTTTCCAGTTTTTATACAAGTGATTAGTTTCCAATTTTGATAAATCAATATCTAAACTTTCAGCCTTTTTTGATATAATGATATTTTTTTGAATTTGTTTCAATGAAGCATTCAGATCGAAATAATCAAAATCATCTTCCGGTTCATTGGAATATCTTGACAGAGCGTAACACGAAAGATTCTCGTTCTCTTTTCTCCAATTTGGGTTTTTGTGTTTCTTGTCTTCTAACCGCACATCGTTTGATCGCATGTTGTTATGATCTGCATGATCTGCATTTGGATTTAGAGTTCGATCAAAATCATTCAGCAAACTTTCTAAATCTTCAGTATTACTAGTATCGGCATTATTTTTAGTATCGTTTAATAATTTCATTAAAGTTCCTCCTTGTTTAGTTTTATATTTAGTATTATATAGTTAACATTCAAATAACATTTAAATGTTGATATTATGTTAAATATTATTAGATAAAACATGACCACATGTTATCAAGATCTTTTTATTTTTTTACTTTCATTTTGAAAGAAAAGATCATATCAAAACTTACAAACTTACACAAACCTCATATAATCTCCATAGACTAATTTATAAATTTACTTAATTCACTCACTTAACCAATATACTGATAACCAATATGCTGAGTTTTCAACATAATTTACAACACACTCACACACACAATCTTTAAACATACACTTCTAACCAACGCATTAAACCGATCTTATTAATCAATAAATTTTAACCAAATCTTAATTTCAAAAAGTGGTCCACTTAGCGTATTATATAAACCTTCTTACTTTAATACGCTGGTTGTACCAGTTTTCTATTCTCTCATTCTTCCCTACTCACCTCTATTATATCATACTTTCCACTTCCTGTCAATCCCTTCAATCTATAATTAACAAAACATTTACAATAACAAATACATCGCCCTTTCCTTTTCCTTTAAAAACAAATTATCCACACGTTTACGGTTTCTTCATTTGAGAACCGTAAGGTTCGATAAATGAAAAACGGTTTGACGGCGACCCGAACGAAGTGAGGGGACGAGGAGAAAAGACGGAGTCTTTTCGGGCAAAAGGAAGGGGTTTGGGGAAACTTGGTTCCCCAGATATATATGATCCTTGAAAGTAATCTATCCAACGGTCTTCTGACTATAAACTATAATAAAACCCATAATAAGATCACCCAATCGTATGATGATTTGTGTACAAAGGATGTCTAGAGAGGGTTTTCTGGGTATTTCTTGGATATTTAAGCAATAATTAAACAGTATTTGAATGTGATTGAGTATTTTGAGTAAGTTTTCCACAGGGTTTTCCACATTTTCCACAATGGAAGAGGTGGATGGATAAAAGTGGGGAGAAATGGTGGAAAATGGAGGGAGGATAAGGGAATAATGGTACGAATTGGTGGATATAAAAATTGTGGTATTGGATGGGCAATAGAATCGATTTTGAGGGCTATGGAGACAGATAAATATAAGACCGGAGGATAATATTGGATGGGGTAATATGAGAAGAGGGCACCCGAAGATGCCCTGTGATTATTGGTGTTTAATTGGCCGAAAAGGGGTTAGTCGTCTCTTGTCCAAGCAAGCTTGAGTCTTTTGGATTTGAGAGTGTATTCGTCTTGGAAGAGGGCAACGCCTTCTTCGGGGTCGTAGACTTTGATATAGATATCTTTGAAATTAGTCGGGATTTTGGAGATATTTCCATTGGCGATCAAGTTCCATTTAATTGCCTCTTTGTTCCACTCTTTGATAAGAGAAAGGAGATCACTGACCTTTCGGACATATTGTGTTTTGGGCCCATCGGAGTCGAGAGTAGTATATTCGACTTCGTATTTGGCGTTTGCTTTCTCTTCCAATTCTTTGGTGAATAGATTGAAATTATTTTGTGCTACATCTGCGATATTTCCAAGGGTATAATTTCCAGCAATTTCTTTTGCGGTTTGATAAGAAACCTTTTCGGTGTTGTCTGCGTTGATTTGAGCTTCTTGCTTGGGTTGTTTTGCTTCTTCGTCCTTTTTCATAAAAGCCTCCTTTAATCGGTTATCTTTAATTCCAGTAAGTTTATAAAACCAATCTTGCCATTGCTCGAAGGTACGCTTATAGCCAGCTCCGTCTTCAATAAACGGATCGGTACAATAATCCGACAAATGTTGAAAAGGACAGTCGTTACAGGGTAATGAATGCTCGATTGGATAAAATGATTGACAGCGAAAGTCGCTTTCGTAATATAAAGAGTTTGCTGCCTTTTCAAGGGTAATGTCGTATGCTTTCAGAAATTCAGAAGTTACTCGGAAACTGATTTTGTCTTTATTCTTTTTCTTTTCCATCAAATAACTCCTTTCCCTTTGAGAAAGATTTCGTAATCTCTTTCACAGTAATTGTCTTTTTCGAACAGATATTCAATAATTTTGTCTCCGACCCATTCATCGAAATAATCGGAATTCATCCAACTCAATTGTTCGTAAGCTCTGAGCAACCATTCCATATCGAGAATCCAGCAGGTTGTTTTAAAAGCGTTATACCATCCGCCCGTTCCTCCCTCGTATGTGAGCTCGGTATCTATTTGAGCGCGATATGAATAATCCTTTGGATAAGGCAGTTTGTTGTTGGCAGCTCCGCCTTCTACGAACTTCTCCCGTTCTTCTGAATCATAATAATATGGATTTGGTTCGAAAAGCGCTGTGCCGAAAATCTTTACGAGCTCTCCGAACATACAGGCGAAGAACCGATCTGGAATTTCCATCGAATCAAGATATTTGCGAACTTTGTCACGACAGTCCATCTCACTAATGATTTCTTTCAGAAGTCCTGTAGGTTTGGACGATATAACATTACTGTTTACATTTTCTTCCATTGTTTTGTCTCCTTCAGATATCTTTACAAATAATCTGCTTTACAGGAATCAACGTCCTGATCGTCTCATTGGGAATTCTGACAATCGGGGGAGGGTTGTCATTGAAAATTAGATAGCTTCTTTCTGCCGCGATAGCGACATTTCTCAGAAGCATTGATACTGTGAGAGGACCAACGCCCCCGGGAACGGGACTGTAATAACTTGAATACTTCGCTTTTACTTCTTCTGAAACGTCTCCGTGGAGCTTTCCATCTTCTCCGCGATGAATGCCGACATCAATAATAATCGGCTTCTTGTCTCCGTAAAAATGTCTGTCTGTGAGTGTATTTTCGTGCCCGGTTGCCACAACAATTACGTCTGCGTGACGGCAATAAAATTTTTTATCTTCATCGGAAGTCTTTGAATGAAGCATTGTAACATTCATATTCATTCTTTGAAGCAGAATTGAAACCGGCTTTCCAACAATGTTAGACCGCCCAATGACAACCGCGTTCTTTCCTGCGAAGTTGATGTCGTGAGGAACAGAGATTGAATCCAGCATATGAATGATTCCTGCCGGTGTACAAGGAATGAACCCAAAGGGTACGGTCTCTTCATTAACCCCCTTCGGAAGCGGAAGCTGAACCAAAATTCCGTTAACGTTGTCATCTCTGTTCGCTTTCTGGATTTCTCCAACGATTCTCATTTCTGTAAGACCAGGATTTCTCTCTTCATCAATGTGAATATCTTCGCACAAAATTCCCACTTTCTCGCAGGCGATTTTCTTGTTGCGAACATATGTCGAAGAAGCCGGATCGTTCCCCACCTGAATCACAACGAGCTTCGGTCTTGCGTGTCCGTTTTTGATAAGGTTCTGAATTCTAGCCGCCGTAATTTCGTTGTCTTTCTCGGCAATTGCCTTTCCGTCAATGATAATTCCCATTTTTATATTTTCCTTTCTAATCATTCTTTATTTTTTAATAATTCCAGTTCTTCAAATAACGCCCAAACACATCCATCCTCACGCCCGCTCATCCCTAAAACTAAATCTCCACATTTACCGCTATATTCGCAAGAGCACCCATCTGCGAATGGCTCCGGAAGCTCCACCCCGTAGAATGAAGCAACCGGATATTTAAAATTATTAATATCTGTTCTCATTTGTATAATTTTTACAACCCTCCCTGGCCCGAAATTGGTTATTTTATTATAACTTACCAAATCTCCAACTCTGATTCTTTTACTTTTCATAATACCTTTCTCCTTTTATGCTGCAATTTTAGCTCTCAAAATAATCGTTTGTTTAATTCCGTTGTATTCCTCGTGCGCCTTTACTGTTCCAGTTACTGTACCACTTCCGGGAATATCTTTACTCGAACTGCTCTTCCAAACGACTGCGTTCCCGTTCGCATCCTTGAACTCATAAATGTGAAGAAGTCCGAACTGTGTTTCGCAACAGGCGACCTCGCGACCGGAGACGAAATTCACCGAAATCTTCTCTCCGACCTTGCCGAGATAATTGGACTCTGCGGCAAGTCTCTCTTTTTCTTCTCGTCTCTTCTTTTCTTCTTCGTATCTGTCAATTGCCTTCGGAATCGAAACGAGAAGGCCGAACTTGTTAAGAGGAATATATTCGTTGGAAACGATCACTTTGAGGTTGTTATAGTAAGCATCATCGGGAAGGCGGCTGACCATCTCGACAGAAACTTCTACATCTTCTCTCGCAATTGCAGAATCGATTTTAAGGTTAATCTCATCAATTTTACAACGAACAGAACTGGTGATGTTCAGAAAGTCGCTATCATATCCATACAGCCTCGACAGTTTTCTTTGAACAATATTCTTGTTACAAAGATCGTTGGAATTACCATCGAAATCTCTCGTCGCAAGATAGCCTCTTTCGCGGTAAACCGCACACGCGAAAGCAAGAGCATCTGTAACCTTCACAAATCTGAACCTTCTTTCATAAAAGAACCCATCAGACGGATTCGTCATATCTTCCGCTTCTTTGATGAAAGACTCGAAGGTCGCGATTGCGTCGACATCGATTCCGGTTACGAAGAGCTTCAAACACTCTTTGCCGAGCTGTTTCCACTCACCTGTTTCCTGATTGACAACGAGATAGGTTTTATTGCGCTTGCGGTTTGTCTTGCAGTAGTCGCAAGTGCAAGAATCGGATGTGAAATATTTTGACGGAACAACAAATCCTAGATTCTTGCCAGATAAATTAACATTAACGAAGTTTTTCCCCTCCACTCCACTGGGTTCTACGGAACCGCCGAACGCCCAATTGTTTTCTACAAAGACAGCCTCGTCCGGGATTTTCAGCTCAATTCTGCGGGCTTCATAAGGAACTTCTTTAACAGCCGTCTCGGAGCGGCAGTCGCAAGTATGAAACTCAATTTTGCGTATGAGAATAATTGTATGATTGCTTTTTGCCATTGTTGGTTCGAGTTCAGGATTGATCTTGCGAATCTTGCGAGCCGCAGCGTTGAACTTCTTCTCCAAATTTTCGACATTCTCTTCTGGAATCATATAAGTTTTGGTAATCATAGTTTTCAGCCCCTTCCTTTTCTGATCCTATTATACTATATTTCCATTCGTTTGTCAAGCCCTTTTAAAAAAAGATCTGAAAAATCGGATCTTTTTTAGTTTTTTAATCAATATTTAATTTTAGGATTGCGGATGAATTTGCAATTTCCTCTCCATTGACGTAGTTTTAATTGAAAAGTCTAACTATATCCGTTCCCATCTCTTGTACTTTAACGACCGCAGAAACAGAAAAACTAATGGTTCGATATGTTCCACGAACAGTTTTTACTAAAGTTTCGAGTTCTGAAAATACTCTACTTATAGAATATACGTATACTTTTTCGAACTGGTTTTCAAAAACTAAGATTTTTTCAAATTGCGAATCGTAGGCGCTTCTTGTCGTAATCAGACTCTTAATACGATTGATTTGATTGACCAGCTTTCCGTAACCGATGACACAACTCTCGAAATCATTGGTCATAATATACCAATATTCCTCTCCGGTTTTCAAAGTTGGTACGTCCAGAATTACTTTGTCCGGCAATACCGATTGAGGGTTATTGGTTAGATTTGTCATCGTCATCTTTCTCAACCCTTTCTTCTCCTTTCCGGAAAGAGGCTTCTCTTTTATCTCGCCAGTCCAGATCATACAAAATCACCGTCACCAACAGTTTACACCCAGCAGTCTTGTTACCGCTAACAAAAACGAAGTATGCGTCCTTGTATAATCGGACCATACGAGACCCACTCTCGCGCCGAAAGATACGCTTGTATAGCCCATATTCGTAATGGTCTTGATCCATCGTTGCTATCGTGTGCCCTTTTAGTCTTGCATTTCTTACAAGGTCTGAAATCTCGCGATCGGAGAGGTTTCCAAACCGCTCATAAATGCGTTGCCGTGCATGGTTGGTCAATTTTACCTTTGTTGCGAGAACATTCAAAAACATCACCTCAATTCCATACAAAAATAACCTATATGCTTACAATCATATTTTTTTGCACAATAACAACCTTTGTTGACAGGTTGTTATTTGAGAGTTCCTTTTCAATCTCTGGTTTTATCGAGACTCTTCCCTCCATATCTCCGTGAACAAGAAACAACTTTTCGGCGTTTATCTTCCCATATTCTTTAACAATACTGTCTCTTTGAATGTGTGAGGAAAAACTTCCAAGATTTGTAATTTGACAACGGTTTGTGTATCTCTTTCCGGAGATTGAAATCGTTTTCTGCTCACCTTGCTTGATCGTATATGCCATTGAACCCGGAGGAGCATAACCAATCGTAACGATTCTGTCGTCCGTATTCGGAAGAAGGCTTGCACACCAAGCAACGGAGCGTCCGGCGACCATAAACCCGGAAGAAGCAATTACAATACATGGTTTCCCGGAATCGCGAAGTTCCCTGCTTTCGATATAATCTCCAACAAAATGAATATTTTTCCAAGCAAGAACCTCTCGCCACTCTTCTGCAGCTTCCCCTTCTAGAACATCACAGTATGCACGGCTAATGTTCTGCCCCATCGGAGAGTCGATATACACCGGAATGTCGAAATCTTTTTTTGAAAACAGGTCGTATAAAACAGTTAAGATTTCCTGGGTCCTTGCCAGTGCAAAACTCGGAATCAGAATCCTCCTTTGTTGTTCTACACAGGTCTGCTCAACAACCATCCGAAGTTTTTCAAGGTCTTTTTTGCGCATCTTTTTATTGGCGATTTTTTCTTCGTGCGCATATGTCGATTCGGCAATAACAATGTCTGCTCTTTGTCCAAAAACTGACTTGAACGGTTCCGTATAAGGTTTTGGCAAATGAATATTTCCGAGGTCGGAAGTATAGACGATTTTCTTTGTCACATTTCCTTCCGTAATCCACAATTCAAGCTGTCTTGCAAACGGAATGTGTCCGGATGGAACAAATCTGAATTTTACGAATTCGTCCAGCGTAACGATTTCATCATGATACTCCGTCCAATATCCGAGTGCCGTGTCAACATCGGAATCAAGATAGAATGGAACATACTCTCGTCCAAGCTTATCTGAAAGCGAAGCGGCATCTCCTGCGATAATCCTTGCGCTATCTCTCATCAAGATTTCTGCGATTGGTTTAGAACCGCGAGGAGCGATAATCGGGCAGGTTGCCCCAGAGGCGTACAGTTGTGGGATTAGTCCGGTGTGATCTACGTGTCTATCACAGGAAAACACATAATCAAGTTTATTTGGCTTAAAATCAAACCTTCTCGAATTAATTTTCCAATTCTCGAGAGTGCTTCCGGTCGATTGCCATAAGCCACATTCCAGAAGAATTTTCCGATTTGGGGTTTCGATATATATCATTGAACCGGTTACATCCCAAGAGTTTCCGCCGCAGAATTTTATGTTAATTTTACTTTTAGACTTTTTGCTCATATAGATCCTTTCCAAAACGGAGGACGAGCAGATTGTTTGAAAAGTCTGTCCTCCTCAACCTTGCGGTTTAGGGTTATTTTTTGGTTATTTTGAATAAAAGATTAGAGAATTGAATCAATGTCTTCGACGATTTCGTCAATAACGCCGTACTTCAGACATTCCTCATCATCGAGAAACCAATCTTTCGGAGCTTTCGAGCGATAGGTCTTCTGGTCAATCTTTGTCTTTTTGAAGAGAATGTCATTGAACTTCTTATCTGATTTATCAACGAACTTCTTTGCCGAGTCTGCCTGTTCACGTGTTCCGCCAAGGTATGTTGAACCACTGTGAATCAGAACAGATGAGCCCTTTAGCGCATATCTCTTGTGCCCACAGGCAAGAATGACTCCCGAAGCACTGAAACACGCACACATATTTACAGTATAAATCGGTGTTTTCGACATCATAATGATGTGACACAACACGAGGGCGCCTGTTACATCACCTCCGGGACTGTCGATATAAAGCATAATCGGCTTTCTTTCCTCAATAGAAAGTCCCCCATCCTCTCGATTATACCGTAGAATTCTTTTAACAATTCCAATCGAGTTGTCGTTCATTGGATCGTCTTCAGTACCAATTGTCCCCTCAAGATAAATTCTTCTCGCTTCCTCATCTTCATACTGATGAAGAAGATCGGGGTCGGGGAGCTGAAGATTCTCCACATTTTTGGGAATAACAATACCTAAATTTTCCAACAATAAGTCACCTTCCTTTAAGATTAATTGAGTTTCTGTCCTTTTGTCTCCAGTGCAACGTAAATCATTGCCAGAAGAAGCGCTTCGGTCGATGCCGCAAATACAGGATTAATCCCGAATAGAGCGGAGTCGAAGAAGAAGCCGCAAATTCCACCAACGATTGCGATAGCAATTGTCGAAATCGGCAGACAAAACCTCTTTGTAAATTTGGAAACCTTCTGAAAGAACTTTCTCATAATTTTTCCTCTCAAAAATATTTTGAAGGACTCTTCCTTCTGATATTATTATATCACAAGACACCTTGGTTGTCAAGGGGTTTTAGTAAATTTCTTTATGGCTTTACTTATTTTCTTCCAGGATTTCTGCGGGAGCGTCTGTATCAGCTGGCACCAGAGGTGCATCTGCGGAACCTGTTGAAACCGATTCTGCAGGAGGATCTATGGACAGTGTAACAACGATATTTCCGGCTTCGTTCACATCAATACCTCCGAAAAACCCAAGCATAGTATAATAATTTGCGAGGTCTCCGCAAAGACGGTCTACGACCGGGCCTGGATTGTTGATAGTATATTCAATCTTTCTTTCACCGTAAAGAGCCGCTCTTGTTTTAAATTTCGTATCCATCTTTTGAATTGTTGTTTCAAGAAGCTTTGGATAATCAGAATATCTCTCCTCGATAATCTTTTCAATTTGTTCTTTGGTAATCATTTTGTTTTCACCTTTTGTTTGTTGATAACTTTCAAACTATTTCTCTATAACTTCTACAATTGCATGATAATAAACATAACGCTTCCCGTCAAGATCGAACATAACAGAACCGTTTGTATTATCGTCGATATCAATTTTGCCATCGTATGTCGCCAATAGTTTACCATCTAACGAATAAACATTTACCGTACGATGCAAACCGCCGGAAATATCCGCATTGCAGCTTTTAAAGCTTCTTTCACAAGAAGCACATCCGCAGAAAACGAAAAGTGATATAACAAGCAGGACTGAAACAACAATTCTAATAATTCTTTTTTCATAAAAATTTTCCTCTAATTTTATACGATGAATTGAGCTGTATCGGGGAACTGGTCACGATATTCTTCTGGAATTTTTCCTTGACACCAAAGATTATTGGTTTCTATAACTTCTCCAGTATCAAACATTTTAATTTTAAACCGACAACCACCGAATCCACAAAATCCGTTGGTCGGAGTATTGGCAATCACATAACAAGTTCCGTCTACAATAACGTGTTCGTCTTTTTCCTCCATAATATTGTTCCAAAATTTTCTTGTAAAACATCTTCCAGAACAACAATTAGAATATTCTCTATAATACATTTTGTGCTCAAAATTTTTCCCACAAATTTCACAAACCATTTTATTTCCTCCTTTCGTTTCCACTATTATTATATCACAAGACACCTTGGTTGTCAAGAGGTTTATGGAAAATAATTTAATATTTTTTCGTGATTACCGATTCTCTAATATGTTTGACGAGCATTATCTCTCCGCTTCCACGCCAGTTACAAACCAAAATGTCGTATGAGGGTTCGCTGGGGTAGTCAATATCCCACGCGCCAAATCTATCGACAATTTCGATAGTTCCGTCGAAGATTTCAATATTTTCATCAATGGTCATTTGAAAAGAAACCCGATCTCCAACGGAATACATCGGCTTGCCGGGAATGTGTTTTTGATCTTTCATTCTTCCGCCCTCCATCTCATCATCAACATCAACTTCTTCTATCTCATAATGAACGCTTTCGTCGTATGAATATACCGCGTTTTTACAAAACACAATCAAAGATTCGCCGTCTTCTTCCGCTTCGAAGCAATCACAGCTTTCTATGATTTCACGATGGTATCACGATAGTCTTCGTATCCGTAAGACATTTCGTGAATCTGTTGAACCTCTCGCGACTTTAGTCGTGAGATTCTTGGGAATTTCCGACCACTGTCGAAATATTTACCAAGCTATCCCCGTTGTCCCAACGGTTGTTTGTATTATAACATATTTTTCTCATTCCGCCAAACATTTAATCCTTCGTTTAAAATATTTATCGCCGCATTTACATCTCTGTCATGGTGTGCGTGACAAACGGGGCAATCCCACTCTCTAACCTTAAGACTTTTTGTTTCTGCATTTTTACAACCGCAAATACTGCAAGTCTGTGAACTCGGAAAGAATTTGCTGACTTTAATTACCGTCCTTCCATACCAACGAGCTTTATATTCTAATTCTCTTACAAACTCCGACCAAGAAACATCGTTGATTGCTCGTGCAAGTTTATGGTTTTTAACCATATTCTTAACTTGCAAATCTTCGAGACAAATCATGTCATTTTCTTTTATTATTTGCGTTGAAAGTTTTTGCAAAAAGTCTCTTCGTTGATTAGAAACCTTCTCGTACAATCTCGCAACTTTTATTCTTGCTTTATTGCGGTTAGAGCCACCTTTTGTTTTTCGAGATAGTTCTCTCTGCACTTTCGCAAGCTTGTCAAGAGATTGTTTAAGATATTTCGGGTTGTTCACAAGCTCACCATCACTGGTTATACAGAATTCTTTAATCCCCAAATCTATACCGACCAAATTGTTTGTGGTTGGTAATGGCTGAATATTCACGCCCACACAACACAACGATACAAAATACTTTCCAGTTGGTTCTTGTGATATTGTTGCATTAACTATCCTTCCTTGCGGTATTAACTTGTTTCTCGTTTTTACCAAACCAAGTTTCGGTAGTTTAATGTGGTTGTTCAGATATTCTATATTACCATTTGTGTATTTAGATTTGTAAGACTTATGATTATCTTTCTTGCTTTTGAATTTTGGATAACCCGCATGTTCTTTGAAAAATTTTTTATAAGCGTTATCTAAGTCTTTTAACGAGGATTGAAGAGCCGTGGAATCGACTTCCGTAAGCCATTCAAGCTCGTTTTTCAATTCAGACATTGCTTTTGCACATTTAACATATGTTATGTTTTTCTTTTCGGTTTTATATAATTCAATCTTTTCTGCAAGATATTTGTTATATACAAATCGGCAACAACCAAATGTTTTTGCAATTATTTCTTTTTGCCGTTCGTTTGGGTATATGCGGTATTTATAAGCCTTTTCCACGCCCTTCACCTCCTTTTTGATTTTTAATATATTGTTTAATTTATAACATTCTAAGCGCAATTCATCCCACGACTAAAGCCACGGGTGCTCTTGCGCTCCATATAAATTATTAGCATCGATTAATCCTCCATATCTATTTGAATTCTTTCGTCTTGCGTTGAATCCGTCATCCGAATACAACAAATTCTTTCGGGGAACATCAGCAACTCTGCAAGCCACGTTGATTTTCTTGTCACCCTGTCTGTTTTAATACACTGATTGATTGATTTGTCTGTCCCAACAAGAACACAATACTTCTTTGCTCTCGACAGTGCCGTATACAACCATTGCTTTGTGAGAAGTTGATACGCCACGGGGTCGCACGCCACAATGACGTATGGAAAACCGGAACCTTGCGCTCGGTGGCAAGAAATTGCATATCCGAGTTGAAGTTCAAGCAACATATCTCCCTCAATGATGACATCTCCTTGAGTGAGACGAACAACGAGTTGTCGGCGGAAATTATCTTTAGCAATTACTGTACCGATGTTTCCATTAAAAATTTCTATTGTATTTCCTTCTGGTGTTTTTGCCTCATAATTGTTTTTCATCACAATCACTCTATCACCAACGTGATACAATACATCATATTTGATTTCATCAGAATATGTGATTTTTAGCGGGTTTTCGTCCTCGAATTGAATCATACTCTGAATTTCGTGGTTGATTGACAGTCCAGACAAATCTCCCATTGAACGCTTTGCGGAAAGAATCAAAATGTCTTCGATCGGAATATTCTCGTCGAAGTAAAGTCGCTTAAACTCTCTTTTGATTGTTTCGAGGCATTCTTCAGAAGAAGACTTTGTTATGATTTTTAGATCTTTTAGCTCTCCGTGGATTTCTTCTCCGTGGAACTTCTGCGGGATAATTGGAACTTGATTATAAACCTTGTGAGAGTCCGTGATTATCCCTGAGCGCTGCGCCTGACGAAATATCTTTGTCAGTTTTACGTTTGTTATCTTCCTAGAGTTTTGAATATCTGAAATCAGGTTACACAAACCAATTGACTCCAACTGCCCGGGGTCTCCCAGCATAATCAGACGACCGCCATCGGGAATCGCAGAAATTAACGAATAAAACAACTCTCCACCGACCATTGAAACTTCGTCCAAAATAACGACATCGGTTTTTAGAGGATTTTTCTTTGTGAAGGTCGGTCCACCGAACTTTGGATTCCATCCAAGAAGGCGATGAATTGTTTTACCATCTTCTTTCGTGATCTCATGAAGGTTTAGCGATGCTTTCCCAGAGAGAGCGCAGATTTCGAAACCTAATCCATTCCTTCTGAAGATCCGAGAGACTGGATACATCAACGTTGTCTTGCCACTACCTCCGAGAGCCGTCATTAAAATGACGTTTTTATTCACTAAATTTCGTATCGCATCTTTCTGTTCTTCGGTATATTGGAAACCAACGGTTTCCTCGCACTCCGCGATTGTCTCTTCAACGAACTCCATTTTGCGACACTCTGCGTCCTGAAGTCTCAAAAGCTCGCGACAAATCATCTCTTCGAGCTTTCGATATTTCATAAGTCCGATTCGCTTTGTCTCCCTGTCGTAAAACAGCGTTTTGTTTTCGACCATTCCTTGAAGTTCTCTTTTTACCATTTCGGTGGAGATATCTGTGGACAATCCTTTAATGCCGGAACCAAGAGCTTCTAACGGAACCCACGTGTGACCGTCAAGCTCCGCAAGGTTTCTCAAATAATACAGCGCATATGCGTTAATTCGAAACTGAGAATTTGTTGGGATTCCTTTTCGCAACGCCATACCGTCCGCCTTCGACCAGCCGATTCGAACGCCCTCTCCAATCAGTGCGTATGGGTTATTTTTTACTTTTTCGGCGAGAATATCTGCGGAGCCATAATGTTCAACCAAACGGTTTATGGTTGCCTTTGACAGCCCAAACTCCGACAGTGTCATATATGCCTTACTACTATCTTTGGAGGCATTATACTTACTTAAAAGCTTTTCTGCTTTTGCCTCTTTGATTCCCTTGATTTTACACAGCGCCTCGATATCTCCGCGCTCCAGAATCTCAACGGGGTTCGGATATGCTTCGTATAGTGCGTTGATTTGATTTTCCGTAAAAACATAACCGAGAAACTTTCTAACATCTGCCTCTGTGTCGAGTTTAACAACGGAGTTAATGCTGACGATATCATACTGCCAGCCATATTTTGCGTCCTGCTTGAGGTCTGCGGTTATTTTATATCTTGTTCCGCCATCGAGTTCGGGGACACGACCCTTAAATGTTATATCGTCGGTTCTATATTTTGGATTTTTAGCCCGCTTGTCGATTTCGCCGATTACACTTTCCGGTGAAAACGTAAATATGGCGAAATCGCCACTTTTTACTTTTGTCCGAGGAAAGATTTGCTTATTTACAAACCCCTCGACGATAATTCTACTTGTTGACACTTTAATCCCCTTTCCTTTGCAAACGAATCTTCTGGTATAAAAATCACCATATCTTTTGGTAAAATCACTTCTGTTGTGATAGGAGTAGAAACATCTAAATTTTTGTAAAGAATGTTGTTTGTTGAGATATTTTTACACATTGTACTTACTCCTTTTTCTTTCTGGAAACAGTATACCACAAAAGCCCTCAGTTGTCAAGGGCTTTTTGAAAAAATAATTTAATTCTCGTTATCTCGATCTATCGAAAGCACAATGAAAAGTGAAACGACAGATGAAACGATAGCAATTGAAGACAAGATAATTGACATCATTGATTCCTCCAACCTTCCCCTGCAACCTCATTTAATGCCCTCGCAATCTCTTCAGCGCGACTCTTGCTTGTCGTCCAAGCATAAATCCAGCCGGTTGTTGTGTGAGTTAATTTGCGCACGAAATAACAATCGCAAGTCCCGTTACAGTCGTCATATATCCACACAAACGGAATACCATCTATCGTATACTTTCCAGCGAATGGAAATTCTCGAACACCATATCCCGCCCAACAGGCGATCATATAAATCTTTGGAAGCGATTCGAGATATTCGTGTGTTTCTGGCGTGTTTTCAAGAATTTTCTCCATCGATTCCTCCCCGTGACACCCGAATTGCTTCCAGAATTTTACAACACAATTTCGCCGCTCCGTCTTCTTCCTTGTTTTTAGAGTCAACATAATAAATCGGATCTGTTCCCCAATACTCTCCAATCTCCACCGCAATTACAAACATCTTTTTCTTTAGTGCCATAACAAACACCAACTTCTTCATCAATATATTCGGGCGCAAGCCTTTCAGTGGCCAATGTGTAAGTTATTTTGTCAATGTTTGATAAATAGCGTCTTTTGGTTTCAAATTGATAGCAATCACATTTACTCATTTCTTTCCTCCCTTTCACGACAAGATAGGCTTCGTTCATTTTAATTCTCCTTTCGCTTCTTCCCTCGTAAAATATATGTTGTCTGATTCCAATACAAAGTAGTCATCTTCTTCTTTATTATACACATCATATTCTGAAAAATTTTATTATTTCTGTTCATAATAAAAACCATCTTCCTTTCTTTTTTATGATCTATATCCTTCAAAGGAAGCTATTTTCGTCGCCACAGCGAATGTTTTCCTCGACACTTGCATTCGTAACACGCATCCCATCGATGCCTATATCTGCAAGCATAGCATTCTCTATAATACCACTCTAAGAAATAATTAAAAAGTCTCCTCATACTCGGTCATCCTATTCCTTAGTTCTTCCTGCTTCGAGCACCTTCCCGATACCATACAGCAGGCTATTAAAAAAAGCAAAACCGTAACAAGAATTAGCGATGCTAAGCAAATCAAAACAATTTTCATAAAACTTCTCCTTTTCTAATTTTTAATGTTTAATAGACTGTGCCGAACTAAAACAACTTATTCATTCGAAGACATCTTTACAAAAATCGGATCCATAAAACATCCCTCTTGTTTAATATATAGCCCCGGTACTCTATCATCGATGAGACGAGACAGTCTATCTTTATAGCAATGATTAAAGTTGTTAATACTATCAACCGTAGGGCAAAAAAGATACATCGCAGCACCAAGACCGAAGGTAATATCTCCATCATCGGTGAAAAGCACAAAAGTTTGTAATAAAGTTTCGTAGTCTGTAGCGGTTTTATAGTCGGTAAATTGTCTGCCGTCGCACGCCTCGTAAATATTCGTCATTGTGAGGTTGTTCCTCCTTGTTCTTTCTTAATAAAACTTTCTTTTGAAAAAATATTTTTGTTTGAAGGAGAAGCATCCTCCGCCTCTTCTCATCAAAAAGAACTCAGTCTGTCTCAACTCAGAGTCTTTTATTCAACAATCTTTCGTAATTTTCCTGGAGGATAGTACAGGACTCCTCACGATGAATGTCAGACAAAAGGGTCTCCTTATAAGACGCTACTCCTTCAATCAGAATAAAAACAGGAGCTCCAAGAATAGTAATCAATCCTCCGAAGAAATTCATCTTGGCGATCAATACATACTCCAGTTCGGTCGTCATTCCGACATAATAGGAAAGTCCTATGGAAAGCTTCTTATTAGGATATATCTGCTTAAGACGCCTCCTGCTTACCCTCTTCAATCCTTTATTTTTCATTTTCTTTCTCCCCTCTTCCGCACAGTCTTGCGAGAGGACAGTAGAAAGTCAAATAACTGTTCAGATGTCTTCCCTTGCTGTCGGAGTTCCAACGCACGAACATATATTCAAGAGCATTCGCAACCGAATAGAATTCGCCTCCGTCTCTGATTGCCAAGAGTCCAGCTCCGAGAAGCTGCGCAAGGAACTTCTTTTCTGCATTGGTCGCCTTCGTCTTGTAGTCACATCCTCCTTCCGGACGAACATAGACATCATCGGAAAGCATATCGGAGAGCTTGTCGACGGTTTCTTGAGTGATGAATCCTTCTTCGTTCGCGTAGGCTTCGAAAAGATATTTCTGTTCAGCAGTTTTGTAAGTGGTAAGCATAATATTTCCTCTCCGTGGTTTTGAAGAGGTTTTCCACAAACTCTAATTTTTAGTATTTCTTATACTGTCTTCCGTTCGTATTTCGTATTCGACCAGTTGAAGGCTCTGATGTAGTATTGACTTACCATCTTGAGAACGTGGTCGGGAGTTATTTGAAGAAACCTCGTCATATCGACCCGCTGGTTATTATCATCGTGCGTATTGTCGAGAAAGCTTCCACAGAAAAGCGTATCCGCGAAATAACCAGTGGTCATCGGAACACCATAACACACCGAATAGTTCACCTTATAAAATCTCTTCAGGTAATCAGTGAGGTCTGTGGAGTAGTTGTTTTCGCTTGTCATGAGATTCTGAGGGAGTTCGTGTCGATACAGAGAATAGCCGCCCTCGACCTCCTCTGCACCATGAATGTACATCGCCCCGCAGTTACCACAGATCAGGAGATTCTCTTTGCCTGCTTCGACAGCATCGGAATAATCCTTTCCAGATACAACATGAATGTGGCCGCAGCCGCAGAAAAGAACATCATCTTGAAACATTTTATCTTACCTCTTTCTCTTTTTTAAAGTTTACTTCTCGTCGTATTCAGTGCCACACCAGTTGAATCCCTTGATATGATACGAACACAACCACTTAAGCACAGAATCAGGAGTCCAGCAAATAAACAGTTTCATGTTAACAGTACATCTGTCCTTGTTAATTCGTTTAAATGCTTCCTCAAACGAAATCTGGTCCTGAAACATCCGATGCTTAATTTCGATTGTCGTGAGTGCACTTGTGTCAGAAAATCTTCCGTCGAAATAATAATTCGCCAAGCAACCGTTCATCATGGGAACCGCATAGCCCTTGGAATAAACAACTTCACTGAAACGTTCCTTGATGTTATCAGGAGACATTATTTCTCCTTCATTGAGATTATATCTATGCATGTAGTATCCTTCCTCAGAACCCATATAATCAGCTCCAATTGCATAGGTTGCCCCACAGGCAGCACAAATAAGCAAATGGTCTTTGTTGTTTGCAATTGCCTTATCGATCTGCTCATCCGATACAACATGGATGTGTCCACACTTGCAAAAAATTACCTCAGCCATTTTACTTTACCTCTCTCTTTTTTTCTTGACTATATTATACTACACTTTATAAGAAAAGTCAAGAGGTTTTCAAAAATTTCTTTAAATTATTTTTTTTAGAGGTCCCAATCATCATCCAGTTCCGCCGCTTCTTCTTCAATTTTGTCGGCGAACTCGTTATCCAGCGCTTCGAGCTGTTCAAGTTTTTTGTGCTGAATTTCATCCATCTCAATTCCTTGCCACGGGAGCCGAACAGCAAACGATCTATCCTGTGGAGTCCAGAGACTATAATACGGGCAAAGATTCACCGCTCCTGCCGGTTGATTCGGATTGTTATTACAAAACGCGCAGTAGAAGCACAGCGGAGACGGGTGCGCCGTCCAGTTTTCGTTGAAAATATTATCCAGTATTTTTCGCATCTTCGTTCCGCAACGCTTCTCCCAACCCTTAGTTCCAGCCCTCCGCGTTTCTTCCGCTACCGGGAATTCGTATTCACAATCAACTTGAATGTCATCCCCAAACCGCTCCTTTAGCGCCCCGACATAAACCCACATCTGTCGGGGACTTGCCAGCTTCTTCTCGTCATATGCTTCCGCACTTGTCTTTAGGTCGTGGATTACAAAGTGCTTCGGGTCATCGCGGCATCGAAGAACGCGGTCAATTGAACCCGTGAAAAGAACTTTGTCGAAGTAATATTCAAACGGCATTTCTGCGGCAAAAAGTTTGAGTTCCGGATGTTCTGCAAGATACTCTTCTTGCCGATAAATCCCTCTTTCCAAAAACGCTTGTGCCTTCTCTTCGAATGTTCTTCCTGTTTTGTCGAGAGCCTCCCAATCGTCGGGGAACATCCGTCGAAGAATGTTTACTCCGAAAATATCTCCATCCTTGTCTTTCGGACTTTTCTTTGGAATGTTCACATTTTGGAAATAATCTTTCAGCATCGGATAGTCGATGGGTTTCCCGGCGAGAAGCATCTCGGTTTGGAGCTGATTTATTTTGTGGACAATTTGTCCGTATGAAATTGCAAGACTTGTTACCGGAATATAATGCCCTTTCACATATTGAAGATAATATCGGTAGGGACAATTCTCATATACTTCCGTTCGAGAATATGAGAATTTTGGCTGCTGGTATGATTTTTTAGTTTGTGTCGCCATCATCGACCTCCAAACTTTCTTTCAGAACTCTTTCAACTGCCTCGTCGACCAACTCTTCTGTGTGTCGAATTGATTCAGACAGCATCACATCGATCGGGTAGGTAGATTTTGAAAGCTTCCCGGTTACTGTAAGCAACAAAGTTTCAAGCTTATAAACCACATCTTCATAATCTTTTAGAAGATTATTGTATTTTCTTCCCAATACAAATGGGAGTTTTGTCTTTTTGTATTCCATAATTATTGTTCTCCTTCTTCGAGAGCCTCTTCTGCTTCTTCTTTCGTAAAATATATTTCATCGGATTCAAGTACAAAATAGCGATTTTCTTCTTTATCATACACATCATATAATGTATAATATTGATAAAAGCGGAACCCTCTAACGACGGCTTCTTTTATTGTCGTATTGTCAACTTCGGAAATATAGTAAACCGTATCCCCGAAACTGCATGGAAAATGCACATCCATCTTAATTGTTCTCCTTTCTTGCTAATGAAATTATAGTTTTATTTACTCTTCGTTTTTAATACACTTGTTGTCCCATTTTTTGTAGGCATCCAAATACATTTCGTTTTTATCACCGTTATATGTTGCTTCGTAATACATGCCATCCCAAACATTTGTGCTCAAAAGAGCCTTGTTGTTTTGAAGTGTTTTACACAACCATACGACATAGACGTCGTCTGGCGTTAGCCGACCTTCGTCGGTAATTTCTTTGTGGCTGTTAAAATAATCTGCAACAGCCTTTTTTGCAAGTTCTACAAATTTCTGATTATCCATTTCGTTTGTCTCCTTTTCTGTTAAATAATAATGATTTACACAATATATTATTTACATATTGTAGATATAACAAATTAAGTTTTTGCATCTTTAAAATATAAGAGGAATAGTCGGGGCGTTCATTAACTAGTATATTTATCATCAATTCTTTTTGATAGTCCAACATTGGATAGCTCTTATCAAGCTCATCAACAATTTTCTTAGCTCTTACTTCATCAATCATAGTTTTCTCCAAATCCTTGGATGTCTTCCATCTTCGCACCACAATGACAATAGGGGTATTCTTCGACAACGTGGTTTGGAGAATTAGTAAACATCTATCGCTCACACGCAGAACATTGAAATGCGTGACCCATCATCTCGTGATGACCTTTATAAATCCACTTAGCATGTCGCACTTCTTCCACATCTGCAAGCGGAACGCATTTAAGGCAATCTACTGCATCTTTTTTGTTATAATAAACAAGGTCGGGCGCATCATTTGTTATCATTTCAATTGCAAGGTCTCTATCAATATAATTAGACATTTTATCCCGCCATCAAAATAGCGCCAGTTTGACATTGGCTTCATATCTAACGCAATCCAAGAAAGGCTCTTCGCCAATCCGTGTGATGCGTATTTTGCTATCAGCATAGTCGCAAATTTTGTGAGACATTTCCATTTTGAATCGGTTGAAATATTGTTGCCTTTCTTCGTCGCTCACATAATTCGGCACAAGGACGGCACCGCTAATTTCTCGTATATCATACATTTGCTTATATCCGAATAGCTCTTCACGGCACCCCCGCAGTGAGGCTTTAAGTCTTTCGTTTTCAATTCGTAATTCGTGCATTATGCGTTTTCTTGATTTATTTCTCATTTTCTTCACTCAAATCTAACGCTTGACCGCACCGTTGACAATAAAGATAATTATTCGGTACAAATTGCACATTTCCAAGATAACAACCGCATCTGGGGCATACTCTGTCAAGAAGGTATTCCTTGTCTGGTTTTGGTTTTTTCGGAATCTGTTTTTCGAGAGCTTCAACCCCCATTGCTAATGCCTCCGTTATATAGACTGCGAATGGCTCGCTTTTGCTGTGGTGTTCATTGTGTTTCTCAATACATTTTATCGCTTCTTTGTTTGTCATTTTTCTTCCTCCATCATCTTCGCGCCGCAAGCTGGGCAGAAATTCCAACCGCATTGTGTTTTGATGTCTCTAATGTGATGACAATTTGTACATTCGACCTTATAATTGCCGATCATTTCCCATTTAGCGTGTTTAATTTCTTCTACGTCGGCGGTTGGCTCGTTTTTTAATTCCGACAATATCTCTCTAAAGGCACACTCTATTGCCTCGACTGCCATATCGTAGCATACATCCCCGCAACTGTTCTCCTCGTCAAGTTTTGCTTCTTCAATTTTGTCTTCGAGAAACTTTTGAAAAGTGTCCGCGTTAATGTACCTGCTCCATTGCTCGCCCTCCTATTCCACTTTAGTGAATCATTCATAAACTTTTCTCCTTTACTTTACAATTGAATAATATTTTAGCCAATCTTCTTTAACGTTTTCGTCCTTAACCCACTGTCCATCTACGAGCTTCGCCTTCGGACGTTGTTCGATAGTCAGACGAATTGTATCACCTTTGGTGAGAGGATTGGATTGGAAGTCGCGCTTCGAGACTTTAACAACACGCTGTTCTCCACTCCAAATAGAAAAAATTGTCAACTTCGGAGAATATTTAGTATCGGCGTCCAGAACTAACCAACTTCCCTGTTGCGATGGGTCGGTAGAAGCGCAATAACCCAAATACTGTTGCTCCCATTCCAGCCGCATCATCATCGTAATCGGGCGTTCTCCAACCAACCCCGCGAGTTCCCGGAGCATTCCGTCGCTATCTGTGATTTTATACTGTGTTTTCGGTTTAACGGTATATTTTGCAATAACTTCTTGAATAGGCGTTGGAAGAGACAAAACGTCAGATTCTTTGAGTGTTTTGCTGGTTCCGAACTTATTATAGAGCTCGACAATGTTCAGAAGTTTTCCAATAGGTGCGAATTGCGAGAAATAATTGAGTTTAATCAATGTATCCAACTTCGCAACATTCATTGATTTCATATGATCGAATTCTCTCAACAGGTCTATAAAATTATCGAATCGTTTTGTTTTAGAAAGTTCATAAAGGTCGTTTGCCAAATCCTGACTCAATCCCTTAATTGACAAGAGAGACGGTTGAATAATTCCTCTTTCCGGAATTGCATTAAACTTTCGGTTATCTTCTCCAAATCGATATGGACCTTCTTGAATTCCAAAAGCCTTTTTCATTTCCGCTTTTAGAGCGCCAACCTTATCTTTTTCTCCTCTATCTGAATGGAACTGTAAAAGCACCTCATAAAATTCGTATGGATAATTCGCTTTCAACATTGCGCAAGAAAGACTATCGATTGCCATACAATATGCGTGAGCAGAATTGAAACCGTACCCGCAAGAGTCGTTGATGATTTGCCAAACCCGTTCGCTCATTTCCTGCGCTTGAGTTTCTTCAATTCCTTCCTCTGTAACAATCCTCTTTTTGAATCCTTCGATAAATCTATCCTTCAACGGACGAACCTTTTCGGGGTGTTTTTTAGCAATTGCCTTTATGATTCCATAACATTCATCCATCGGAAATCCTGCATACGAAAGAACAGACATCGACTGCTCCTGATACAAAATCCACGACTGCGGAAGTTCTTCTGTCTGTAGGAGTTTGTCAAAGGCAGGAATTCCATAACTAAAAGATTCCCTCGATTCAAACTTGGAGTACATCGACTTGAAAGCAGGGCGAATTGCGGCAATCCACGCCGAAAGTTCTGAAATGTTTTTTGCTTGAAAGCGCATCATTTTCTTTGCAGAACTTACTTGCTCACACTGATTAACCCCAAGAGTATATCCGTTTTTATAAATGTCCCAAGTTTTTGGATCGTTTTTAACGAAATCTTTCAGTTCTTCAACCGTTTTGTGCGGAATTCCAATTCTACGATAAATCTTATCAACCAAAAGAACAATACTTACACAAAGAATATCGTTTTTTAGAAATTTATAATTTTCTGCAATCGCTCCGTCTACAACGGCTGTTAAAAATTCTTTTCCTGTTGATTCCGACTTACATTTAATCAGACCAATTTCTTCTCGGATATTGCCTTGATAAAGAAGAAAGGCACAAGGAGCTTTCTTCTTATCCATAATAATGCCCCAATACTTTTTGCTCTGTTCAATATAGTTGGAATATTTTTTATCTACAAAATCATAAATATCAATCTGATCTTTATCATCATCTTCTGCGTTTTTAACTGCTTCTTCATAATCTGCAATTTGCGAAGAGATGGTGTTTGCCAGTTCGAAATCCATATTTTGAGAACGAGCGAACAATTTAAACGCCGACTTCTTTTTACAGGTTCCGAAGGCGATCATTGGAATTGCGTGGTCGTCTCCAAGAATTTCTTTCTGTGCTTCTTCTGCAATTTCGGGGGTTCCCCAGTTCATATCAATATCTGGAAGAGAATGGGTTTCTAGAATTCTTGTTTTACTAATAAATCGTTCAGGATAAAGAGTTATCGGACTTTGAAATCTATCGACTTTTGAAAAACCAAGAAGAGTGTTTGTGAAATATCCAACTGATGAATTATGAACAACTATGCTATCTAATACATAACTGTGGGAATTTTCAACGGTAATGTCATATACTTTTCGTTTGCTTTTCTCAATTGCCTTAATTTGAGAAACAGGAAGATAAACATAGTTGTTGTCAGAAAGAGTTCTATACGCCGAAAGCACATGAGTGTCCGTATCTTTCATAACTCTTATTTTATAACCAGTCTGAGAATGATATCCTCTACTATCTTCGTATGCGTTTCTGACAAGCAGACTTGTGGGGCAAGGAGAGACTGCCGACACTAAAATTTTATATGCTCCAACAATGCTTTGAGACGTGTTGTCAAAGCTGTCTCTTCTTTTTTCTTTTCCCATGCTCCCATCAGTAATCGTTAAACCGTTTAATAGCGCGCTTAAGTTATTTTCGGATTGATAAAATAAATCTTGATTAAAGATTTTTGCCTTTCCCTTCTTACTTGTGAATAGAAAATTTTTACAAAATTCATTAACGATGCGGCTCTTCATAATAATTTGTTCCAATTGTTTTGTTTTATGGATGGCACAATTATACGGAGCACCAAAACGTTCGATCATTTTAATACAAATCTCTCTGTTGTAAGACTGTTTGTGTCCATAGGTAGAAAACGCCATTCCAACCTCTGTAGATTCTTTCGCGCCGCGAACCCATCCATCGCCATACATCATACCAATCCACGTGTTGAACAGCTCGTCGTTTTTTATAAATCTCTTAATCTTGATAACATGAGAGTTTTTTAAATAATCCCTATATTCTTGAAGAGAACTAAATCCGGTATATTTCAATAATCTGTCCACATATTCGGGATGCTTAAACTTCGTGCGATTAGGATTTTTAACGACTTGCAAAACCCACGGCTTGGAACATCCAATGTGTTTAGAAACATCAATGGAGTTAAATTCAACAACACCATTTGCAGCTGGACGATATTCGTAAATGTATTCGTCGTCAAAATCATACCCAAAAACATTATAATCATTTAAATCAATATATTCAGGTGCTCGATTTTCGAAATGAATTTTCGGAGAACAAACATAGTCTCCTTGCTGAATTTTCCCGGCTTCAATCCAAGAATTTTGCCCGTTTCTATGAATCAAGATCTTGTGATCTTTTGTGCAAATCAATGGATTATGAGTATTTGGTCCATATGCATAAAGAAGTTGAACTATTTCCTCATCGCAATCATATTCCATTGTGTTAACAACTTTTTGCGGATTTCCGTTTTGATCTATTACAAAATCTCCAACTTTAACTTCGTTAATATGTTTGATTCCGCCCATCGTTAAAGCCATTGCGTCAGACGTAAAACATCCTCTTCCACTGTCTGTCAAAACGCCCCCTTTTTCAATCGCTCTTTTGACGATTTCATAGTCGAGAAGGAAGTAATCGGCCATTCCGGTATCTTTAACCGTCTGAACTTCCATTTTGATTCCTTCAAGATATCTCTTATACTCTTCTCCCGTAATGTGATGTTTCTCTGCATACTCTCTAAAAAGCTTACTAATCAGAACACTATATTTTTTGTTTCTTTCTTCTTGTGAAAGATTCGGATAAAGAGTAGGAAGTTTAATATCTTTGCTGAAAACAGGATTGTCTTTTGCATAATCATCAAACGTTAGAGAGATGTCCGTGTTATCCATCGCTCTTTGAACCTGTTCCCTTGTAAAAACTCCTTGCTCCATAAAACGTCTCATAACCTCTTCGTCGTCGGGATAGTCCATATACCACCCCTCTTCGTCTTTATAATGGACGTCTTTTGCTTCAAGAATATATTCTCTCTCCTGTGCCTGTTCCGGATAAATGTAATGACTGTCAAGACCAACAATCATTTCAATTCCATATCTTCGCGACAAGGAAAGAATTCTACGGGAGATTTCTCTCTGTTGTTCTGTTTTATGCGCTTGGATCTCCAGATAAAAGTTTTTTCCAAAATGTTTCCACAACCGAAGAGTAATATCTTCGATATCTTCATATTTCCAATATGCCACACAAGCAGTTGTTACGACCACATCGTCAGGAGGGAGGGAAAGAAGAAGTTCGAGATCGACACGGGGTCTAAAATAATACCCCGTTTCGTTTGCCTCTGAAAGAATTTTGTTGATGGCGCGTCTTCCGATTTCTGTTTTTGCAAGAAGTAATATATGACAATTAGAGTTATCTTTATGCGCCTTTATTGTTCCGTCTTTATTTTTTAACGGTTCTCCTGTCAATGGATCAATTTCTTCATATTCTTTTTTCCTGTCTTTTACCCAATATGCCTCTGCTCCAAAAACAAATTTGAGATTATATTTTTGAGCAAGTTCATAACATTGATAATAATATCCCTGCCACCCGTGCTCGACGCTACTAATTACTTTGTGACCCAATTCTACCGCTCTTTTGGCATATTGTTCATTTGTTGCCGCAGAATCTGCAATACAAACATTTGAATACGAAGTATGCCGATGAAGATTTTGCATTTTTAATTCACCTTTCCAAATAAATCCATTTCTGCTCGTTTTCTTGCTAAAATTGCATCATCAATATTTTCAAACACGCCAACATAATAATTTATCTTTCTGTATTGAATGTTCACTTGCCATTTTTGTAATCTTTCAAGCCAAGAAATACCTTTATACCCACTTTTATTATTTGAATATACTGAACAATTGATGGAGTTTTCAGATTTTTTAATCGTTCTTAAATTTTCAATTCTGTTATCGCATCTATTTCTGTTTATATGATCGATTATTTCTATGTCTTTGCCATTCGTATCGAAAAATAATGAGGTGTTTGTCAAAAGTCTGTGTAAATATACATCTTGACCACAATATGAAAAATATGCATATCCACGGCTGTCTATACTAATGTATCTATCGAATGATTTCAAACAATCCATAAACTTACTATCTACAATAATTTTATCGTTGATAATAGTCTCATCGTTTTGAATTTCATATTTGTTTTGTTTTCTTTGAGTAGATTGAACAATATTTATTGGAATCCCATTAGAGTCTAAATTTTCTTCTGAAATCACATTTCTTATATCTTTATATTTTTCCACACATTGGGAACACATCAGATTTTTTCTTCTTTTTAATTGTGAAATACTAAAAACTTCCTCGTTCCCACAATTGCATTTACACAGCCATCTTGAACGTGTGCTTTTCGTGTCGCAATAGCCCAAAACAGTTAAACCACCATAAACTTTTCCAGATATATCTTTTTCGTATCCGAGACTTTCTCTTCGTCCAAAAGACTTATCACAAATACATCTTGTACTATTTCCGGCTCTAATACTGCTTCCTTCTACTGATTTTTTATAACCACATTTTACACAATGACAATTCCAATAATATTTATACTTACCTTTTGTCGGGTCAAAAGAGTCGATGATGAAGTCTCCGAATTGCTGTCCAGTTATATCTTTAAATGCGCCCATTAAATCACTTCTAGCTCCTCTCTCATAACCTTGTCAAACCTCTCTTTCCCCAAATCGGTCGGACTATTCTTCCCGCTCCCATCAACAACCGAGCTTTTCGTCCAATTCCACCAACGAATCGGCAAATCTCTTAATACGCAATACTGACGCAATGTTTCCACATTTTTCATCGTGTGTTCCTTTTCCAGTCCTTCGTCCAACAAGAACACAACGGAAGTCGGAGAAAGCGTCATAATTAGCCGAGCCTGCTCCTCTGACAAATTGCTCGACCCAAGAGCCACTGTGTTTCGATATCCCATTGTCGCCAGTTGCTGGACGGCTTTTTCGCTTTCAACAACACAAATTTCGTTTCCAAACAGTCCGCTATAATTCTCCATAATACCATAAAGAGAATTACTGACGGCGCCCTTGTAAACATACCAATATTTCTGTTGACCATCTTCCAACGGGTGATTAACGCGAGCTTTTACTGCGATAATCTCTCCTCCGACGGGCGACCTCCACGGAAACACAATCAGGTCTTCTATCGGGTCAAATCTGACCCCGAACTCGTGCTGAACCGCAAGTGAAATGTTATCATCGAGCCAGCGCCGATTTCCCTTATCGACATATTGGTCCATAATCGATTCGGGATACGTCGTAATCTCAATATGTCTATCCTCTCCAATTCGGTCATAAAATCCACCGAACAACATATCGCGCTTTGGGGGCTCCCAATCGTCTCCAAGCCCGAGAACGCTCTTGATTTCCGACAAGACTTCGACAAACTTCACCGAACGACTTTTCATTATATACGCGATAATGTCGCCGTTCTCATTTGTTACGAAATCTTTAACATAAATTGAAGGATTATCTTCGAGCCGAATTGAGATGTTCTGACCACCTTCTTCGTTACGGGCAAACCGAATTTCTGTTCGTTTGAGATGGATGTGGCAGAACTCAAACCTTTCGAGCAATTCCACGATGTGCTCTGGGTTTTCTATTAACATTTGTTTAACATCTGTGAGCATCGTGGCTTCCGTTACTGAAAACTTATAAAAAGTTATAAACTTTTATGTTTCATTCCTATTTCATCGTATATGCTTTTGTAATCATTTCTGATATACTACTCACAAGTTCTTGTACACTCTATAGGCGTAAATTCCTGACTAACGTGCCAGTACATATCTGCATTAACTTGAAAGTGTTATAATGCAGATTGTTCTAATAACATTTCTCCATGTCTTTTCAGATTTAGACTTGCTTGATAATCTCTATCTATGATATTTCCACATTCACACTTGTAAATGCGGTCGCTAAGTTTCAAATCCTTTTTGATATTTCCACAACAACTACATAACTTAGAACTCGGGAAGAATCTATCTGCTATAATTACTGGAATGTTATTCCACTCAGACTTATATTCAATCTGTCTCCTAAATTCATAAAACCCTTGTTGCTGAACTGCTTTAGACAAATGTTTATTCTTCATCATTCCACTCACATTCAAATCTTCCATACAGATAAAACTTGGTTTTCGTTTTACAATTTCAGATGTTGTTTGATGTAGGTAGTTCTGACGAATATTCGTTAGTCTGTGATTCAATTTTAAAAGTTCTTTTTCACTTTTTATAATATTGCTTGTTTTGCAGTAACGCTCTCCTTTCTTATTATTCTCATATTTTCTTGATATGGAACGTTGTAGCCTGCGCTTTCTTTTTTCTAACTTCTTAACTCTTTGGGTTTTGTTTATATTCTGATACTTGTTCTTGTCAGAACATATTGCCAAATCTTTAATGCCTAAATCGATTCCAACACCTTCGTTGGTTGGAGGAGCGGTAGAATTTTCGTATTCAATTCCAACTGTGATATACCAATTAAGTCCATCATATTTAATGCGTGGATTCATATACTTTGTATTTCCAATAGGTGTTCTTCCGCGTTCGGCAAGTCTTATCCAGTTAAGTCTTTGCTTATTCTTTTTCTTAGACGTAGCAAAACCCTCAATCTTTACATGTGTGTCTGTAAACTGAATTCTTACATTATCTTGGTAGAATTTCGGCATTGAATATTTCTTACTCTTAAATCGTGGGGACTTTGTAATTCCCTTAAAGAAATTTTTGTACGCCTCACAAGCATCTTTAATTGCTTGCTTTGTTACATTGTTAGAAACATTGTTTAGCCACGCATATTCAGAAGTTTTCTTTAATTGTGTAAACTCTTTTCGTAAGTCTCCATCAGATATAAATTTTCCACCATTCTTATAATTTTCTTGTTCTCTTCCTATTGCCCAGTTATAAGCAAAACGAGCAGTATTGGCATATTGAAATAATTTAGTTTGCTGTTTGTTGTTTGGAAGCAACATTACTCGAATTGTTTTTATAATCGCTTTCACCTTTCTTATAAAAGTCAACAATAGTCATTTTTTTCTCTCCTTTTCAAAAATCCTTTGTAAATAAAGCCAATCTTTCATTTCTACTATTATTATAGCGCAAAACCTCCTGTTTGTCAAGAGGTTTTGCAAAAATTAATATTCTATTTTTTTGTCAGACTTTTCGAAGACCCAAAAATAACTATGAAACTTTCTTGCGTTCTTTTGATTCTGAATTTGCCAATCTGCCACAAGCCGGTTCTTCGCTAAAAGTATAAACAAATCTTTTGGATAAAACCCAACTTTGACCGCCTCGTTCATAATACTATTGCCAAAGAAACAGCAATCCCTTTATGGTTGCGTAGGAATTGACAAACTCCTTTCTGTTAATATATTATTATTCTTTTGAATTAATTTTAGTTTTTTGTAGCTTATAGAGCCGTTGTTAGCTTTTTCTCCATCAAGTGTTCTAATGTCCAGAAATCCAGATTTTCGTTTACCAAACACAAAATACTTCTTCTTTTGATATTCAACCGTATCAAATAACCCAAATCCGAAGACATCGCCAACTAACTGATTACTTTTTTTAACTCCACCTCTGATAAAATTATCTTTCGTCATTTTACGATTTTGTCTTCTAACACATTTTTAATAAAGATAATATCCTAACGGTTTTGCTAAAGGATTTCCACTAATACATCTTGCGTCTATATAATGTTCTTTCGGAAGACTATTTTCAATTCTGGTGTTCTTCGTAATATAACCAAAAGTTTCTTGAACATTCGGATATATTTCCCTTAATCTCAACAACAATGTCTTTCTCATAATGCCCATAAATGTCGCATCTCGAAAGCTCTTTCCGCGCTTAATATTTAGCTGAATTTTCCCTTGATGATAATCATTATGGCAGGTTTCGCACAACGTAATTAAATTATTCGGAGCGTTTCCGCCCGTCTTACGACCCTCAATATGATGAACATTTAATCGATTGTCTTTAGATTTTCCTTTACAATACTGACACTTGTGATCATCTCTGAAAAGCACATATTCACGTACATTCCAAAACCCCATTTGATCACCTTGTTGATATTGTTCTCCTTCAATATCTGGATTCTGAATTTTTTGAATATCAAACTGCGCCGTTTCCACAATAATTTTTGAAATCGGAAGAATTTGATGAAGTCTTTTGATTGCCTGAATATGCGAATTGATTTTCTGCTCGATGCTTGGAGCAAGCCAACCTTTGTGTTTTGAATGAACTCGATTGTTGAATCTTGTGGGACGATATCTCAATCTGTTTCTTCTCGTTCTTCTTGCTTCTCTACGAGAAGAGAGTTTATCTACGATATCGTTTCTTAATTCAACGTCTGCTTCATACAAAACTTGTTTCTCTGTTGTTGCAGAAATGCCAATGTGTTTACTTCCAGCATCAACTCCGAGAGAAATTTCTTGCGTTTGATTTTCACACTCAAAAGTCAATTGAATTGTAAATGGCTCATATTTTACTATAATAGCTTTATTTTGTTTTAGCAATTTTCTTGCTTTTGCTTCTTTACAAGGCATCAAGGGATTACTTTGTTTGTTTAACACATACACCAATGTTTCTATAACCTCCTGTATGTTAGAGTAGTTACTCCACGACAATGTTATTCAAAGGTTTTCGTATGCAACACTGTTCCTACCCATCAGAACTGTTTAATCACATACCGCAGTGCGTCAGACTGGAGAGTACATCCAACGGTGCCTATATATTCTTTGATAACGTAGTGCTCGAAACACTTAGTCTGATCAATCAGTGGGCTCGATTACTCAAGCCCACATCTCATTTAGGAAACTGGGCGGTTGACCACAATATCCTCCAAATAAAATTATTTTTTTAATTATTCAGAATACCACTTATTCCAATAATCCACCATCGCCTTCTTCAAATCATTCATATTTTCTTTGGTGATCAGAACCTTATGAACAATCGCATCGTGCTCCATTTCATCTACGGCATCATCGAAATTGTTGCGCATATAGCTTAGAGCTCTTTCGTTTTTATCAGTTTTGCACTTCATATAACGAGATTCGAGCCTGTTCAGCCACTCGGTACGTATTTCTTTCGACGGGAATATCACCATAATGTACGGAAAAATGTCTTGTTTCTCTACTAAATATTCTCGCACATTCTTGTGAGACGAAACAAAAACATTATATCCCTGTAAATCAAGGTCAAGAGCAAGGTCGCAGTATTCCTTCACCCAGTTGTCGTCCTTAACAAAATTACTGCTTTCAAGGTCGATATAACCAGTTGTGTTGGCGTCGCCCTCATATGCGCGAGTTACGCTACTTTTACCAATCCCGGGAAATCCAATAATAATCATTTTATTTTCTCCTTACTCATTTTTTATCTTGCGTTTGTATCCTGTCCAATTCGTTTATGAACAGGTCTAACCTTACAAGTTTCTCCCCATTTACAAAAATCCCCACGATATTTATACAAGAACGCAACTCCGTTATCTCCAGCATCCGCTCCGTATCGATTTTTGTCAACTGATAAAACGCGATAAACCTCTCTGCGCTCTTTTTCATCCAGATCGTATGGTTCATCTTTCCACGATCCATCGGATTGTTGTTTCGACCTAAACGGTCTGAAATCATATGGGCCGCCTGCTTCGAGCTCTTCTGCCTCACATTTTCTAAGGAAAAACAACAAACTGACAACCTCTTTTATAGCTTTCGAACCGGAAAGTGCCGACGCATTAAGGAACAGGTTTCCAATACTGTTCGCAACAAGCTGAATGGTATAAAGACCGATAAGATTGTATTTTTTCGCGAGAGAATCCATATCTCGAGAATCTTTAATCAAATCAATCCAGAACGCAGAGTTTCCACCCTCTTCGAGTGTCATCTTGAAAGTGTCCACGACATAAAAATCAATTCCATTGCGAAGAGCCTCTTTTTTAATAATATCATGTGTCAAAGAGGAATCGGCGTCGCTCATTGTGACAATTTTTAAGTTTTTTCCTGGTCCATTATCCCACCATTTCGAAGCAGCTCGAACTTCGTCTTTGTCTTCCTCTGTCAAATCGTTATTACGAAGCTTTTTCTTCGTAATCTTCCAATAATTTCTATATTGAACCAAAATAATCATCATCATAATTATTTTTAGTTCTCTTTCTGACATTTCGTTACTAATAAAAACGCCACGAAGCCCCTTTTGAAGAAGAGTAAAGACAATGTTCATCATAAGGTTTGTTTTACCGCATCCGGAGTGAGAGGCGAGCGCACTCGTTGTCCCACGATGAAGTCCAGATGTCTGTCTTGACAAAAATGGAAACATCGGTATTTCTTTTTCTTCAAAATTCAATCCAGCCTCACTAAGAGATACCCCATCATCTCCGTCTTCTTTCAAACTTTCAAGAAACTCATCCCCAAACAAAGCAGCTCCGTCACTAATAATCTTCATCGAAGAAGCGCTATTGTTAATTGAAATATTAGCAATCCTCTCTTCATACCATTCAGTAACGTTGTTGGCGCTAAACTTCTCAAACAGTTTCAGTGGTTTAATCTTCTTCCCATTGTCAAGCGTTACTTCTTCGAGAAGATTAAATCCATTCTTGTGAAGTTTCAGAATAATGTTGCTTTTGTTGAACTCGTCCAGAATCGCATCCCAGTTCTTCAGATCAACGGTGGAAGCAAGTTTCTGAATTGTCTTCCAACCACCGATACTCTGCAGACGATCAAGGACCTCTTCCGGACAATTGGAAAGAACTGTCACCTCATCGATTACATTAAAGTGCTTTTCGCGAAGATATTTAACAACTCCAAAAAGAAGTCTTCCGTGCCGAGAGAGAAATGTTTCCGAAGAAACCGTGGATTTTATATCGTCATACAGCGTAATATCTGCGTAAAGGCACGCAATTAAATTTCCTTCAATTGTTAATCTATTTTCAAGAAGCTCCTGCGGATACTGATCAACAACACCTGTTACAAACTGTTCCATCTGACACATGTTTACGCTTCGTCCTCCAATTCTGCCAACGACTTTCTTCGTTTACTATTCGGGATTACCGCCGTATTTTCTTTCACCTGTGATTCAGATTCTTTCAGCGGCAAACTCATATACTCATTCGACCGATACTGCGCCACATTGCTTTTAACAATTGCACTCAAATATTTAATCATACCGAAGTCGCTCTCAAAATACTTTTTCTTCAATGTCTCCGACAGCGAGCGTTTATTCTCTGTCAAATACCACTTGACTTTGTTGCCATTCCCATCGACGGCTTCTTTCCAAGTCAAGTATTCCTTCCAAACGATGGTTCGTCCGGTAAATTTTCCTCCGCAAATATCGAGCACAGCATCGTAAATCGGAGCGAATTCTTTTTCATCAATCTTATTGGATTTTGCCGAATTTTTGTCCTGCCAACGGCGATAATGTTGTTCGTTCAAAAAGTAAACTTTACGAGTTCCACCGAGAACAACCTTATATGCGCAAGATTGCTCGATTTTGTTCCGGCAACCGCAAAAACACTCAATTAACATCCACTCGCACCATCCTCTATTAGAGGTCTATCATATTTATCCAACCGCTCTACAATCAAGTCTCTCGGCAAGAAATCTCGGCAAGAAATCTCGGCAAAAATACGCAGATGCAAACGGGCTGCCCTCAAGGGGCGTCTTCATACTTTTTGGAGTATGAAATCCGATACGTTGGTCAAAACTCAAAAGTTGAATTCCATTTTTGAAAACATCAAATCGTGACTTCCCCTGTAAACTATTTAACGGAAGGAGAATCGCGAACGGTTTTCCGAGTTCATCAAGTCGGCGAATAACCTCGTCTTTTTTTGAAAACGGCGGATTACTAATAATAACATCATACGGCTCGTCGGGCTCATATTGAAAGAAGTCTTTTCCATCAGACAACAAGCTCCGAATAACGTTAAACCCCTCTTCTTTGAACATTCTGACATACGCGCTCCACTCCTCGTCAAACGGACACCAAATGGTTTTATACCCGCTATTCTTCAAGTGCTTGACAAGAGGCGCAACTGCATAAAACGGGGTATACATCTCATCCCCGCAAGCGGTTGTATCAGAAGTCAAATAACCAATATTCAACATAAATCAATTCTCCTTCCAGTTTCTATCATAAGTATAACACAAAACCCTCTCGTTGTCAAGAGGGTTTTGAAAGTTTTTAAATCATTTTAATTGAATCCGAAAAGGGAGAATCAGAGCCATAAATGGTATCAATTCCAGAACATTTTATTCCATTCAAATCAATTCCCAATTCATTAGTGTGCGTAAAGATAACAGACGTTTTAACATTATGCAACTTTCTTGAAGCCTCTTCACTGTCTGCTCGCACTCGCTCAAACAAACCCTTCGTATTCAAATCTCCATACCTCAAAGACCCCTGAAATGGATTTGAAATATTAGTTTTATCCACAAGCCCACCAAATGTCGAACTTTTGCTTTCCGTAATAAAATCTCCGGCTCCGTGGCGTGTCATATATGTTCGAGAAACATAGCAAAGTTCGGTGTCTACATTTTCTAATCCGAGCTCCCACAGAATTGACGCTCCATATGTTGCTCCAGTGTTGGAGGGAGTTGTGTTATCTCCATACATTGGATTGCTCAACAAAAGTCCCTGTCCGTTTTCAAAGACTGCCGTATCGAATTTCTTAATCGCCGTCGAATATTCCAATTGAACATTCAAAAAGAAATAGGCTAAATCGTTTAGAAAATTTTCGAGTAAAATTGGAGAATACCAAATTTCCGACCATTCATCGGGAACTTTCTTCATCCCATATTTTTCCAATCTATTTTTGAAATAATTGTCTCGAAGACCGCTTAAATACAACCGTCTTGATTCACGGCTTAAATAGTAGATGTCGGCAATAGTGATTCCATTTTTGGTTCCGTACCGATCAACCGTCTCCCAAATTCCCATTCCACAAGAACCGTGCTTTTTATCGCCGCGACTTGCTTCGACAATTTGATTAATCATCATATCCCACGGTGTGGAAAATCGGCAATGATAATCACACAATACGACCGGATGTTCTCCTATATTTAGAAGCGTTTGATGCTCTGTTCGGAAAGTCATTGGATTAACAATGAAAAACCCAGAAAGAAAAGTAATCGCTCCCGAAAATGTTCCAGAACCAAAATGTTGGAAAACGTGTCTTTTGCCATCGGGGAATTCAACCGTGTGAGCTCTTTGAGAACCGCCATTTGTCAAAATGTTTACACACTTCTTCTCATTAGCAAAAGCCTGTTCGCAAAAATAATTTGTTACAAGACCTTTTCCCTCGTCTCCAAAATTGGACCCGATTACAAATTTAACGCTTTCCAACATTTTATTATCTCCTATATTTTACCAACTAATTCCGTCCGCTCCGACAGAAACATTTCCAGTGCTAATGCCATCAACCGAACGCTTAATCACATCAATGATGTTATCTACTGTGCTATTGAGATCAGATCTGATATAATGATCTCCAAGAATAGCCCAAGACTTATGAAGTTCGTCTTCCGAATATCTGGTACGGTGCGAAATGTCGATATGATAAACATCAAACTTCTTCGCTACCTCTTCGTAAAGAGCCTTTGTTTCAACATCAGACTGTTCCGAACTTCCAAGAATGGCATTTAGGTTTCTATACGGCAGAATCGGGTTGATAAATTAGTCGCCAATAGTTACGATAATACCTTTCTTGTTACGCTTCCAACAATCAAGTTCCGTGTTATGAAGTCCGAAATACCACGCGGCGGTATATGATTCATACGGATTCGTACCACCACCAAATTCGAAATAAATCTTTCCAAGCTGTTCCGCAATTCGAATATCGGATTCAAACTGCGTTGCCTGAATCGGATAGGAATCATATGCGAGATCTCCAATTCCTATCGTCATAAACTCGATATCTTTTACTTCCCCGAAAAGCTTCGTCATAATAACATTGAGCTTTTTAGCGATTTTTTCCGCCGCCTTACCCATAGACCCCGTTACATCGAGTGCAAGAATAACAGGGACTGTTTCGGGGTGCTCTTCGCTATCACAACACAGACGCATTGCGTTATACGGAGAAAGAGCGGAGTCGAGTGTCTTCCGTCTATAAAGTTCTTGAACAGATCCCTCACTTATTTACTGTCTTATTGGTTGAATGCGGTTTTATTCACGATAATCATCGTAAATCTCAATATAAGGAGCGATTTTCCCCGGAAAAAGCTGAGTACCTATTATTAGCTCTCCATATTTTTTGGACAGTTCCGACAAATCTTCCATCGAATTAATATCTACTATCCATTCCGCTTGTTCAACATCTCTCTGAATGTGTCCATTTAACGAAATCCTATGATTTTTGCCGACAGATAGCCAAGGTATTCTGTTTGAATACAATCTATCATATTCTTCAAAACTTGAACACTTATTATTTTCCGTAACCCAGATTGTCTCGTTCTTCGCCTCTGCGCACGGCGAGGAGTCGCCCCACTCGCTCGTGCGCGAAATAATGAATTTCACAGTTATTCCCCTCAATCCAGAATTGCAAGGATCTTGTTCAGCGTTTCAACCGTCGCATCCGCCAACTTGACCTTCTCCGGGTCTGCCGCTTCGGTAATCAGAATTTCTCTTGCCTTCTTCTTCACCTCTGCGCTTGCTGTACGAAGCTTTCCCTGAATCTCCGCGCGAAGATTGTCGATGGTCGGAGCAGTGTCCGCATTGTCCATATCGAGATCGACGTTGGAAGTGTCTGGGTCGAGGTCGTCAACGCCAGAGGCATCGTCTGTTGAGTCGAGGTCTTCATCGGAAGAAGACTCGGACGCAGACATTGCCATTTCGACCATTTCAGGCGACTTATGCGCCCCAACAGGAGCGGCAAGTTTTGCGGCAATCGCATCCTCGACCGCCTCAATAAGATTGTCGGCGCTCATATCTGCCTTGTTGACAATATACTCAAAATGAGTCTTCGTATCAACAGTATTAGAATCGTCTGTAAAAAGCATAACTCTCTTTTTATTCACGAGAGTACCCTTCTTTTCCATCTTCTTATTGAACGGGTTCTTTTCTTCTTTAACGCCAACAATCTCGTTCTCAAAATAACACATCACAGCGAGGTTTGCCTTATCTTTGATTGCATTATAGAACTTCGGCTGAACGCTACACGTGAGCTGATCAAATTTGGTGTTATCTTGCATAACATCAGTGGAACTCTTTACCTTCGTGTGGCCAATGTAAAGAAGATGGTATCCGGAATCCTTCAGTTTTACGATCTGCTTAATAATCAGATCTATGGCGCGATCCTCTCCCTTTTGGAACCCCTTATAGGCCTGCGCCACGCTCTTACACTTGTCTTCCGGCTTACCTGCCTTCTCACACAATCTGTTCCATTCGCGAACCACATAATCGCACGCAATTCTCACAAGCTCATCGAGCGAATCAATTGCAACAAACTTAGTGTGTGGATATTCATCTTTATGTTCGCAAAGATAATTTACGCATTCAACCAGTTCCTCAAAGGTTTTATCAGTCTCTCCAAACGCCCCATTAATGTGCATTGGTTCGTTTTCGGCGCCACAGGTAATAATAAAAGTTCCTTCGTCACTTCCAGCAATCTTCTTGCCAACTTCATGCGCGAGCGTTGTCTTACCAATGCCGCCTACACCAAGAATTACATAATCATAATCTTCAAACTTTCTTTTCATTTCACAAATTCTTCCGCGTCTTGCCATAATTATTCCCCTCTCTTATTTCTCGCCAAATTAAAGATCCCCGAAGAGGTCAAAGTCTTCATCGTCAGCCTTCTTATCCGTCGAAAGATCGCTCTTCGTATCCTCAGTCTTGTCTGCATAATCGTGCCTCGGGGGGAGCAGGTCTTCCGCCTCATACGCAGTTCCCTGAATATTTCTCGAGCTTGCAAAGCGCAGCTCCGTCACACGATCTCCAAACACCGTCCCCCCCGCAAGACGAATCTCATCTTCAAGAGTAGAAAGACCGAAATCAATATTCTCTTTTGCTTCGTCAGAAAGGTCATCATATGTTATAGACACCATTTCTGTTCTGTTGATTACGTCGAGCACCACATCCGCTTTCGCAAAGGTGCATTCATCAGGGAAATTAGTAAATCTGCGACGCACAAGATCGAAAATCTTTGAATCCCTCACGACAAACTGAATGGGACAAGTCACCTGACCTTTGCAAACATCCTTGCGATAATTCATATCATAGTATCTGTGATGGCAGTTTACGCGAAGAACGCCGTCATCACCATCGTCAATTGCGTCGGGACCATAAACCAAATCGAGAGAGAGTCTCATCATATCTTTCTCGTCATCAGAAGCAAACCAGATACGAGATGGAACAAATGTGCGGTAAAACACGCCAGTACTTTCTCCATACTGAATGTTCATCGTTCCCTTAATCTTTACTCGACGCTCCATAAACTTCGGATTGTCCATCAACTTACGGAGCGCGGTCATAAAATCGCCCTCAAAAACAAACTCGAGGTCTTTCGAAGAATCCTTCGCCTCCCCGGGCGCATTAAGGTTGATGCCGAATTTGCGGAAATATGCTACGCGAGAAAGAACCTCGGGATTTGCTCTGTCTGCAAACGCCACTTCCATCTGCTGACTCTTTGCACCACCCTCCGCCTTCGACTGCGTATAAATCTTCATCTTACTTACGTCAACAGACCCGTCTGTCTTGCTCCAGAATCCGGCCCGAACCTGCATAATGTGTGAGTTGCTGTCGTTGACTGCGTTGAACTTGAAAGTCTGATTGGTCCAACCAGAATCATAATGCTTTTCTTCAAATGCTTTGAATTTCTCAGTTTCTTTTTCGATTTTCTTCAGTTTTCCTATGAATTCAAATGTTGCTGCCATTGTTAAAACTCCATTTCATTAATTAAAATTTTCGTTTATTTTGCGTGGTTTCTCCACTGCAATAATAGTATAACACACTCAATATCTTTTGTCAAGTGGTTTTCAAAAAATTTTTACTCAAAATCTTTGAATTTGATTTTGCAAATCAGTCTCTTGCCGATTCTGTCTCGAAGCTCAATCTTCGGTTTTCCGACCAAACCTTCAATCAGCGCACCATTTTTTGCAATCAGACTCTTACGATTATGAAGCACATAATCTACTCCTTCTGCAATTGTCCCTTCCAGAACGATTGGAACAATGTCAATTCCGAAATACTGCGCAATGTCTTCGACCGACGAGCGGGGCTGATAATTACCCGCAATCATCGCATCGAAAATAATAAAATCGACATCGTTGCGATAACCGCCGCCGTTCTGAATCTTCGGACCATATCCCTCTCCAAAAAGGATGACTTCGGTTTCACCGAACTTCTGCTCGAACAACTGTGCGTTTGCTTCGCCGCCAAAAAGCTCATTCAACCGATTGATAAGAGCCGTCGGCATCTGTGCTTTATCTGTACGACCGCCAAACGTTACGGTGTGTCCGTCCCAAAAAATCCTCACATTCGATCCGTCAACTTTCTCCGTAAAAGTCCATGGGAGATCTTTACAAAACTCAATCGTTGGATTAGTAAATTCTCCGATAACGAGCTTTTTCGTCTTTTCGTCTCGGCGATAAACAGTTTCAATCTTATTATACTCAATTATCGACATTTCCAACTTCCTCCTTGTTGTCATCAAGCTGCTTCGTCAATTCCTCAGCCGACACAAAATCTTCTGTGCTATCAGGAATGTCCCACGGAGACACGAATTCCCCCTCATCGTTTTTTACGAGCAGGTCCGCAAACAAGTCAAACTCCCATCTCGGAATCCGAACCCTTTCTCCGTCCATCTCGCGATATCTTTCATCTTCCGCGAGACAAACAAGCGAGCTTGCGTTTTCCTCACGATCAAGATGGAACACGCCATCTTTATGCTCTTCGATCCACTGCCAATACTCTTCTCGGAAGTCCTCCCGCTTTCTTTGCGAAATCTCTGCATAATTCAGCCGGACCTCAATTCCGTTCGGAAACTTATCTGGATTGTCGTAATGTGCAACGCCACCATCTGCCATCTTGCGAATGTCTTCATCTCGCACATCTCCGTGACGGAGTCTCTGAACCATCAAAAACTGCTCGAACTCATCTTTGGTCAGCGGACGCTTCGCCTTTCGATTTAACGTTTGAAGCATATCTCTTCTATGCTTTCGATTTGGGCTGAACCCGGTGTTCTTGTTTTCAGGTAAAATTGCCTTCAATTTTTCTAACTCCTTTACAATAATATGATGTTAGCAGGTCTCTGCCTTGAGCATAGTATACCACAAAAACCCATTTTTGTCAAGAGGTTTTGAAAATAAAAATAAAAACCCACTTTTATTTATTTTGCTAAAACGCACAAAAAAAAGAGGGGTACAATCCCCTCTTTTTTATATTACATCCTGATTTTCCTAAATTTCAACTGTTTTTACAAGATCAGGGAAACGCTTTTTCAGTTCTTCCTGCAAAAATTTCAGGTCTCCGTAAAACCCTTCTTGCTGTGCTTCGCGCCTATCATCATCTGATTGGATATCATAAAGTGCCGATCTCATCTCGACAGCGGCTTCTGCGTATCTGCCCATCCACATCAATGCATCCGCCTTAATTTGACCGACCTTCCAATTTCTCCACATATAGTCCAGATTTCTCCAGTCCTGAACCCTGGCGGACTTTTCATCCATCTCCTTCAGAACTTCGAAACATTCCGCAGGATGGTTGGAGTATGCGAGTTTCTGTGCCAGTCGAATATATGCGTCGCGGTATGTCGGGTGCAACTTGATTGATTCTCGATAACAGAATTCACAATCATCATTCGCGCCAATTTTATCGTAACTTTCTCCAAGCAGAACATACAACGCAGGCTCCATCAGCATATCATCGTTTCCCGTTGACTTGATTCGAGCAAGCAGATACGAACCCCATTGAATTGCTTTATCCCACATTTCACGGAAAGTATATTCGCGGGCGAGGTAATACAGTCCATACATATCATCCGGAGACTCCTGCGCACGAAGCTCAAGAAGCCCAAGATAACTTCCGCGACTCTTCGTCTGATCCGGGTAATGCCACAGCCAGATTGTCTTATCAGTCATTCTCGCGCTGTCCGGAAACATTGCGTTATACTCATCTGTATATGTTAATGTTTCGTGAACAGGGTATTTCCATTCAACTCCGAATTTCGGGTGACGGTGACACTTGTTATACCAAAAATACCGTTTCGCATCTCCTGTCACTTCATCGCTGCTCCAAGCATAATAGTAATAAATCTGACCCGCTGTCAGATTCTCTTCCGCAACCCGTCGAAGTTCCGTTCCCCAACCGGGTTTCAGGACCTCATCCAAATCCGTGCAAATACAAATATCAGCATCGTCCGAAATCAGTTTCATACTGTCATTGCGAGGAGTGTCAAATCTCCAAGGAGAATATCTCTTTTGATCAAGAATCAGGTTATTTGTCGGAATCTCGAATTTACGAGCGGAAGCATATAATGCCTCTTTCCAACCATCTTTCGACCCGGTATCAAGAACACAAATCTCATCTGCCCCCTCTCCATTATCCCACATTGACTCGATCCAACGTTCAAAGAATTGCTCCTCATCCTTCATAATCGCATAAACCGAAATCTTCAACCTTTTCTTATTCATTTCAAATCTTTCTCCTTTTAGAATATATTTTTTTATTTGCGAACCACCCAACCCATAAAGGGATTGGAATTTCTGTTCCATTTCTTTTTTAAAAAAATATGTGCACCAAAGCAATGACTTATCACGCCAATCGAGTACATGACGGTCTAAATATCATAATGTCTGTTTATAAATATTTAGTATATTTATTTTTGGAAGATTTTAAAACACTTTTCCAACGTAGCCCCTACCCCTTCGCAGGTTATTGTATGGTTACTTCCGCTATAGTTAAAAGAGACAGAGCCATTGACGGCATATGCGTTCACTATCATGTGATTAATCCAAATAAGACCAGAAGCCCATGAAGTGTTCTCACCAACGGTCACCTTCGCCGTACATAAATAAAGACCCGCTGATGAAATATTATTGGGTAACACCTCATCTCCCAAAACAAGAGTTCCGATTTTGGCCGTTCCATTCCCATCGCCAACCGTCAGATCGTATTTCGTACTTTTGTTTCCTAATTGTATCTGACCGGCAGACGCGCCTCCTCCAATGCCAATCCCCCCATCGGAAGCGATTATTGAGCGGCCGATGGCAATGCTTCCCGTCTTTGCAGACGAAAGAGCCCCAACAGCAACAGCGTCGTTTTCTCCGCTCGCACCATATCCAATAACGACACTTCCACCGGAGCCATTAGCTACGCCAGCCGAAGAAGTCTCCCCAATCGAAACGTTCTTAGGGCCAACGCCTGCACTTCTCGCGTCTCCCGTCAGCATCTGATTCAATTGTCCATTTTTATCATACCATGTCGGAATTGTTAAAAATTTTGGCATAATTTATATCTCCTTTTCTTAATTATTTTTAACGCACTTCCGCAATTTCGTAAAGCCCGCAATGGCAAGTCTCCCCAACACGCCCCTCTTTTAGCATCTGACGGAAATTAGTGCAGGGACATTTTACTTCAGGAACGCGCTTGATAGCGCAGCAACAGTATCCGTCGTTATCCTTGATTGCTGCTCTAATTTCCGTGACGAGTTCTTCATCATCATTAACTTTCGCTATTACCATAATTTAATCTCCTCGACTATGAAATTTTTTCGGCGTATTGATTTGTTGACGCCAATTCCACGCCGAGAATTGGATCTATATGATGCGGTTCATTTGGTTTGAACCGTCCAAATTTAACAATAATGTTTGGAAATTTTTGGAGTTGTACGATTTTGTCTTCGATTTCCGATTTGTAGTAGCCGGTGTAGAGGATGATAGGATCTTCAGCATGTCTTCTAAGAACAGATACGAATTCGATAACATCTTCGAAAGAGTCCAATGGCTCCATTCCACCCATAACAACGGATTCGGAGATTGGATTCTCCAAATACCGTTGAACGAGCTTTTCTGTTGGAATTTCAATAATCGGCTGTTTCGCAAGAGAACTGTTTTGGCAACACTGAATTCCACATTCTTTTTCACATTTAAATGTGCAAAAAGGGAGTGCTAAAAACAAGGACGGTTTTTTATAATTTATGAAATCTTCATCAATTAAATCAATTATTTTCATCTTCCAATACCTCTAGACAAGTAGTATTTTGTAAAACATTCCCATCCATATCAATTTCAATATAATGAAGCATATTATCACTTTGCGAACGATATTTTAAACAAACCGCATTGCGCTCTACATTATAATTCGGTGAATATTCCTTAAAATACTTAACCTCTCCTAAAAGTCTATACAAAACGACCTTGTCGAAATCTTCGTCCGCTCCAAGCCAAATGGGTTTATAATTATAGGTAATTACAGCCGTCCAACGAGGGCTATTTTTATTTTGTCTTTGAACACCAGTAACCCCAGAATTGTTAGTACATTTCTTGCCCATATTCATTGCGTTTTGATGTGCAGAAACCGGTCTTAAATTAGACTTTCTGTTGTCTAGTCTGTCGTGGTTTTGATGATCAAAATGGCTTTCAAAATCATTAAATATTATATTAGAAATATCTACCCCATTTTCTGGATTTACTCCTTTTGTAACACAATACCCATAACTTTCATACCATTTATAATCTTTAATTTTTTCGACATCTTCTGCATCAATAATAGATTCGCATTTATAATTTTGGTTTTTATCTTTAATAATTATTTTAGCAATACCCCATCAATAATTATTTCATTTTTATCATAAATGGTTGATTCCACTATTTTTCCATATCGATACATTTGATTATAATGTCTTTTACAATAAAAACATCCACGAAGACTACTCGTATTTCTTGTTTCTCCACAAATTACGCAAGGTAATAATTTTTGTGGTTTATACGGCACGTTACGAACAGAGCAAAACAGCTCATATAAACCACTAACATTTAAAAATTTTCGTAATTTATCTGTGCCACATCCAAGTCTTTTTGCCATTTCCTTTTGACTTTTGCATTCGTAAATCGCATCTATTACTTCTTTTTTGTCTAACTTAATCCTCTCCATTTTGGATATGTTAAAACAGTTCAAAATTTACACCTCACAAATATTGGTCTTCTCCGACCTTATACCACATTCTATTTTCGTATTCGCTCTTACGATCTTTGGAATATGAAGACGTTGCTACTAGATAACCAACTATACGACTTGCTTCATCTACTTTTGGTCTTCCGCAAATTGGACATACTTCTCCAAAAAATGTATGTTGTTTTTCACACAAAGAAAGTTTTGGATTAAAAGCAAAATAAATTACGCCACTGTTCGCAATATGATTAAGCAGTTTCCAGCTCTCGTCTTCAGTAAGCCTTGCTCCCTCAAGAGAAATGTGGAGAATTTGACCACCTCCGGCCTTTTTATCAAGAATTGAAGCAAGTTTAATTCTTTCATTAATACTGCATTTTGCCATCAAACTTGTCCATTGGTTTGAATAAATAAACTCTTCATTTCTATGGTAAATAATATTATCCTTTTTACACAGTTTCACATTCGCAGATTCAGCCGGAATAATTTCCAACGACACATTATAATCATAACCAGCAGAATCTTGTAATTCATTAACCGTGTCCATAATTTTGCAAGCAAACTTAACACCCTCATCCGTGTAGCTGATGCATCCCAAATCGTCTGTTTGCGTCATCCCCATATACTTGATTGCCTCAAACATTGCTGTAAGACCGTTTGTGGTTGTTTGTTTATCCAAGTTGATAACATTGTATGAATAGTTTGGAAGAAGCCCCTTTTCAATATTCCTTTTAATAATGTATCTAACCCGATCCAAGACGAGCATATTTAATTTCGTTCTGTCTTTTAAAATTTTAATAAATTTTGTTTTGTCTCCTCCGGACTCCAATGCAACCCTCATTAAATTAATTGTGCTAACTTTTACAGATCCTATTTCAACAAGACTTCCCCCAATACTAGACTGGAACTGTTTCTGCTTCGACAAATCGTTAAGCATCCGACAGCACGACGCGAGATTTGTAACAGAATCTCCGACATAAAAATTGCTATCATACCAATCAAGATTTTGTTTATTGCACCAGCGCGCAAACTCTTCATCTACAAATTTCCCATTTTGAAACAGAAGAGAATATGTATAAACAGGAAATGTGTGAAATACTTCGTGACGAATCTCTGATTCCGTTTGCATATAAATTTTTTGATGTTCAATAATATCCTCAATGTGGTCAATAACATAAGAGCCATCGGGGAATTGACGGTCTCCAAAAATTTCAGTCAAATAATTACGGTCCATAATAATTAAATTTGTATATGCGGACTGAATTATTCTAGTATGAATTTGATTTACCTCAAAAATAAATTGCTGAAACATTTGTTTTCTGTAGTATTCTGGATTTTTTAAATAATATCCTTCTTGAACATCCTTATTCCAAAAATACCACGTATATACAAAAAAGCTCGGAAGGGCGCAAGCACCAGCGGTTCTATTAGATACCCATACAATAAATTCGCGCAAATGTGCCATAAAAGTTGTTAAATGCTTCGGAGGTTCTGTATTGCTTTTCGGCAAAAAGTATAATCCTTTTTCTGCTAAATTTTGAAGCTCATAAGCGTAACAATATGAATAAAACGAAGAGGAGGGGGCGTCATGCATATAAAGAGCACCAGAAAACTCATCTTCTAACCATTTGTTTGCAACTTTTTTGTCATATTTCTTTTTGATTTCATAATAAATTTTATTAAAACTCAATAATTTAGAGTGTGGCTTGTTCATTTCGTCTAATAGCCCACGAGCATCCTTTGAATTAGCATTAGCATTAGGATCGATCGTTGCATTAGCAACATTATCACTATCGACAAAATTGTCTATAAAACTCGTATAGTCCAATTGGTCAGAAGAAAATCCGTTAATTTTTGTAATCTCTTCCCCATATTTTGCCTCAAGCTTTTTTAATTCCAGTTCAAAATCATTATCAAGATTAATGCTAATTTCCATATATATTATGCCTCCAAATTATTAATCCATTTTACCGCGTCTCCGAAACTCATCGCAGTTCCGTCCACTTCGAGCATCGGGGCATTCTCAAACCCCTTCTCCTGCATAATTTCAATATCTCTGCATTCCTCAAAGTCAACTTTTTTTGCCTTCAGCTTACTTTCAAGCACGCGGCATTTTGGACACCCAATTGTATAAAATACGACTTTCATTCCCATTACCTCCCCGTGCTTCCAAATCCACCGGTGCGTTCAACCTTATCGGCCTTCCGCGAGAGAAAGCGATCATCATCAGTTACAAGATAGCGGCAGTACACAATTTGCGCAATTCGGTCGCCAATCTTCACTTCAAGCGGTTCATCTCCGTTATTTTCCAAACAAACAGCCAAATTTCCACCCGTCGAAGAATTCCCATAATAACTAGGATCTATTACGCCAACACAGTTTCTAGGCACAACGCCTTTCTTACATCCAAGACCAGATCTCGCAAAAATAAACATTACATTGTCAAAAAACATTGTCGCACACACATCTGTCCAAAACGTGTGCGATTCTCCCGGCTGAAGCACATAATCTTCTTTTGAATGAAGATCGTATCCCGCGCTTCGCGAATCACTTCTCTCCGGGAGTTTCGTTTCCACATCAGGAAACACTTTAAACTCATCTCTTACTTCTTCGAACTTTCTCATAAAATCCTCTACTTTCTGCCGGGGAAAATTTTCGATTCCCAGGCAATATATATTATACCACAAAACGATTAATTTGTCAAGTGGTTTTAGAATAATTGTGTTGTCTTTTTCACTCCAAAATTAAACAAAGACGGTTCGTCATCTATATTTTGATACGATGGAGAACAAAAAGATATTTTATTTGTTTTACTATTATAATAAATAGAACAAGGCAACCATCCGGTTCCAATTTCAAGAAATTGTCCAACAAGTCCATTCGGTATAGCATCAAGAATTTGCTGTTCTGTAGGATTTTGAGTTGTCATATCAAGATAAAAGCGTATCCCATCTATTGTTCCGGTACTCATATTCTCGATTTCGTGTCTGTAAAAATGCGGGACCGTTCCAGCAGGTCCAGTAGGACCCACATCTCCCTGAATGCCTTGCGGTCCAGGAGGGCCTTGAATCCCGCCAGAATCTCCTCCAGAACCACCTTGATAATTTTGTAGGGCATTATCTATAAGGCTTTGTACTGACTTTTCGGAAATTCCAGCGTCTTCTTGCTTCGGGCGAAATTTTGCGACGACAAATGAATCTGACAGCCGGTTATGAATCTTATATAGCAGTGCATTATCTCCACGCCTGAAGTTATACCGAGATTCATTAATTATATTTTTGAGTATTGTTTGTTTATCCGGTAGCACGAAAACGTTAAGCGTCCCATCTTCATTAATACTTTCAATTTCACAAACAGCATCGGTCGAACGATCTCTGATTTGCTGTTCAATTATATCTCTTGTCACGTTTAAAAAATCTTTTGCGTCAATCATATAATTTACAAGTAGCCCTCCTTTCTTTAATTTGATTTTCTAAATAGGGAGAATAGGGGTGGTTGAACAAATGGTACAGATATGATATAGCATATATATAGCAATTATATAATCATTGATATATATACTATATATCATATATTATTATTATCTATTCCCGCCCAACCACCCCTATTATACACTAAAATTATTAGTTTGTCAAGTAGTTTTTAAAACCGTTGAAATATCTGTAAATATTTATTATAACGAAATATTTTTTTATATCGTGAATTTGAGCGCATGTCATTGATATGGATATATTGCTGCTATAGATTGCCCTGCTTTGTTATAGACTGTTGTTATTTGCTGACCATTGTAATTGTAAGCTGTTATTCCTGTACTGGCTTCTTCTGATAGCGGTATAGTGTATTGATAAGCCGGACCTAGATCTCTGATTTCCCACGTGTCATTATCATTCATTTCATCGACTTCGCCACTTACATAATTACCTGTGCTTGTATATACACCAGCCCTGCCTTGTACTACCACTTTGTCATTGTAAATGGAAAACACAGCATCTTCTGTGCGATATCTGATTGATGGAATGTTGATCATGTAAGCACCATTTGGAACGTGGTAGAATTTTAGATTTGGAAACTCACCACCGACGTATGTTGTTCCATTTACTGTATAGGTAAGTTTCTCTTCTTGCAGTCTCCAGTCATTGTGTGTGTGTCCGCTGATTATAATTACATTGGGCTGATTGGAGAGCCACGTTAGAAACTCTGTGGGATCTGGGTAAGCTGTTGGATTTACCCAATTACCTGTTTGTCCTGTTCCATAACGTGTTGCAAAAGAGTTTTTAGGAAATGTTTTCTCTGTTACTGTACCGTCTGTAGTTATAGTATAAACAGCTGTTGTATTATCAACTTGTTTCCAGCACGGGTAGTGCATAAATAGGAATATTCTTTTGTCCGGGTTATTTGTGATAACACTTTTAACACGATTTATTGTTTCTTGACTATAACCATCGACTTTGCCTGTATTTTCAGACAACGACAACAAAACATCCCTTCCATCATTGAATTGTCTTTGTATGATTAAATTGTCATCAGCTCCTGTTTTCTTCTTCCAGTACTCAATTGCAGTATACTCAACTCCATTGTCTGTTACATTTACAGAGCCGAAATTATTTCCACTGTCATGATTTCCAGCTGTTGTAATTCCACCCAAATCAGTCCATTCATCGAGAAATATTTTGTAGTATGTAAGCCAAGAGGAGCTATTAAATAGCCCCCCTGTAGTTACAGCAAAGTCTCCGCAAGTGTGTATTTCAACACCATTTGCCTTTTCAGCCCTGTACAGTTCCATGAGTCTGTGTTTTTTACCATAAGCGTTTGTGTAACGGCTGTGTAAATCAGAACAAACTATAAATTTGCCACGTAAAGTACTCATCAGCATTCCACCTCTAACAACACACCATGAGGACATGTTTTTCCAAAATACTGAACAGCTGCGGAGTTTGTTACGAATTTAGAAATACCTGCATAATTGTTACCATCACGTATCCATTCAATGTCACCAGCAGCAACAGCAAGAGATTTCTTTGTATGATTTGATAGAATGTAACAATGACCATCAGCTGTTGTAGCATCTGCATTGAGAGTCCATACACCATCGTATCCGGCATTAGCGGCTGTGGGCTGGTCTTCTGTAGATACTCTTGTAATCTTGATAGTTTTTGGAGTTGCTGTTAGTGCCTGATCGAAAGTAACATTTCCAGTATTGCCATGCAAACCAGCTGGAGATGTAGTAGTTCCGCTTCCAACAATATTCCATCCAGCCGAATTAGCTCTGTTTGTTTGTATGTGTGGACTTTGCATCGCACCTAAACTTGTATCATAATCAACTGGGTAAATGTACATTTTTGCGTATGTAACAGAGGTTGATGCTGCTTCCACTGTTACCGAGAAGGTGGTTGTAAAGCCTGCGTATGTGCCCTTGCCAGTTACTGTGATGGTGTTTGTTTGACCGGGAGTTAGTGCGCCGGACAGTGTATAATCAGTGCCTTTGGTTAGAGCTGTTGATGTAGAGCCATCAGAGTATGTTGCTTTGACGACTTCGTTTAGTTGGTCTAAAGTTGTGCCGGCTGCTACTGCGCCACCCGTATAGGTCGCTGTTAAGCCTGTAAGTGTGGGAGCGCCCGCAACTCCAACAATTACCTTCTGTGTGGAAACTTGTCCACCACTAAACATGAGAGTTAAGCCTATTGTGTTATCACCTTCAATTAAAGTAACAAAATTGGGCGACTGTACTAGAGTTCCACCCGGATCGATAACATTTCCATACTGGTCTTTTACTTTATACGTCCAGTTACTAGCTGTTACCTCTGTTCCGACATTGGTTGACCCTGTATAAGTTGCCTCTAGTGTCGTTGCAACAGGCTTTGCTTTAATTCCTGTTATGGTATAGTCCTGAGTGGTGAATAGTCCTGCATAAGCTATTTTTGCTGTTACTGTTGTTGACGTGTCTGTAAACACTTTAGGATTGATTTCAGAAATATTGTCCCAACTAGTCAATGTCTGTGTTTTTCCATTGTTAAAGGTCACTGTGTGGGTAAAATAACCACTTGTCTTGATATCGTCGTCAACATAAAGCACTGTTTTAGTTGGTGTATAGCTATCAATTACCCACGACTGAGCTAGATTTTCCTGTGCAGTTACAGGAACAGTTGTTTTAAGAGAATTGTAAGTGATTGTCGCATTAAAACTGAGAACTGTGATAGTCTGGGGAGACACTGTATACCCACTTGTAATTACTTCAGAATCTCCATTGTCGTAATAGCCTGTCACAGTAAAATCATTTTCTGTTAAAGCATCTCCTATATATCTTGTTTTTTCTTTAAGAGTCGCTGTGATTCTGTTGATTTGAGACCCTGCTGTCAATATTGCAATTAAGCTTTCTGCCGCATTTTGTCCTGTATGATCATCTGTGTAGGCAATGTTTTCTAACACCGTTTTAAGAAGTCGATAAGCCTGATCGTTCCATTTGCCATCAGTCCCCGTTCCTCCTTCTGCCGTTATGACTAAGGCATTGCCCGATTCATTCACGTTAATTGTTACATTATTGCCGGATATAATAGGGACGTTTGTTGTAAAAGGTATACTTATTGCGTTAGGCGTTCCGGGCATAATTAGCATCCCTGTAAAAATAGCCCCAGTATCGCTATTATAGGTTACATGAGTGATTTGCACCTTTCCGCCCGTCGGCACAAATCCTGGATCGCCCTTGTCCCCTTTAGGACCCTGCGGACCGGGCTCCCCTTTAGGACCCTGCGGACCGGTAGGTCCTATAGAGCCTCCTGCAGAACCCGATGGCCGCATAATTGCGCCAGCTACTTTTTCATTTCCGTCAAGCATAAATTGGATTCCATAAGTTGTGTTGCTTTTTACTCCGCCTTCTGGGGGTTCGACAGCAATTGTGACAGGAACGTCATATCTTTCATTTTCAATTATTACAGGATTTACTTTCCCGGTTCCACAATAAAGGGATCCTGCTTTTTCAAGAAGTCCCTTATTTTCCATCGCGACGCGCATAACCTTTAACGGAAGATTGCCCGCAATGCAACCGGATTCTGTACTCGAATTAAATTCTGCCATACTATCTCCTTTCTATTAATATACAAACGAAAGATTATTTACATTCGAAACGTTCAATGACATTAGTCCGTCGTATCCCAAGTTAAAGGAAATGCTCTGGATTAAAAATCTTTCTCGTTTCATATCGAAATCTTCCTCATCTGTATATGTTACTATATTATTAACACTTAAAAGCGGATTAAACATAACAGAACTGCTTAATGTGCTTTCCGATATGATCTTTTTCCGCAATTCATACTCTGCCCGTTCTTCCGCCAATTGGTCTGTCGTAATGTTGGAGTCATTAATCACATCAGCGACACGAAGCCCGATTCTTCCAACCGAAATCGGAGAAGTCGGATCTTCGTTCTTTTTAACTGCCGTGCAAATATGTCCATTGATATTTGCCCCTACAACATAAACACAGTTGACAAAAGAGTTTAAATCAATTGAAAAGTTTTCATTTTGCAGATGTTCAATTGAATAATCATAAAGGTTTGGTTTGTCTCCGTCAGAAATCACATCAATAACCGGAACGAAATTTAACTGTCCGTAGGAGTCATAAAAGACCTCTGCAGACAGAACATCCGCAATCTGCATAATCAAATTCCCATAATTCGACCCGGCGGACAGTGTTATCGTAATCGGCGTTACTTTTCCCTCAAACGCGGGATGATAAAAGAACGGAATCGGGTCGAGAACATCGCCTGTCCCGCTGTCATACCACAAAATGTCTTGAATAACATCTCTGATTGGCATACCTGGAGGAATCTCGACCGTCGTTCCAACCGTTCCGCGTTTTCCATTCAAAATTTCGAACTTGTCAGCACAACTTATAGGCACCGTTTTGGTTTCTGTCGATTTTGATGGATCGGCAGAAGTAATCACAAAAACGCCTTTATGAAACCAAATAATTAGATTTTCGTCCGGAACTTCCAACCCAACATCGAGTCGAACTTTCGTATCTACCCACAAATTATTGATCGACGGAGTATATTTTCCTTCTTGATTGTTTAATGAAAAAGACAGCGTCCGGCGAGAACCGTTTTGATAATTTTCACTATACGAACCACCGGACAAAATGTCTTCGTTTGGAAGCTGATAATTCACTGTTTCGTCCGGATTCAAAACAAAAATACGGAATCGAGGGTAAATTGTTTTTCTTCCAATAATCTTTTTAATCTCTGAAATTTTTAAATACTTTTTAATATCGCCGACGGCGGCATTCTTCCCGTCAATGATATACTTATAATTTTCGCCAGATCCCATTTTGATTTGGTTAGAAATCTGTGGCATAATGCCGCCCCCCTTTCTCAAAATATGCTTATATAGACGAATATGTAAAATTATACGCGTTGTTCTAACCAATAAATATTATTAAACCTCCAAAGCAATTTGCATTTTCGCGCATTTACTTTTTTACAATGTTTGGTTTTTGATTGAAAATTCAAAGCTACTCGTTCTGGATATAAAGCAGTGACGTATCCTGTATGAGTTTCTCCATTTTTATATGTATAAGAAACTAAATCCCTATGCTTAATTCCTAACACATTATCCGTTTTAGCTTTCGACTTCCTTCTCATTGGCTTAATAATCCATTCTTTCACATCACACGTATCAGGAATACTATCTGTAATGCATATCGCATCATTACTATGGGACTTTTCTATATTCCAGTTAATGCGTTTATTAGCAGTATCCCCGCCATTTGTAAGATGCAATATTCCTAATTCAGAAATCTTTTCTCTCAGATAGGTTTTTCCCTGCATAACATGCATAGCATAATCAAATTTTTTCGGCTGGGATTTGATCATATCAAAATATCTGTTTTCAAAATCCCGCTCTCTGCCTTTTGTTTTATCATGACACTTTCCACATAACGTGATCAGATTCCCAATGGTATCTGCTCCGCCATATTTTCTTGCCCTGATATGATGTACTTCTAACACACAGCCGGATTTCCCACATTCCTGACATTTATAATTATCTCTCAGAATAGCGGCTTTTCTAAGGTTTTCATCCAAACGGTTAGATTTCTGATACTGCCAACTATAGGGTTTGTAACCATCTGTCATTGCACGGACATCCATGCAGACATCTTCAAGGAAGTATTCCTGGATGTTGCACCACTTATTAAGCCGATACAATACCCTTAAAACAGCATCTTTCTTCTGTCTGATACTTGGCGCCAACCTGTTGCTTCGTTTAGAAGATGAACGGTTATTAAATCTTGTCTGCCTGTATCTTTTATGATAACGGTGATAACGCCTATATCCACGTCTGATATCTATTAAATGTTTTACGTCCCGGCGTTGTTCCATCGTCCCTTTAAAAACCACTTTATTTTTGGTAGGACATTTCTGAACAATGGCAAGCCCTACATGCATAGAACCGTCATCAATACCGCAGACCATATGGCTTTCATCATCTTCATCAGGTTCCACTTCCTTTTCCAACTGTATTACCATAGGATATCTGGATTTTATTTTTGCCCTGCCTTTTCTAACCAGATACCAGCCTTTATTAACTTTCGTCGGCGCCAATGGCCGATTGTTTTTATCAACCACAAAGCAGTATTCAATTTTGTTTTCCATCTCTGGATGCCTTCCTTTCGGAGTAATTTTCGTCTTGCCAATGTCGGGGAGGGTATATGTGTTTCTCTGTTATCTATGCAGGACACTAGCACAGTTTCTTGATTGGCACTCGCAGAGCTTCAGACTGACGAGTACATCCGAAGATGCGTTTTTAACCTTTTCCCCAACGTAGTTCATCATGCAGGATTACTTTCGTAAAACAGCATTCACTAAAGCTTGAAACCTGTTGTCAAGCAAGTACAGACAAGAAATGTAATAATACACTTGTCCACCTGTCTGTGCTTTTGTCTATAAAACAGACTACTTAACAACTAGTCCTTTCTGTTATTCTGTCTGAATGATACGACAGTATTTTGCGTCGGCAATCTCAATCCAGCTAAACGAAATTTCTTCTGGCATCTTCTCCCAAGCCTCGTTCGTAGTATTGCTCGGATCGGTAATTTGAATAATAAAAGTTTGACCCTTTTGATCTTTTAACAGTTTCGGATTTCCGGAATAACAAACATCGCGCCACTTGTCGAGCATATCGACTGCTTCGTTAGATGTTAAATTGCGGAAACCAAGAACTGAAGCGGAAAGATAATCGGGGTTTGTTCCGCAAAAGTTTTGAACCCTTCCAAGACGCTCTCGATAACCGCCGAGATTTTCGAACGGCCCGTTATTTTCTCTCCAGATAAAATTCGGTTCTGATGTATTCGGGGCTTGTTCATAAACCCACTCTTTATTGGTGTAATCTGCGTTAATCATTTCACGACCAAGCAAACAGGTAACGCTTCCGCCAACTGCATTTTTCACACCGTGACTGAAAATCGGGTATCGGGACAGCGTGTCCTGCTGTGTTTTAGCGACATTCTGTGTTTGTGCTCCGTTGGAAATATTATACTTAAATTTCCAAACATCTTTTGGGGCGGCTGTAAAGACTTTCGGATCGTCTGTTTCGTGAAGTTCTGTAATTGACCACCCCTGCCAACTTGTTTTAATCGGAACAATAATTCCAGACTGGTATTCGAGTCCTCCGTCGGTCTTGTTTTCAACAAGTCGAAAAACATATTTATAATAACGATTATTTCCAATATTGAAGTCTCGAATAATATTAGAGGATTCATTTAATACGACGGGGGTCCAAACGGGTTCCTCCATTGATTTTCCAGTCTCTCTATCATACCAAATTTCTTTCTTGTAAACAGAAACCGCGTACAACGACTGGTCGGCGTTAGAAACTCCTTCCGCTGCCGCAGTCGCAACTATTTCTTCGCCCTTTTTAATATCTTCAAAATTAAAAAGACCGATAACAGAACGAAGGTTTTCGTCAAGAACTTGCTGAATGTTCGCGTTGTTGATTTTTTCTGGAGCTCCGTCCTGCGCCCTTGGAGCAATTCCGTTTTCGGACGAAGATAAATAAAAAAAATTTGAGCTTAAATATTGTGTACTAACTGAATTAAGAACTCCGGGATTTAACGAATCCCCAGGTCCAATCGAAAATTTTAATTTCAAAATTCGGAGCTCCTTTCTTTGTATTTTGATAATTAATTGACATAACAAACACTTCTCAACTGATCTATTGTAAAATTATTTGTATTAATAAAGATTCTGAATGAAAGATTGGTTTTCAAAAGATTCTCTCTCTCTTTGATTGATGCCTGAACTTTTTCTTGTTTAACAAGATCAGTATTCGTATATGTTGGGTTTTCTATTCCAGAGATTGCGTCAATCTCGACAACATTCCCGTTGACTCGTACTTCCCCGATTTTAGCAGAAAGACCGGTTCCGTTTTCCAAATATGTTCCGTCTTTCCAAACAGCGTTGTCGTCCCATATAAGAGCCACTTTTGACAAAACAGATCTTGGCTGTGATGTAACGACTGATCCATTTGCGTTGATAACAACATCTTTCGGACTTCCTTCCGGCGTGTTATCAACCCAGATAAGTTTATCGGGTTGATTGATTTGAAAGGCAACTATTTGGTCTCCATCTTTACATTTCATAGTAATATTTTTATTATCATAAAAAGAGAAAGGCTGTTCGTTTTTTGCCATCGGATTTCGTATCGCCTCATCCGAATTTGTGTTAAACGGACCGGCGATATTTAAATATGTGTCTTTGTTATATGTCCCATCTCCATTATCCACTTCCGCATATTTAAAATTAGCAACATTAATTCTGTCCCCGTTCGGAACAATTCCGCCAACCTGCCAAATCGATGTGTTATGGAATTCGCTGGAATTTTGCCATTCTTTTGACTTTGACACTATTCCAGTTTTATCAATTATTCTAAGATAGGAGTTTGGTCCAATCTGAACTTTGTTAATATCGTCTGAAAGAGTGACAAATCCATCTGAATCTATCGATTTAATTGCTTCTGGAATAGAGACTTTAATAGTGCCAGTTCCTTCTTCGCCACGAGAAACCGAAAAGATATCTCCATTATAATCTTTGGAAAAATCAAAAGAACCCTCAACTACAATTTCATCCGCGTCTATTTGAATTGACCCGGTTCTTGTGCTTGAATTAATTGCGTAATTTTCAAAAGATTTGCTAAAATCAAGCGAATTTTGCCCGGTTATTGTTAAAACGCCGTTATCAACAGAAGCAACGGCCTGGTTTTCCTTTTTATAAAAACCAGACTTTAAATCATAATAATATGCCGTATTTTTAATCGGGATAGCGGCCCCAGACAAATATTGGTCTGCGTCGGGAGCCAAAACAACATCAAGAAACTTCAGACTCGCCTCCATTGCAAGTGTGTCGCAATCAAATTCGGCATCAACCAAATCTCTCTGTTCTGCCGTTTCTGTAAAATTAGAATAAATGACATAATCGATTTCAATAATTTTACCAGTATTTGTCTGTAAAATAAGAGACAAAATATAATATTGTTGTGATTCAAGCCCGTAAAATGTCGCAGTTATTTCTCCGCCATATTGTTCGTCTGTCTTCGCGAGAACAGTTCTTTTAGCAGAATCATATAAAATCCATTGGTAACTCTTCCACTGAATATAGTTATCTTGACTATAAGTCGAAGTAACTGTAAAATTACGAGTTGTTATTGCGTTGATGCCTCTATCCGAGTCAATTACATTTTCAGAAATTGTCGATACGATCTTCGGGTTTTTGTAAATTGAAAACGGATTATAGTCACTATCTTTATAAAAACTTTTAATCTGATAACGAGTTTTGTCAATTTCTGGATTGAATCCCTGATTTCCAATGTAAGTAATATAATTATAATCTTTGTTAAAATAATTGATATTAAACCAAGTTGGCTTAGCTGTTGTTGTTATTTCTTTAAAGATCATATTTTTATTAATGTTGATAGAAGGCCTGATATAAATAATTCCAGTATCTGAATTGGATTTCGTTTGTTTGTTGTAGAAAATTACTCCGGCATAATCTCTTTGCGCGTATGGAACATATGTTACAGCAATATTATCCGGGTTGATTTTCCCACCCGTTTTGATAACGATTTCACCATCTCCGACGGAATATAGACAATTCTTCGTAATGTCTACACCATTGGCAAGAACAACAGAAGTAAGCGAAGAAATTTTTTCATTCACATTTCCAAAATATGTTCCCGGCAAACCTTCGGAATCTTCACTAAAAGTAACTGTGTTTGACTGTTTTGATACCGTATTGAAAATTCTAACTGGCTTTTCTGCGACAAATTTAAACGGAGTATTATTTGTTTCTCCCGCCTGTGTTTTGGTGTTTACTTCGTAGTTCTTACCATCTTGACGGCAGTAAACAACTTTATTAGAAAGAGCGCCCCATGTCGTCGCGTCTGGCGTTCTTAACCACTGTGTTTTGATTTGATAACATATGTCTGATTCTATGTTGTTTTTTAACCAGTTATAAAAACGAATAAGTTCATATGAATATGGCTCTTTGATATCAGAAGATATTGATATATATCTACATTTCTCATCTGTCCACTCTCCATCTTCATATGCAACAATTGTTCCGACATCGTTTTCAATATAACTAATACTTCCGGGTTTAATAAATATATCGGAATATATATAATTGTCTTGAATATTTATGTCTGGACAAAAAGAACTAAAAGAAATATTACAGGAAAGAGTTGTTAAGCTCGGATTTTTTTTAATTAAATAAAGCCCAGCAGGTATAATTCTTTTACCATCCAAATCTTCAAATTTTAATTCTATCTTTTTTGATGAAAAATCAGGTTTGAAAACTCCATTATATGGGGATCCATAATATTTTTTATCAAATTCTACTTTTGATTCTTGAATATTATTAAATATAATTCTTTCTTCAGAAGAGATTGGATATGAATAATAATCACCAGAAAGCGGATAGTATGTTCCATTTGGATCTGCGGTTTGATAATATGTTTGCTCCCAATACGAAAGTTCTGGTTTTGCAACATTTGATTTCCAAACCATTTCTCCCTTTGTTTTTTTTTCATTATAAACAAATTCAACCATATCAGTTGCCGTTAAATTAGCGGGGTTGTTGCCATTTTTAAAAATTTGAAAACCGTTTGTTGTTTCTTCGGCAATTTGACCTTCGGCAAGCGCGTTGTCTTCTGCCGTTGACGGATAGATATATCCATATGTTGAATCATAACCCGAAATCAATGAACGCGTCATCGTAAAGGATTTTGGAATCGTTCCGCTCCAACTTGTTACAGGATTACTTGGATCATAACCACTCAACCTGTCAATTTTAATTGGTTGAACAAACTTATCAATTAAAACTAAATTGTCAACAACCTTATCATCGCTATCGATTAGCGCGGTTTGAATTCTTTTTTCATTAGGCCCGATTATCGTTCCACTTGTAACTACCATATCATAATATTTTTCAGCATTCGGCGGAAAAATAGAATCATCTGTTGTCGCGCTTACACTATCTCCCTTTCTTACTTCTTGGTACAGTGTGATTTTCCACGTATATGTCTGACCTTCAACCAGATTCGGAATTGAATTTTCCGACATTTGATTTCTAGAAACTGTTGAATCAACCTTGGCATCGATTTCTTTAACATAAAACGGAATTTCAAGGTAACTTCCATTTAATCCGGAGTTGATGTTTTTTAAATTCGGTAGCAGCGACGAAAAATTAGTCGCAACATATTCTTTTAAATCTGTTAAATATGTTACATTGCTTTTAATTGGGCCTGTTGTTCTATTGGCACCGGGGAAAATTATTTCATTGTTGCTGTTATATATTTCAATTGAATACCCCGTAACAGGACTATTAGAAGTATCAATCTTGCATTCAAAAACTATTGGCAAGTCTGACGATAAATCAAACGTTCCGTTAAACGGACTGCAGTCTGTTGGTTTATAAATTGCCATTTCTCAAACCCCCTTTTTAATTATTTTGAAAGTATGCGGGCGGGCGGAGGTTCCTCTCGGACCCGCCCGCACACCCATTTTTAAATCAAACCAAGATCATCTTCCGGTCGAGACTCTTCGACAGCCGGATCTTCTGCTTTTACTTCTTCTGCAGTTTCGACAACCGGTTCAACGACCGCTTCAACCGGGACATATGTATTCTTTTTATGAGCACGCTTTGCGACATCTTCTGCCTCACGACGAGCTCTTTTTTCTGCTTCTTCGGTTTCACGACGCTTTTTCTCTTCGAAAAGACGATAAATTCTCTTCAGATCACAATTTCTACAAGCCATAATTATTTTCTCCTTTTATTATCCGGCAGTCGTCGGAACGTTAACCACAACACTTGCCAGATTCGTTACATCGACGGTCCCATTTGTGGTAATCGTCTGTGTTCCAGTCGGAATAATATATTCATTTGGAATTGCATTTACTGTGACATCAGAAAGAAGTTCTCCTTCATTAGGAGTAACATTTTGAACAGACTTCGTCGGCGTAACAGTTTTCGGCGAACTCGGCGTCGGTTCAATAATAACCGATTTGATACCAAGTTTCCCTGTGCTTGGCGATACCGTTTTGGCAGAAGTACTAGCCGCAACGGTCTTCGCAGCGTCAAGTGGAGCTGCTTCAACAACAACGCTGCTTAACAGCTTACCGGCGTCCGGGGTAATCGTCTGCGAAGCAGAACTCGGGGTCGCGGTCTTCATTTGAGTGCTGAGAGTTCCAGTCACCTTCTTGTCTTTTACATATGCGGTCTTACCGGTCAAAATGTCCCCAGCAACTGCAGTCGCGTCGGAAGTATCTAATTGTGGAACATTAACCGTAACTTTATCATATCCATCTACGCCTTCGTCCGGAGTATATACGTTGTTTTCAGTCACCGTAAGTTGTTCGAGAACAGAGGGGACGCTATCTTTTCCCCACATCCCGTTGACGAACATAAAGTTTTCCTGTGTGAAATAATTAATGGCAACGGAACCGGGTGCAGGGACACCATAATCTACCGACACCGGATAAAACTCAGGAGAAAACGGTTTTTGTGCTGTAGGAAGCATATCTGCCGTATCGTATTCTCCCATTGTCAGCAAAAGCGTATATGCGTTTGCGTTTTTAACAAAATTTTGAAGTGTAATCATACAAATGCCTCTCCTTATAAAAAATTACTTTTCGAAATTTTTCTTAACAAGTGCAAGCGCTTGTTCAATTAAATCTTTTAGATTTTCTTTCCCAAAAATTAGCAAAATAATTTTATAAAAAACCCCGGCGTGAGCCTTAAAATAATTTTCAACCTTTTCTAGCTTCTCCGCTCCGTGCCCCGAACCAATTTCTTCCTCTGCCATCGTTACAAGTCCAGCAAGATATGTTAATAAAAGCTTCTTTTTATCATCCTTAGACATTTTACAGAACTTAATAATCTGCGGCACAAGATACGAAAGAAAGGCAAGAACGACAGCTCCAATACCTAAATATAAACCAATATTTTCCATATTTAAACCTCCAACACTTCCAGCCGCTGAATTTTTTCGGCGATCTGATTTTTCTTTTTATTTGTTTTATAATTTTTTTGTTCTTTTTCGAGCTCTTTAATTTCATCTTTAATGTCTTCATTCCACTTATATTCAATCAATGTTTGAACACAAGCAATTGCATCAGTAATATCTAATGGATTATCTCCGATGTCAAAACAATAATTTTTACAAACCAATTTCGCGATGTCTTCCTTTTGAGGTTTTTCAATCTCGTATTTTCTCTTAAAGAAAGCCTTAACACTAACAGAATGAACGCCGTCGAAATCATAAACTTCTGCTTCCGACTTTTTACAAGCGAGTTCCCAAATTGCGTGGACTTGCGCCAATCCTTGGAGAGACGCAATTGTCGTAAATCTTCCGGCCTGATTTGGGAGTTTCTCCTTCAACACGAAAAACTTCTTATCCAAATTTTGACAATGTTTTTTAACATCATCCAAAACAACTACGATTTTATCGTATACATCAAGCCAAACAGAATCTACTTTTTCGTTCAAAATTATTATCCCGGACATTTCGACCCTGTTTGATTTAATATTAACAAGTGCCCATCCAGTCTTTTGTTTTGCGAGGTCGAAGCTTAAAACATAATCATAATTTGACAAATCATAATTATATTTTACCAAAACCGTTTCACCTCTTCGTTGAAATACTTTCTCATAAAATCGTTTCCCTTTTTAGTCGCATCTCTCTCAAACCACGCGTCATCATACGACGGATAGTTCCCATCTTTATAACGCGGGGCTTCGAACCTATTCAACCAAATCTGAATAGCAATTCCATAAATTGTTAAAAATAATCCGATAAACGCAAGTGCGACAATTTTCGTGAAATATCCGATCCAGCTAAGGGCTGCGCTCACAATATAAATTGCGATTACAAGCAGACAAGCATATAAAAGTTTTCCGTCATATGTTTTCTGTTTTCTCAACCAAAAACGAATAACGCTCGGAATTGCGACAACAAAAACGGTGAAAGGTCCATACCTGAAACACGCCTGAAGATGATGACCAAGCTCGTGCGCGTTCAAGTAAAAATCGGTATTTTTAGGGGCAAGAATAAAAGGACCAAGATTCAGCCCATAATCTTCTGTGATCGGAAAGTAAAAAATTGGTCCGAACCTTTTCAGTTTATTTCCACGAAATCGGAGATATAACGCAACGACGCACCCAACAAGAGTTGTCGGAAGAGCCCAAGTGAACGAAAGAACCCAAATTAGAATTGTTAATTTTTTGTTAAATTTCATAAATCCTCCAACATAGAGAGGGCTGTGATAATCTCTCACCGCAGCCCTCTTTTTGTTTTTAATGATTATTTGCAGTCAAGATAACCTGATTACGAAGATCTGTTAAGAATCGACGTCCGTCGAAATCGCTTTGCGTATTAAACGTAGCATCAAGATTCTGAATATTGATCGAATTGTCAGTAGAAGAATTAGAATTGTTGGTCTGGAGACTGTTGCCACCAAGACGAGCAATAAGGTTAGGGGCAACCTCACCAAGAGCCCACAAGTTACGAGTAAGATCGGCAGGAACAATGCCAGATTTAGCAGGAAGAGAAGTGATTGTTCCAGAAGGAGTAATAATGGATTCAAGACCGTTTTCGTTGATCAGGGAGCGACCACCAGGGGCTGAAAGAGTACCAGAAGCAAATGGATTATAATTATCAGCCATTTTTCTTAATGCCTTTAAGCCATTAGATCCACTAAAAACTTTCCCATTAAAAAATGCATCATAACTCAGCTCCCCATCTAAAGACTCGTCTCCATTATTTAATCTAACAACAGTATTATGGATTTCCCCATTAACATCTTTATAAATTAAATAGTCTTTTCCACCTTTATTGTTTACAATTAGGGCGGGTCCTTTTACTTTATTTATTGCCTCTTCTGCCGTCCCCTTCCACGGAGATTGTTCAAATCCACCAAAACCGCCATCATCAGTTTGTTTAGATATATAAATATTAGAAGAATTCCCTGCTGTGTATTGATCGTTACTTGCCCAATTTGGATTAACGCTCGGGCTTATTCCGAATACAAATACGTTTCCCGACTTTGCTCCCATAACTCTTTTTAACCCCGATGCAGGAGCAAAAAACCCGAATTTTTGCTTAGACTCATCAGCCTTTTCTTTGCTGATTTTTTTAGAATTATCTTGTACATACTTATTGTAATTTTCAGCATATTTATTCACGCTATTTATTTTAGACTTATATTCGTCATAAACAGAAGAATAATATGGGGATCTTGGATTATTCAAAATATCTCCTTTTGCATACCCTGTTTTTTCTCCCTCTGGCGTCACATATTCTTCTTTGCGAAAATCTTCTAAGCTAGACTGTGCCTCTTTATAGCTCTTGTAAGCCGATTCTTTTGATTCGTCGTTTGTTTTTTGAATTGATTCAGTAATCCCGGTCTTAACCTGTTCTTTGATTTTATTTATAAATTCATCACTAGTTATTGAATTAACGGCAGTAATAATTCCGGCAATGCCATTATTCGAACCATCGCTACCGAGAATCCTTTCTGCGGTATCAACGAGAGACTCTAATTGCTTGTTGTTTTCAATATTTTCAAGAATTTCTTTCTGCTGTTGCAACGAATCAATCTGATATTGAATATTGTCTTTGTCACGTTGTCTTTCTAGTTCGTCAACTTTTCCCTGCGCAGATTTAACAGCTTCTTGATCTGTCGTATAGACAAATCCGACTCCAGCACGATATATGCGCTTCTTTTCTTTTGATGCATTTTCAAGAGCTTCTTTTGCTTTAATCAGTTCAAGTTCCTTCTCGCGCTGTTTATTAACATCGTCAAGAGAATCTCGAACCGACTCAAGATTAGAAATCTCTGTCTCTAGAGTATATTTTCCGTATTCCTCCAAAATCTTTGCTTGTGCATCAAGTAAATCAGTTATTGGATACATACTTGTAACATACTCTTTAAACGCGTCATTATATTCTTTCATCTTATCCATTGCAAAAATATCGACGATATCAGAATAAGAGCCTGCTTTTTTAATACGCTCTTTAATCTCTTCAGAAAGATTGGAATTAGCAATTTCGCTTCCTTTTCCAAGGGTCATAAAATTATTCCAGATTTCAGAATCTTTTGCTACGCTTCCAGAAAATAGTCCAGAATAAATTTCTCGTAAGGAATCTTCGTCTGTCATCATTCTGATTATATTATCAAGAATATTATCGGAGCTCAAATCTTTTGTATATTTCCCAGCTTCGTCAACTCCACGGAGCAATGTTGGGAATTGATTTGCAATCTTGTTTAGATTTTCAGAAGTTAAAAGGGAACCCTCGGATGCTGCAGATAACAAATCGTTAAATGTCTGCATTTTTTCATTTAACTTATCTATTCCACCAATCGCAACATCAGCTGTTAGCCAGTTAAATGCTCCATCTGCATTTGCTCTTTCAAATTCTTCAACGGTCATATTCATTGCGTGTGCAATTGTTGTAATTCCGTCTTCATCAACAAGATTAATTTTATCGATCAATTTATAAACAGCAGATTTGTCTGCTTCTGACAATTGATTAATATCAATAATATCATCTTTAATTAAACCGAAAGACTTTCCAATTTTAAGAAGATCTTTACTATTGGCAAACTCTTTCAATTGTTTTTGAGACATATTAAGAGATTTTCTCAAATCATCAACTGCGTCTCTTGCTGTTAACATATCTCCAACATTCTTCGTGTCGTTTTTAAACAGAGAAGAATAGCCCGGCTGTTCTCGCAGATACGAAATAATTTCGAAACGAGCATCGCTCGTCAGCTGATTTCCAGCAAAAATATCAGGACTATCTTTTGCCCATTCTCGAGCGATTTGCATAATTACTCTATCAAGCGTTGCGTTTCCAATGTCATAAGACTCCATTGTTCCAACGCCAGAAGAGTAGAACGACGCTTGCATATAACCCCTCTTCAGGGCTTCGGAATAGTCTTTAATTTCTGACCTCGCAGCTTTGATTGCTACGTTAAGTTCTTTCCTTTTCGATATCTCGTCGTTATCAAGCTTTGCGAGCTTCTTTTGATTCTCGTTAATCTCTTTTTGGAGGGTATAACGATCCTGTTCTCCTGCAGCGTATGTCTTTTCAGCCTCAAAACGAATTCTCTCCGCTTCGACGCGAGAAAGCATATCTTTATTTCCGGTTCTTGCCGCTTCTTCGAAATATTCAGAAAGGGTTTGTGTACTGTTGCCGAGGTTGATTATTCTATCTCCGAGCTCTGATTTTTCAAGAGCTTCATTGATTGTTTCAACCTGTTCGTTGAATTGTTTCCATTCATCAGAATCCCACAGCGCTTGATTTTTTTTGTTTAAATCAATCAAACCAGTAACTGAACTTTCGATCCCTTTAATTGCTTCGAGTTGTTTTTTGGCATCTTCGACACGCTGTTTACGATCAATTTCGTCTGCGTGAGCAATTTTTTTCCAGAAAGAAGACAAAACGTCTCCAAGAATTGAGGCAAGAACTGCTCCGGCAGGTCCCATAAACGCAGTCGCAACTCCAGTTAGAGCACCCTGAGCAACGCCCATTGCAAGAGCTTCACCGGTGTCAACTTCGACACCAGAAACACCCATAGCCTCATCGAGGAAACTTGATCCTTTGTTTGCAAAGCGAACGGCTCCGGCGCCAATGCCAGAAACAACACCGGTCTTTAGACGAGCGGAACGCTCCAGTTTCTTTTGAGCCTCAAGATTTGCGCGTTCTTCTGGGGCGAGTTCTTTTACGTCTGTTCTGGTTTTAGCTCTCCCAGTGCTATTGGCTCTATTATATTCCTCTTCCTGTTGTTTTAATCTCTTATTTTCTTCTCGTAAATCTTTTTTTGTCCGTTTTTTAATCTCTTTGAGCCTATCGTTTCTTTCTTTAAATATCTGCTCCTTCTGCTGCTCTCCAGAAGCCTCCATTTCAGCCGCGTGAATCTGCGAAGCTTCAGCCCTTCTGTCCTTCTCTTTAAGTTTCGATTGTACCTGCCCGTTTTTATGGGCATTTTCCGCAATTTCTTTTCTCATAAGGGCGTTAGCCTTTGAATCTTGCACTCTTTTGTCAATTTCATTAATTTGTTTTTGGGCTAATTCTGTCGCATCCCTGGTATCTTTTCTATACGCAGAAATAATTTCCGGTTTGTTTCCTTCTATTTTTCTTAATTCTTCCGACTTAATTTTCTTAAGTTTTTCTACGTCCGAAACATTTCCTTGTTTTTCCGCTTCAGAAATATGATAATTAAGACTATCTATGCGAGACCTTACATCAGATGTATACTTTTGATATGGCTTTTGTTTTGTTTTGGGGCCCTTTGGTGTTGCCCCCTCATCTGCTTTACCAACTCCGCCAGCGCCGCTCTTCGACTTTCTTCCTCTTAATGCCGCAGTGTTATCTTTTGTCGCATTGGTTAACTCTTCAATAGCATTGGTATTTTCTGCGGTCATCTTTTGAGTCATATTTTCATAGAATTCATTACCGTGACGATCTTTAAATCCATTTCCAACCGCTTTCGGAATAGCCGTCACCAAAGGAAACAAAAATTTAGCGAGACTTACGATTTTATCGGCATTAAATGTTGCGATAATGGGTATTAACCACTGCAAAATGTGATCAAGATTCTTTATTCCTTGCGTCAAAATCCAATAAATACCCTTGACGGCCGGACTTGCCTCAAGTTTTTGCGTAAATCCTTCCCATGCCGCAGAGAGCTGATTGATACTATACGCAACACTTTCATTATACGCCTGCATTTTACGAGCGGCGGTTCCCTGGGCTTTTTCGGCTTCAGAAATTGCCTGTTTGTATGTGTCGTAATTTTCCATATAGATCCCGAAAATATTACGCTGTCTGACCTTTTGAATTCAGTCGGTTCATAACTCCGACCCGAAATTTAATATAATTTATTTTTTAATTAGTTATTTTTATTGTTTTTTTCATATATTTTAATAATGTTTCCAATTTTTCTGGGAAAAAATTAGAAACAAATTCTATAAACTGCTCTGGCGTATTGTTTCCCAATCCATATTTATTTCTTTTTTGATACCAAGATTACTTGCTCGGCTCTTTATAGCAATTTCTGTTCTTTTTAATATAGAAGCAATATCTTTATTTGTTAGTAAATTATAATTATCTATTAAAAATCTGTCATCTCCATCATTCCAAATTCTTCCAATTCCACAATTTTGCAGACCAAGTTCTCGCATACGATTATAAATTGGTGTATTAGAATTTAAGCCAAGCGCTTTCATAAGATCCCTTATTCTTAGCTTATCATAATTGTTGATAAGAAACTCGTCTTTTTCTTTTGTCCATATTTTATATACTTCCAGCCCCAATTTTCTTGCGCGATGATATATCGCCTTTTCATCCCTACCATCAAGGAGCAAGGATACTTCTTTTGTTGAAATTTTCCCAAAATACTTTTTTAATGTTTCATCTTCTTCTTTAGAGAACTTATAAAATGTTGGTTTTCTTTTAATTTTCAGATATTTTGCCCGGGCCTCAATTTGCGTTTTTGATAAATTTGAAAATTTCTGTAAAAGATCTTCCCAACTCGCATCATAATAGAACTTTCTCAACCATTCATCCTGTTCCTTTGTAAAATTTTTATAAACCAATTCATCTCTTTTGATTTTTAATCTATGCGCCATTTTTGTAATAGCTTGACAAGATCTGTTAAGATATCGTTCCATTTCGCTAAATTGTTTATGTGGAAAATTCTCTTTTAACCATTCAATTTCTTCTTCTGTCCATTTTTTCATATGAAAAACCTCCAAGATTTTAATTATTTACTTTATTTTTGTCTCTCATTTTTTTGTAAAAATCCATAGCAATCATCAAATCATCTGTTTTTTCAAATCGCCAATGTTCTTTTCCGTTTTTGTCGAACCAACTTTCTTTCTCAAATCCCAGTGAGTAAAGATATCGGCAAACTCTTAATTGAGAAACGTTATAATACTCTTTCATCTTTTAATCCCCTTTTAAATCAATAACTAATTATTATATTAAATTTCAGCTTGCGTTTTCGCGCAAGAATAGACCATTTCTTAACCCTGTATTTTCATACCGAGTCACACCATTTCCATTTGAGGGATTTTCACCCACGCCTTTATTTGCGCCGTACTCCTGTAGCATAATTAATACGCCCCTCATCGGGGGATGGTCGTTGAACGTTCTCCTTGTGAAATATTCATTTAGGAGCTTCGTTGCAGATCTACCAATCCTTTTGTTTTTAAACCGTCATAATCTAATTTCTTGATTATTGTGGTAAAAGGCTCTAAGGTTTTACCTGCAATTAAATGTGTTCTTTGTGTGTATTTTAACCCACACACGGGCATAAATTTACCCGCGAGTGCCGTTGAAACGGCCATTTTATTTATATGATTCGCTAAATCATACGAACTTTTGTTCCTCATACTTTCATATGAGATTAGACTATCTCATCATCCACTTTCGTGGAGCCCACCACTGGATGGCGCTTGCCACCACTTAGTCGTTGAACTTTCTCCTATTCGGAGCTTAGCTGCTGATTACCCAATCAGTATAATTTTCCACATTCACACTTGCGTATATTTCATCGCTATGTTTTAGTTTATACTACTCTAAGGGCGTTCCAGCAATTCAATGGGTTTGCAATTATGGATTGCTCCATAATGGAACTTTGTTTCAAATTCTTTTCGACGTCGGTAAGAGTTACCCACTTGTCAGCGAGCTCATCCATAACGTCATCAAAGTCACGCATATCACTCGAAGACGAACGGATTTTAATCCCAATCGCTCCGAGTACTTTTTCGGTATCGTTTATAGAACTATTTGTGTCGTCAACATCATCAGAGTCGCCAACCAAAGAAGTAAACGCAGTTGCTTTAACATTCCCGTATCTCGCAAGAATCGTTCTGAAAGCGTTACCAACACTGCTCGCATCCTGCTGCGACACGTCAATCATTGTAGTCAACGCTGCTGCAGTTTGGTCGAGATCAAGACCCGCCTCACGAGCAACCGCAGAGGTTCTCGAAAGAGCCGTAGCAATATCTCCAGCCGTGGTTGCATACTTCGCGTCGAGCTGTGTCAGCTTATCAACGATGTCCATCGAGTCGGTTGCTTCGATACGGAAGCCCTTCATAACAGAAGTTAGCGCCGTAACAGACTGATTCATATCCATAAAGCCAAGACGAGACAGATAAGTCGAAGACTTGATCAATTCGTTGGCTTCGGAAACAGAATAACCCTGTCTCAACCATTCTGCCGCAGATTGTGCAACAGCTTGCGTAGTCGTGCCAAGTTGCATCGCAAGGTCATTATAAGCGTTCATCATACTCTTCGCTTGTTCGGTGTTAGAGCCGGTAACAATACGAAGGTTGGTCATCGCTTCGTCGAGCTTCAGAATGTTTTGATAAACCTGTTGAATCTCTTTGCGAGCCGTATTAAGGACTTTTGCTGCAAGACCGAAATCAACAATACGCTGAGTTGCTCTGCTAATGTCTGCTTTGATATATTCGAAGATATTAGAATACGGTTTCTTCGCATAAAGAGAGGCAAGCGCGGAATTGCGCTTTAACTCATTTTCAGCATTGATCGAGTCAATGTTTTTAACTTTGCTCTTGTCGATCTTTTCAAGGTTTTTATTGGTTTCCTCTAATTGCTCATTATATGCCTCTGCCGCAAGAAGGTCAAGTTCTTTTTGTCTTCCTCTGCTGGTAGCAGCGTCACGTTGAAAGCTCTTAATTTTGAGTTCAAGCTGAAGCTGTTGATTTAAGAGCGCAATATATTCTTTTGTTGCAGAATTTGTTTCCGCGTCAGCAAGTCGTTTTTCGTCTCTTGCGCCAAGAAGCCCCGTTAGTTTTTCTCTTGTCTCAATATCTTTCAGTTTGGTCTGCTTCCCGTCTTCAGCACCTTCGCCCCATTTGTCGCCATAAAGTGCTTTCAGCTGTTCTCTATAGGCTTTAATGGAGTCAATTGATTGCTGATAAGACTTTAGAACCTCTTCAATTTCTTTTATGGTGGCTTCGTTGGCTTTAGCATCTTCTTTTTCAAGAGCGCTCTTTTGTTTGTTTAACTTGAAGATTTCACTTTGGAGTTTCCTCTCTTCCGAAATGCCTTTTATGGCTTCGTTGTAAGAAAATTCAGATTTATATGCCTCAATAGATTTTTCATACGCATCAGCATAATCAGAAGCTTCTTTTTGATAAGATCCGCCAATGCCAATAAATCTTTCTCCTTCTTTTGCAAGAATTCCGGCATTGAGTTTGTCAATTTCTTTTTGAGCTGATTCATATTCTATACTTCCTCTTTGCCCTTCTTGTTCAAGTTTGAAGAGTCTTTTTTGCAATTCTGCTCTTTTTTGAATAGCATTGGCAAATTCTTTAAAACTTTTATCTATTAATTCGTCATATTTAAAAATAGATAATTCAGATGGATTATCTGCAAAGATACGAGATTCTTTGGAATATAATTCTGCTTGATATTTTTCAATCTGAGCACGCTCTTCGGGAGTCATTGCTGACGCATCTCTAGAATATCTATCTAACAAATCCGCCATTTTGGCATCTTTAAGTGGATCTGTTTGATATGCTTTTACATATCCTCCTCTTGTGTCAAACTTTGTAATAATTCCAGAAATTGCGTTATCAAGATCACCCTTTTGTAGAACCTCTTCAATAGCTGAAGTAAACTCTGCACTATCTTCTATTCCATATTGTTTTTTGAACTTATCAAGTTCATCGTCTCCGATGTTTTTGGCCTTCCCATATTCTTGAATTAACTTTTTAAGAGCCATCGCTCCATAAGTAATTTGCAGAACTTGAGACAGCGGATCGGCACCGCTCTTATTTTTTGAATCTCCAATAACAAATTTACCGTCTTTGTAATAAATCTGGTCTATTGTTCCAGCGGTATAATCCTGACCACCCAAAAGATTTCCTCTTTCAAGTCCAAGAGAATATTCTCTTGCAACATTTTTTAACCAAAGTTGTCTCGTCAACTTTGTCTGTGCAAGAGTAGAAAATAATGCAGCATTTTGAAATTTCTGAATATCTTCTGAATTATATCCAAATTTTCCAAGATTTTTTTCTGCCTTGCTTCTTTCTTCTTCTAATTCCTTTAAGTCTTCCTCAAATCCCTTTTTGAGAACCGAATCTCCTGATAACGCAGAACGGATTTTTCCTTCAAAACTCGTTCCAGAACTATAAGACAATAAAGCATCAACATCTAAACCTTTTGGAGGATTTGCTAAAAGTTTGCCAAGAATTTCAATTTCTTTATGTTGAATTGTGCCAAAATCAGACGCAATTTTTTTACGTCTAAGATTTTCAAATATCTTAATATCTTGTGAAGTATAATTTTCTCCAATAAAATCTTTTATTGAAAAATTGCTTTCGCCATATCCTTCCAAAGCTCTTTCAAACGCTTCGTCTTGGGCCCTCATTGCATCGGTATATTCGCCACCCCGGAAGAAGGATCCCATTTGCGAGGCGGATTTGATTCTTCCAAGGACCTGTTCTTTCCCGCCTGCTAATACTTTCGAATAAGTATGTCCAGGATCGTTTAATTTTGCCTTAAAAAGAGTCCAATCTTCCATGCTTGCCAAGGCTGCCGGATTAACTTTACTTAAATCGCCTCCCGCACGAACATCAGATGCCTTTCGACTAATTTCTTTTTGAACTTGCGGCATCAAAGACCTGGCTTGCTCGGCAGTTTGCACGTTTTTTGCCGCAGCTATTAATTCATCATCAGATGCTCCACTTAATGCAAGCGCTGTTAAATATTTATCAACATTAGACTTCCCAGTTTTCCCTTCAATTGCTCTTTTTTTTGCATTATCAACCTTTTCTCGCACATCACTTTTAACCGTTTTTTGAGGAGTTTTGCCCTCTATATTGCCAGCTTTTAAAAATTTACCGATAGCATAATCACTTTGAGATTCATCCCCGAGAGTTCTATTTGCAGAAATAAGGGCTTGAGATAATAGGGTTTTTCCTTTTGTTGCGAACGGAGCCTCAACCATATCAATGATGTCCATCAACATTTCAAATGGCATTTGAGCAAGACCACTTGTTGAAACAAAATTGCCACTCGTATCTCGCTTCATTAATAAGGCGTCAACATCAACATTGTATTTTTTTGCATTTACAATATTTCTAATTCTTTTTTCAAAATCTTCTCCGCCACTCGCGGTTGCTTGAGTTAAGGCTTGAATAAAAGGAACTCCCTCTATTTGGTCTCCAAATATTCCAAGTTCTTTAAGCGCTCTAAAATAATCCGAAGTTTTTTTATAACCCGTTCCATCTCTTTCCCATGCCTTAGCAACTGCTTGTTCAAGGGATGTAGTGGCTGCAAGCTTTGCTCGCATTACTTCTTCGTCATTTGCATTAAGAATTCGCGTATCTCTGCCATATTTGAGCCTATTTAAATTCAAGTTTACAGCTTTAGCATCAAAGTCATTTATCAATTCGCTTGGCAGAGGCATTCCGCCTTTGTTCTTATATTGTTTTTCAAGCTCCTCTCTGCGTTTTAATAGCTCGTCTACAACAACATCTCCGCCAAGTTCTTCGATATATTTTTTTCTATCTTCCGCCATCGCCGCTTCTGCGGTAATCCCATAACTCTTAAATTTTTCGGAAGATAATCTCTTAATAACGTGCTTATAAGAAATCGCATCTTGTTCTGCTTTTTCAAAAGCATAACGAACAAGCTGTCCTAATCCAGCCGGAGCATCACCAGACTGCATCTCGTCAAATCCTTTACTAGAAAGGAAATTTCTCATTTCCGTTGCTTGTGATGACAGGAGACCGATTTGTCCCCGGTTTCTTAATGCCGCTACCGATGCAATACGTGACAAATCCTCATCTGTTACATTTACATCTTTAAAAAGCTCGATTTTATCACTTATCCGCCCCTTATTTGCAGCCCTAACATCTCTAATATTTGCAGAAACTGCTTCATGAAGACGAGTAACAGCTTCCGCAGCTTTCAAATATTCCTCGACATTTTTAACGCCGCCAATATTTCTAATAGCAGAAAGCAAATTTACGTGATCTCTATCATAGTCAGTACGGTTTGCTGCGGCGGCAGCGCTTCCCATATAAGCAGTATCAAGAGATCCTCGAAGCGCATTCGTTACAAAACCTCTAATATAGCGAACGTCTTGTCCTTGAATAGACGGGAAACGAAGATCTTTAGAAAATAATCCTCTTTTTTTGAAGACATCTGTCCCAATATTTTCGACGGTCATAGCTTCAATAATTTTATCAAGCATCTCATCTTTACTCATTTTTTTAGATGCTTTTTCGCCAAAAATATATTCATATTGAGCCTTAATATCTTTAATGTCATCCCCGATTAATTTTCTCATTGCCTCCGGGCCAACTAAATAACTCTCATCTAAAATCTTTCCGAGCTCTTTTTCATCTTGACGTTTTTTTTCATCTGGATTCGAGCTTTTTAAAAGTTTATCTCTTTGAGCTTCGCTAAGACCTGCGGCCATAAAAGAATGAGATCCTCTAACTCGATTATAGTATATATCTTGAGCGATAGGAGAATCTTTACTGGTAAAATAAGCATAATTGTCTCTATAAAAATTTTCAAGATCTCTATTAAGCTTATTTGTAATATATTCCCTATCTTCTTCACTCTTTTTGGAATCTCCCATTATATCATTATATTCTGCGATTGAACGTATAACCCTATTAAGAGATATGTCAAATTCAGAAAGAGAAATTCCGGTTTGATGAGCAGCATCAAAAAAGGCTGTTTCAGTCTCGTGTTCTCTTGCTGGAACTACAATGCTTGACATTGACCACTCTTTACCAAATCCATCTGTATGCTTAATTGGTTTAAATCCTTTCGGCAAAGATATTCTACCAAACCCAGCTCCACTTTGTGAAATTTGTTCATAAATATTAGCTAATGCTGAATTGGCAAAACTTTCTGCATCAACTAACCCAAGATCTGACTCTTGATTGAAAGCGAAAGTTGTATCTTTTCCGAGAAATTCTTCCGTAATATCTTTTACTTCATCTTGTAATTCGTTTGATCCAAAAGATGCTCTAAAGGCTTTTGCATAAGAATCTCTCATCTTTTTAGCATCTTCAGCACCCTTGCTAACAACGGTTGATTCTTCGTGTGATAAAAATTCTGTAAAGTCAATATCTTTATTTATAGAACTTGCAGTCGAAATAGTTCTGCGCATTGCCTCAAGTTCTCTTTGCCCATACTTTGTATCTTTTTGATAAAAATAATCGTGTGCAGCGTTTACAGCTTCCGAAATAACAAGCCCTTCCTTGAATTGGATTCCAAGACTTGATTCGAGCTCTCTTTGAACTTTATTTAAATCAAGAGCTCTGGTTTTGTCCATAGTTGAAGACAAAATCAGATTATCTCCATCTGCTTCAAACATTCCCTCCAAAGAGGTTCCTTTTAATGCAGACACAACATCTTTTGCCGACTTCCCATTAACAAGCACATGTTGAATGGCGCCAACGATCATACCTCCAAAATCATTGGATCCCATTTCTTCAGCAAGCCGAAGCATATGAATATTTTGACCAAATCTTTCTGTTATAAACTTACTGACGATGGGCATCATTGCAGAACGAGTTCCTGTTTCAGCTCCAAGACCCTTTGGGTTCCCCATCCAGTCCACAATTTCGTTGAAATTAAAGACAAAATCTCTCGTGGGATCAACGCTCCCGTCGTCTCCAGACATTTGCCCCCATTTAAGATCTTCTATGTTTTTGATATCAACGCCCATAATATTAGACACGATGGTTGCCGCTACTTGATTTTCAGACAAACCAGACAACTTGCCAGACAATCCGAGCTTTCTTTGGGTTTCATACCAATCGTTGGCGCTAACTCTTTTATATCTATATCTTTGAGTTATAAAATCATTTATTAAATCACTTCTATATATTGATGCACTGTCATGCAATCCCGGTAGGATTTTGGAACCACCTTGTCCTAAATATTCTTTTCCGCTTTCTGACTCGAGCCATTTATCCCACTCTTCTAACAACTTTTCTTCTGTTATATATTGAATGTTATATAGCCTTTCAGAAAGAGCGTCATAATTAAATCCAAGAGCCTGTCCTGCTGCTGTTCTAATTTTTGTAGACGGTAAAGAACCCCTCATTCCTCCACGGGGTATTTCATAATTCTGCGTTTGAGATAAATGCTTTGACGTATCCCCGGGCAAAAACGAAGCCGCTCTTTGCCAGTTGGCCGCAAGTTGAATATATCCGTTGTTTATTTGAGCGGTCGACCCTTGTCCGACTGCCAGAGAAAGTCTAGATATTGGATCTATGACCATCTTGATCATATTTGCAATACCATTGTCTTTAAATAAATAACCGTATGTCGCATCAGACTTTAGCTTTTCAACGCTTCTCCCAGCAACCCTCCACGCATTAATAACGCTAAATAAATCTCGAAATACTTTTTCATCATAGTGCTCAGAGGTTGTTCCGACGTCTATGTTCGCCTTTTTGATTGCTTTCAAGATATCAAAAAACGCAGGAACAACATTAATCCGACCGCCCATATTCATAATTCGACCAGAACTGATTCCGTCTCTTAAATCATTAATTTCTTTATCAAAAAACTTAGTCGACTCAGAAGACGCTCCTCTATAGCCCCTATCAACCGCTTTTCTAAGACGATACATAAGGTCTTTATCCGAGACACCACTAGCAGATCTTAATACATCGGCAACACCATCCATAATTAAATTTGCAGTAGTTGTAACGACAGTCTTTTGAGTGTCTTTGTCGAACTTCATAACCAAATCATTTGGAGTTGTCATTCCGCTTCGAGAAAGCAGTCCCTCTTTTAATCTTTGCGCGGAGAATTTAAATGATGGCATTTTCGACATGTCCCACGCTCCGCCTTTTAGTTTTTGCGGAACGTTTTTGGCATCGTAAAATCCAATCTGTAATTCTTTTGTAGCTTCATCAATATTAACGGCAATTTTTTTTCCAACTGTTTTAGCAATATCGGAAAGTTTTGCTATTTCATTACCAAAATCAAAAATTTCTTCCCGCGCCCCAACAAGCTCCTGCAATGCTTTCGCTGTATCTTTCGGGTGTCCAGAATAAATTGCGCTAATTCTTTGGGATGCTAATTTCCCAAACGAACCGGTTATTTTGCTCGGATCTATTGCCTTCAGTTTTCCGCTTCCGGCCATTTTTGTAGCCCTTTGAAAAGCAGGAGCAACCATTTTTAACAAATCACTTTCGGAAAATCCATACTTTGCAGAAATGGTATCAAGTGCGGATTTAATAACTCCTTCCGCTCCGGTTTTTAAAATTGTCTCAAATTGTTGACCGGTTATTTTTCTAAAAGCTTTTGCCGTTTCTCTAAATGCTTTTTGTTGATTTTTTTCAATTTCTTTTCTAGCGGTTTCTTCTATTTTTTTTAAATTTGCATCAGAAATATCAAAAGTTTTAGCCTGTTTTAAAAGATCCTCAACCTGAAAAGTTGAGGATCTATGGATCTGATCAATAAGACTCCTCGTTGTCTCGCTTGCGCTTTTGAAAGCTTGATTTAAAGCCTTCTGCACTGTTCCTTGAATTAAACTAATCTGTTGTAGTGTTTCTGAATATTTTTTTTGATTTCTATTTTCCTCTTTCGACGACAACGCAATCGCTTCTTTTTCGAACTCTTCATATCTATCAAGAATGCTCTTAATTCCTTTGTCTTCGGCAATACCAATTTTTTCTACTAAGTTTTTAAAAAGTTTTTTTCTCTCGGAAATATTGTCGGCCGCGTCTTGATATATGTTCTGAATATACGATTCAACATCTTTAGAAGCAGAGATTAATCCGCTTCCAGCCCCAGAAAGAGCGGTCTGAAATCCACCAAAAAGGTTCATATCTTCCACAATATTTCATCCTCCGTTCATACTAAATTTTACTAAAAAATTTCCCCTTCCCGAAGGAAATGCCGCCTCGTGAATAAAAGCGGCATTTTATTTGTCGCCTATCACTTTTTCGCGTCTTTCTCTTCCGGGATTTCTCCCTTTGCCGCTTTATAAGCGGTTTCCTCGACAGCGTCTGCCATCTTGTGCAGAATCGGATCACCCGCCCTTGCGAGCGTCGCATAATCGTGAAGAATCTGCGGGTCGGATTCAAGTCTAATCCGCTTAACTTCTTTCGTCAATTCTTCCACGCTATCAGGAGTCATCTTGTTGATTGTTTCAACAAGATTATAAAGATTCTCAAACGAGAACATATTTTCCACCATTCGAACTACTCTTTCATAATCCGAACGACAATATTCCAAAATCATATCGCACACGCCTGACGCCCACAAAATATCATAAAATGCGGCATCTTTAACTTCAAGCCCGTCTTCCCATTTAATATTCGTGTATTCGAGAAGGACATTGAATAGAAGTGATATTTCTAACGCTTGCGGGAACTCGTCAATTGAATCATCTGATGTTCGCAAGTCGAAAATCGCTTTTTTCACGAGTGCGTTTTTCATCGTTAGAGGCAGAAAAGATTTCACGATAATCTGATTTTTAATCTCATTGAATTTCTTTTCTACCTCTTTATCTTCTGGAGAAACAAGCCACGATGAAGCTATTTCAAGCAGGTCTAATATATCGACCGAATCTTTATCAATAACAGGAACTTCATTTTGTTCCACTGCTTCCTGTTGTAATTTTTGATCCATCTGTTTATTTTCTTCCATATCTCCCGTTAAAACTCCTCTCATAAAAAAATAAATTAATTAAATGGTCTTCTCCAGTGTTGTTTTTGTTCCGTTTATAACAACGACTCCGTTCACCATTGTATTTGAATAGACTTTAAAGGTTTTATTTGCCGCAACATTACTATAATCAACGTCTGGAATAATTTTTACGCCATTGTTATCCACGATAAAAATATCAGGATAATTCCCAACATAAAAAGAATTATCCAACGTAATTTCCATATAATACTTTGACGAAGAGCTCGTCAAAGTATTAGTTTTCCAGTATTGAGTTGTCCCCGAAACGTTAACAGTAACGGTAGTTTTCGTATTTCCGTTCAAATATGCCGAAATAGCTTGTTCTATTTGAGCGCCAGTATACTGACTAACAAAATCTCCTTCTGCCATTGGTCATTCCTCACTTTCTTTTTTATTTTCTTCCTCGCTCATTCCTGCGAAGAAATTTTCCAGAGACTGCGTGTCACTAATATTTGAATAATATTTAACCATCTTCGGATCTGCCCAGCGAAAAATTGTCTGCACAACATCAATCGGGTATCCAGCAAGCTCAAGAGCAGTCGATGTCGTGTGCCGAACGTTGTGAACGAAAAAGTCTTCACCAAGATATTTCGCAATTGTTCTAGCAAACGAATTAATTGTCGCCTGCGTTGCCTGTTCATACGAACCATCGTGGTAAACCACAAACATATATTCGTCTTTAATGCCAAGTTCCTCTCGCTTTTTTCGCCATAAGTCGATATAATGATCAACATCAACGAGATTACGAAACACAATTCTTGTTACGACTTTCCCGGCTTTTCCACGACCTTTTGTTCGGATTTTATCTGTTTCATAAGCAAGCCCGTTATAAATCAACCTGTCTTTTTCGAAATATTCCATCTTCATCTGGATTACTTCGCTTTTACGCATTCCACTTGCCGCAAGAACAGCAAGGCAACAAGCAACCTGATACTTTTTATCTGCTTCGAGCTTTTTGAGACAGTCTTTAATCTGATCCATCGTCAGAGCAGGACGTTCACGAACCAATTCCTTATCCACAGGTTCCAGAACTTTTACAAGATTACGGAATTGCGGGTAATCTTCGTCTAAAATTCTTTCAATAAAATTAGACAAACTTGAAAGGACGGCTCTCATCGAACAAATCCTGTTCGGAGAAACCTCCAATTCGTTTGTCAAATATCCAAAATATTTAACAAATTCTCTCTTTTTTAGATCAACAAAAAATTTGTTCTCGCATCTTTCCAGCACGAACACAAAAAATGTGTGCAGTTGTGCTTCGTACTGCTTAATTGTTGCGGGAGATTTATTCGCAGAACGCAAATAATCTGTAAATTCATTGATTAGATTTTTATTTTTTTCATTAATTTTGTCCCACTTTTCTGGAGTGACCAGATTATGATATACTGTCGATCGTTTCCCCATTTTCGAGGACCTCCTTTCTATTGTTATAAAATCCGGTTTAACCACCCACCGGAAAGGCATTTGTTCAGTTTACTTTTCATTTTTAGTATCGGCAACGATTGCCATGTTGCGGTTTGAAAAGAGTGTCAATCACTTCATCCACTTGCGAAGCTGTATAATCAAGTTGATAATTAACCATTTAATACCCCTAATATTAATTTGGAGTAAGCGTTGCCGTTATAGCAGCTCCAGAACCTTTAACACAGAATTTGAGATATCTCGGAGCTGTCAACGATGCAAGAACAAGAGTAAATCCTTTTCCGTCCTCATCAATAGTTATCGCACCGACAGCATCCGCCGAGCCGGTCTTAATATACGAAGATTGAGAAAATGTTGTCCCAGTCCCTGTATAAAGAACCCATGCACTATATGCGCCATTATCGGTTCCACTCCAGATATCTCCGAAACAATTAACCGCTCCTGTAACACGTATCGTCGCGCCATTCGGATAAGTAGTTTTATCTACTGGAATTGGAGCTGTGTGACCGATTGTTACATACCCGTTTTCCACCTTCTCGTTACCGGCGGCTGTAGAAAGCCGAGTGTTATCAGCATATCCGTAAGTAGATATCAGGTCAACAACTGCTGGTTGAACTTCCTTTACTGTAAGAGCATATGATGCAGTAAACCCGCCATCAACGGTTTTGGCTGTTATGGTTGCAGTTCCTTCGGTCAAAGCTTTTACGACTCCGTTATTGACACTTGCCACTGCCGGTTTAGAACTTGACCATGTGACAGCTTTATTGCTTGCTGTTTCCGGAAGAACTGTTGCGACAAGAGTCACCTCTCCGCCGACCGTAAGTTCTCCAGAAGAAGCATTTAGCGTTACCCCAGTCACTGCAATCGTCTGGATTCCCGTAAATATCTCTCTATCGTATCCAGCCCCAAAACAAAAAGAATAGATTTTGTCCTCAGATGGATTGACTACATTAACAACGAATGCCGTATCATTTACAGAATTTGCAGTTTTATTATAAGTCGTATCTTCCCCAAATTCAATACCATAATATTCCGTAGCGTTATTCTTCCCATACTCATTATTGCGAGAAAAACACATATTTGGTATTGCAACTCGCCAGACGTTATACTCAGTTCCGACTCCAGAACTTATTTTGTTCAATTTTGCTGCCTTGAAACAGTGTGTATGTCCATGGAAGGCAGCCAAAATTTTTGCACTATTACTGCCAGCAAAATCTATCGATGTACCACCAATAGAAATAGCGGTTCCAGTATAATAAGCGTTCACAATGTTGGATAAAACATAAACATTTCCCCAATCAAGTGGATGGTGTGATAATATAATAACGTTCCAACCAGTTTTTGAGCCAACTGCTTTTAATGTATTAGCAAACCATAATTTTTGTGTATCCGAAACAAACTCCTTTTCTGTATTTTCGGAAGTATTCAAACAAATAACCCGACATTTTTTAGCATCAAAATCTCGATAACAGTAACCAGCCAACGCCGTTCCATTGACATTGTCTTTATTATAACTACCGCAAAACTGATACAATTCCGCCTCTGAAAATATAGAACCATTTTGCGCTTCGCTATATCGTAAACTATCATGATTGCCTAAAGTGCGGAATTGAGGGATCCCCCTAAAAGCCCCATCAATATCATCGTTAATATCCTCAAAATGCCGACGCCCCTCTGCTAGGGTTGTTGTCGAGCTGCCCCATGTATAATCTCCTAAATAACAGCAAAAATCAATTCCAGGGATTACATAAGATAAACATTCCATAGCTTGCCCCGCATGAAGATTTCCACCAACTATATCCATATTAGATTCAAGTTGATGTGCATCTGACCCTGCCACAAACACAATACTATCATTCTGACGCTTGGCTTGAACTTTCTGTACAATGTCTAATACTTTGGCCTTAATATCGTTAGATATATCTGCGTGTTGAACCGTCTCTGCCTCAAATGACTCATACTCCCCCGCTTCACCAGCTTTCTGAAGCCTAACCGTATTGACACCATTCAATGTGTCGTTTCCAAGTTTTACATTTGACATTTATTTCCCTCCTTAAAGAATGGTAAGTTTATCTCCGTTTTGTGAATACGGAGCCTTATTGAGTGTAAGAACGCCCGTTGTTTCATCAAAAGTGTAATCGTAAACAGATACTCCATTAACAGCAATTGTAACATCGCCCGTTGGATTAGAAATTGTCGCTATTCCATATGCTCCATCAGCCGAAAGCGCCCAGCTATCTAATGCTGCATTAGCAACAGTGATATCAGCTATATTCTGAGGAAGTTCATAGTAATCAACTTTATTAATACGGAACTGAACACCAGAAGCTCCGCTCGATATGTTTGTCGGGTTGCCACTATATGCGGCACAGTTAGTGAGATTGTAGTTCACTGCATAAGTTTTTGATACACCAACAATTTTAATTATAACAGGTCCGAAGACATCCCTAATCACTAACTCGCTTGTAGTCTTATTCCAGCTATCTAATATCGCGCCAGAAACAGCAACATTGTCAGGTGCAAAATATCCAGAAGGATATTCAAACGTAAACGTACCAGCTCCTCCATACTGCACAGTTGCGGGACCGCTCTTTTTTGAGGCATTGGTACCGTTGACAGTGACGGCATACGATTCAACAACAGCCGCTACGGCTACAGTCACAACACTCGTAGGCTCTATAATAACCAAAGTAGCCGTTTGACCGTTGGACGCAACGACCCAACTATATTTCTCAGAAGACACACCTGTCACTGTAATAGAGGACGGTAAAGAATAACCAGCAGACTTTGTAAATATAAAAGTCGTAGATTCAAAAGCCGACACCATCGTGGCTGTTGGTGAGTAAGTACAATGAGTAACACTAAATGTAATAGGATATCCATTAATAAATGTAACTTCTTGTGATGGATTGGAATCAAGATATCCTGGGGCGGAGGCCAAAACGTTTAATTTATAAGTACCGAGCGGCATTGAAGAATATCTTGGAAGAGTTGTTATATCAACGGAAGGCTGAGATATAAACCCAATCAACGTGCTATCCAATCTAATTTTATATATTGTGGCATATTCAACAGAATCCCATCTAACGTTTTTACCTTGCACGACAACATTTTGAGGAGATGCCAATTTAGGTAATTGCCCTGCAATCTTACGTTTATGCGATATGCGCATCAGAGGTTGCATAATCCCTGTCTCATATGCATAAGTAGCATTCCCAAAATAACTTTGGAACTCCGCCAACGAAGATGGCTCACTACCTTCGCCGAACATCAAAGTAAGGTCATACACCTGCGGACGAAATACAGGATTATAAGACGCGAGACCGTTATCTATACCAAGTTTAATTTGAAAACCGGTCCCGTAATTAACTATTATGCCTGCACCCGTATCAATCCCCACAAGTGTGTTATTTGACCCATATACTCCTATAAAATATGTGCTCGCAGAACCTCCATAAGGACATCCTTTGACCAACACTTTATGCGCCACGTCGATTGAACTGACGGCCGCCGTTATGTCTAACAAAGACTCTGCAGATGCAACCCCCTCAGCTCTTATCGTACCATTATTAGGGTTTGTCCATTTAACGTTATTAATTGTGGACTCGATAACATTAGCTTGATTAAAAAGCTGATTCCATAAGACGGATCGTCCTGTAAAAATCTTATTTTTATAAGATGTTACGAACTGACCCAACGATGCGACATAAATCTTACTTTTATACGACGTTATCATTTCACACCTCCATTACCAAAGATATTCATAAGTAAATGTAACGGCAGGATCAACAACGCTAACATAAGTTGGGGCGACACTCGGCTTAATAACGGTTCCACTTGCCATTTTGGAAGTAATCGACCCAATAAAAGGAAACTCATATGCCGGGTCCGCTTGTGAACAAACAACTGTTCCGTAGCGGAATCCATCGTTTGTAAACCCAGGGACGACAGCATACTTCCCATTCATCCCAGGAAAGTTTGTGTCGTCGGTTGTGTTGATTGTAACTCTTGTGAATTGAACCTTCTTTCTATCGGACTCGGTTGTAGGAGCCGTAGTTCTCCAAGCAGGAGCGGCAGGAATCATACGGTCAATTCGTTCTTGAAGCCCAGAATCAAGGTCTCCATAAGAAATTAGGTCTGTTATTGCATATTCAACGCCAGTTTCCGGAGCCGTTGGAATTGCAACCTCTGTCGTATATTCGATTTTAGACAAAACTTGATTAGTCGTCGCCGTTCCGATTTTAGCATAATCGGGAAGTGTAATGTTTCCCTCGGATTGTGTGTATGTCGTTCCATTGACCGTAACCTCAGTTGTAAGGCCGGCATCGCCAGCAGGGCCAGCATCGCCTTTGGGTCCAGTGGGACCAGCAGGAATGTCGATGATCTCCCCCGTGCTGCCGTCGTAGGTGATGCTGTTGCTACCGCTGATGATAGTCAGGGACTCGGGATTCGGTAGTTTGCTTTCCAGCGTCGCCAGCATCGTGTTGTCGGCCAGCACCTCGTCTCCGATAATCGCGATCGTAAGAGCCTGTGCATAAAAGTCTAGCACCTTCAACTCGCCGGAGCCGGAGAATACCCATAGGTCGGCATCCGGCATCGGAATGGATAACGGCAGTGTCGCTGTGTAACTGTCCACCAGACACCGGCATTCCAGCACCTTCCCCGCCCCATATGCCGTCTTAATGTCGGCCAGCGGCACCGGACAGGTGTAGTTGGGGAATTCCCCCGCAAAGTCGATATAGAACACCTCCGCGTCTGCGCCGTCCTTGCCGTCCGCACCCTTTGCGCCAGTGGGACCAATTGCTCCAGCAGGGCCGGCATCACCCTTGGGGCCAGTGGGACCTTGCGGACCAACTAATCCCTCAACGCCGACGCCTGCGTCTACAAAACTTTTCGAAGTCGAATCCCACCTTACGAGGTGTGCTTCAACGAAGTCAGAATCATCGGCCCGAACCGACAGAGGCAAACCCTCTCCGTCTTTAAACATGAATTTGCGATTTTCGTCAAGCACACCTTCTCCAAATTTAACGGTGTCGTCAGACGGGTCATACATTATTCCATACGTTGCGCTCGCATTCTTGTTGATTGCAAGACCGGAAAGCAACGTCATTAAGTCAACTTTATTGGCGTTGGTTGCAATTACATTTTCTTCTACAAGCAACTGCTTTTCTTTTTCGGTGGTTGTTGTGCCGGAAACAGTCAGATCGCCCTGAATCGAAACATCTCCGCTGATTGCTCCACCTGTTTTGTCATATTTTTTTTCGAGGTCTTCTGGAGTAACAGACCCGGCACCACCACCTGCCATCGCTTTTGCGGCTAACGCACGCGCAATATTATCTACAGCCATAAAATCAACCTCCTGTCGTTACTCTGCAGAACACAGACATTGTTCCGCCATTGATGGTAACTATGTCAATCTTAAATTTGCCCATCCCTTCGATTGGGAAAGTGTAAAATCCGGCAATTTTCATTGTGTCCGTAAGATTGAAAGAGGAGTCAAATCCCGTAATCGGATGGAATTCCTCGATCTCCAAGTCTGAACACCCGAGAACATTAACCTCAGCCCCGACAAAATTGCCCTCGAGCTGAACGGTCAAAGTATCTCCGCGCTTATTCCAAGTTTCTTTACTAGTTGTAGGCACAGAAGCATCTTTAATTGCGTAAAAATTGTTCAAAATATCCATATCCAATATCCATCCTGTTTTTTCAAAATTTGGTGTTTTTACTAATAAAATTTTTCTTTTATTCACTTTTTTCAAATGTTAAAAAGAGATGGGACTTTGTGGGTCCCATCTCAAGAAAACATTTATGTTTTTAAAGTTTTAGTTAAGCAATAGTAACAGAATCCTCAAGAGCCGGAATTTCTGTAAGGGTTACCTTATAAGTCTGCCCAGTAGCAAACTTACCAGCAGTAAGGGCCGGTGCAAAGGTCAAATCAGAATTCGGGATAAGGCCAGTAGAACCGTTGTTGTACAGACCGTACACAACAGGAACAGATCCCGTAACAGCAGACTCAGGATCAACAGCAATCATACGAATACCCTTAGAAGAGTAAGTAGAGCCTTCGAGAACCTGAACAATTTCTGCATAGATACCATCATCTTCGCATCCACCAGCATCAACAGCCAGAGCCGTGCCGTTCAGAGCAATCGTAGCAGCAGAAGTCATTGCCATACTCAGATCGAACTGACCATCAAGCTGGAATCTCGGAACCTTAATTGTAATTTCTCCGGCAGGCTTACCGGTCTCAGGAGCATTTGCATCTCCTTCGAACAGCTTAGCGGTAAGAACAAGAACCATCTCCGCAGGAATGAAGTTAGCAGAAATCTTAATCAAATCAGCCAGATTATCCATTGCGAAATAAGAAATGCAATAGGTAACACCTTCGACGAACTTCGTTGCGTCAGTTGCCCCAACAGTCAGATTGCCGCCCTCATATTTATTATCAGTTCCGTCGATCACGACAGAAATATCTTCCTGAGTAGGATTGCAACCAGAAGCGCGGAACCAAACGACCTTCTTATCAAGGCCGCAGGAAGTTCCGATAGCAACAGGCTCTTTCGTCAGAACGATAGTCTTTGTAGCACCTGCTACGGCAGTGTAAGAATCTTTTGCATAAATTGCAGACGCGCCAGTCTGAATCTGAGAACCAGTCTGAAGAGCAATATAGTTCATATCAAACATAGCGTCGGTCAGAGAAACGGTCATACCGGCAGAGTGGTTGAAACGACCGTACAGTTTAGCACCCTGACCGGCACGAACTTCCTCCATAGAAGAGGTAAATCCAAGAGTTGACTCCGTAAGAGTACGAGCAGAAAGAACGTGTGCAAACTCACCATTGCGAGTAGCATACGCCTCAGCGTTACCAACGGAAGCCAAGAAAAACTTTCTTGCCATAGTTAATAATCTCCTTTAAATATTGAATTTGTTTTATCTACAAAAACAACTCCATTAAATTAAACGGAGTCAATTTTTCATAAATTATAAGCTGTTAATTTTCTGCGTAAGCGCATCGGCATCAACAGCAGAGCCGTACATACCCTTTTCTTTCTTATAAATCCAGTGGTCAATCGTCTGTCCTTTTTTCAAAGAAACCATCCCGGACATCAATCCGGCTTTCGTAATCTTATATTCGATAAGATCGTTGATTACGCCAAGCAAAGAAACGAATTGACGAATTGACATTTCATAAACATCTTTCAACCTATACGATGTTGCCGCACAAATACAAAGAATTTTTCTTTCAATCGTTGCACTTCCGCTGTCACGAGACATAATCTCGTTTTTTGCGGCTTGATCGTCTCGAATCGCCTTATCCACCCACGAATCATCCTTAAAATCTGGAAGATTTTGATAAAGAATAAATTTGCGGAGTTTATTGAAGTTATTCGAGTCGATTTCGTGCCCATCAATTAAAAGAACCGTTTTATTACTTTTTTCGTCTTTCTTCTGATCCAAAGAGGCAACCATTTTGCCTTCTCCGCAGTCACAATCAAAGAACTTTTTTCTATCTTCGTCAGTTCCCTCTTGATAGAGTTTAACTCTTTCTTCGGTAAAGAATTGATCATACGAAATATACTTTCCGCATTTTGAACACTTCATCCCGGGCAAAATATGAAAACAAAGCTCAATAATTTTAGAAAACCGCATAGACCACAAAACGCCCTCTTTTTCGTCTGAAATTTTTGACAAAAGATAGTCCAAATGAGTAAACTTAATACCCATCGGATCGTCGTTTTTATTCAAAAGCAAACAAGCGTTAGAAGTCATAAATTCGTTATAATTTCGGACACTTACTGGATATAAATAAAGCCCGCAGAAAGGAACGGGCTCGTCGTATGTGAAATACTTGTCTCTTAAATACTCAACTTCTTCGAGAATTTTCTTCTCGGATTCTGGCATCTGTGCCATTAGAAACCACACTCCGGCGTTTGGGAAACACCGCTAATAAATGTTGACATAACAATCGAATAACCAAAAAATTTCTTTCCATTCCACAGCGACAGCTTTGCGCCGTCATATGAACTCATTTTAGTATTAAACTGAAGAGTTCCGACTCCCGCAACAAACGACCCGTTAAGAGCCGCCATTACGCATTTCAACATAACCGATGCACGATTTTTAAGAATGATTTCCGGCTGTCCGTTATTCCCCATCTCGGATGGGTTCGTGTCTGGGTTATACATAGCAGCGTCGCCTTGAATGTTGGAAATTTTGTTATGGACGATTGTTTCAATTCCAATGTTTACAGTAGAGACAAGATGGTCTTTAGGTACGACAGAATGAATATATATGTGCAGATGCGACGACTGCTCCTCGAAGGAGTCGTCAATAAACGGAGACAAAAAGATTCTGTCACCTGCCGCATCGCCATTGTTTGAATAGAGCAGTTTCATCCGCTCTTGGTAAGTCAACGACGGACGCATAAGCGCATCCATCGTGTCCCATTTCAAAATTTTAAATAAATAATCCGCATATTTATTATCGCTTTTAGCCAAAAAATCAGCAATACGATATTCGATATTGTCTAAATTGACAAACCGATTATATGCATTTCCGTCCACAGAAAATTGATTAAACACCTTTTTATCCCCCACTTATCAGAATGGCCTCAACGAAACTTTAAACTCCAACATCATTTCAGGCTGACCATCAACGGCAGCAATACAACTAACAACAACTTGAAGTTGGTTGTCAATCATCTTGCGTTTCAGAGTAAATGTTCCGTCCTTGTTGTCGATAAGCTCGCAATAATCTTCAACGGAAACCATGTCGGAGCCATAACCTTCGAGCGTTGTCGTACAGGTTATTTCGGCTTCAGCAGGCAGTCCGTTTTTGTATACGCAAGGTTCGAACATAAGGCCATCCGAAGGAATCGTATCGGGAATAGCACCGGGTTCTGCGATGGTGAACGTATATTCTCCGTAGTCTCCGGTTTCAGGATTCGGGTCATCTTCGTGGCCGTTATATGCGATTCTCGTTTCGAAGTTGTCGAGTTTGCCGGTTTGATCCATCGCAAGATAGATCCGCATAATCCCGACGTCCTCCATATCAAACGTGGTACGAGAATCGGATTTTATAATATTGTTTACTTTATAAACGCGATCAGTTCCAATAATAAATCTTTGGTTGATATAATATTGCTTGGTAAATTTATTGTATTGAGCAATAAGAGTCATTGAGCCGTCCGGGTCAATCGCAACCTCTGAATAGTCAAACATCGGGTTAGACAGCTTCGACGGCTGAATAACCGGCTCGTAGTGATACGAGGTTTGTCCATTTTCGTCGGTATAAATTGATCCGATATTTCCGTTACAACGACACACAACCTGCGAAGAGGTCGGCTCCATTGTCGTTTGGTTTAAACCAATCCAAATGTTCTTTCGAAAATTCGGCTCGGTTGGGTCAAACTCATACGAAAAGCGGTAACGATAACCAACTTTGTTTTGTCTGCGGCAATCCTTAAAAACAAGGCGATACCAATCATCACTGACGGTTTCTCCTTTATCGTTTTTAACAGACTGAATCACGACTTCAAGCGGTTTGTACAATTCCGTTCCGGCCTCTTTTTCTTCCTCAATCCATTTGCGGTTGGGACGATAAGGCCAGTCCGCATCAACTTTCATTTGAAGAGAATCTAAATAATAGTTCTCTTTAATGAAGTTGGGCGGCGTTTGTGAAAAGAGATATGATGGGTCTTTTATTTTACTTGTGTCGTAAACTGCCATACCCGTCACCTCATTTCAACGACCGCAACATTGATCGAATGATCTTGTCAATCTCAAAGATTTGTTTCTTTACTTCGCGATATTCAATATTTTTAGCGTCGTCATACACGCCTTTTACCTTGACAATAATTGGAATAAGCTTTCCGTCAAATAACTCATTGGCGGAGTTCATATCCCACAACTGTCCAGCGATAAAAAATCGGGGAGAGAAACCGGTTTCGGCTTCTTCCTCAAATAAATGCAGAATTTTGTGCATTTTGCCAATAAGCGTTGTCAAATATTCTCTTTTTGCATCGTCGGAAATAATCAGCTTCGGAAATTCATCCATAGTAATTACCTCCGTGATATTTACGAGAGACCACATCCCACGCAAGTTTTGTTGTCAGACTGTCAAGTTGAAATTTTAACTGATTCGTCCACTCAACCTTTGCCCGAACACTGTTCGCATTCGAATAAATTTTGAAGTCCGTATCTGTTAAAATGTTCCTGATATCCAACATAAAGTTCTTTTCATTGGTCGCCCACGCAAGAACAAGCGAATATGCCAAAATATCTCTCACTTTATATGCAATAACGGGCGCCGACGTAGTAGAACTTGCGGCTTCTTTAAAGTCGGTATTGAACTGACCAGGAGAATACCACTCAACTCCACACTTTGAACCAGTAGGAACTTCGCGAGAAAAAGTAACAACACCGTTTTCGTATTTAGCGGCAGGGTCATACTGCGTTCCAATACGGAACGAAAACTCCGCCCCCTCTTCGGGGACGAAGTCCGCGCTCACGTTATAAACAGCAGTTCCATTACCGTCAAATATCTCAACCTGACCAGACGGCAATTTCTGATCAACGAGCAAATAAGCGATCTTTGTTGGGTTTGAAAATTGGTTAATCCCGTTTTCCAGATGCGGGTACATCAGTCTTTCCCAACGCACCGTATCTTCAACATAAGCTCGCTGAATGATGGGATCGTCAAACAAGTTGATCGCTTTCTCATATATGGATTTAAAAGTTAAGGCCATAATACGACGACCCCTTTCTTTAATTATTTATTCTCAGCGCTTTTCTTCGCGATCTCATTGGCCGCGTCGCGCTGTCTGTCAAGGATAACATCAGACATGGCACCATCGCTAAGTCTGTTGAGAACCTCAATTTTGTGAATGTCGTTAAACGCCGGATCTTTTTCGAGAATCTTGCGCTTAAAATATTCAATAATAAAACCACGAAGTCCATCGCAAAGCTTGTTATAAATGTCTTCAAGTTCATATACATTCATAGTTCCAAGTCTTTTAACAAAGTCAGATCCCATAAATTCATAATCTCGAATGGATTTAACACCAAGCATTTTTGCAAGCTCTTCGCTACCTTCTCCAAAAGCAATAACCCCTCGATCAAAAAACTTTTTCGTCGTTCCTCCGGCAAGCTCTTCAGCTTGACGACGATCAAGCGTAAGCGTAGCACCGAAAGAAGCAAAATCAAGATCTCGGTTACTCAAATGAATGTGAGTTGTCGTTCCTGGAAGGCACTCACGAAGATGAACCACCTTGACTTCTTCAAGAAGAGAGCTCGACTGTGCGGCGGCGGGAGCTTGTGCTCCAAGTCCCGCCGCCATCATTTTGGTCAGCATCTCAATTTGTGCCTTGAGTGCGGCAATCTCATCCGATTGATCAACGGACGGCGCCGAGGTTTTTGTTTTCTGTTCGGCGACAACCTCATCGGACGCCATGACATCTTCGGTTTCAACATTTTTCTTAACATTTGCCATATCTTTTATAACTCCTTTTAAAACAAAATTAATATATAAAAAACTACCATAAAATTGGTCGTTTTTTTATTTAGTTTCTGGTTTTGTCCACAAAAACTTTTTAGAACCAGCGCCCCATATGATGGCATCTGCTGATTCTTTATATTCTTTGTGACGAGACGGGCAACGAGGAACAACTTTCCAATTTATCACCCATCGTAAATCGGGTCCAGAATACCCAATAAACTTCATGCCCAAAGCAAGATAACCCTCACCATCAAACTTATTAAAGTCTGCATATGAAAATACTTGATCTGGGTTATTCTCTCTGACAAAATGTTTAAATAGTTTTGATACACCGCCCACAACAACATTATTTGACCCTGGACAGCCACGAATAATTTCCCACCTATATTTTTTATGTCTGGAAAAACTCATAAGCTGCACGAGCTTGTCTTCATAAAAAAGGCCGTATGTTATTTGCGCATTTCTGTGCCCCTGCAAATGGTTGGCTTCATTAAATGGTCTTGCTTCTTTGTTGGTAATTTCACGAATTTCACAATTTCTTGCATAAATTCGAGTCTCTACCTTCCCAAAAGCAATTTTCAACATTGATTCAAGAATTGGTCTTGTTCTAGGGTCTTCCCATTCACTTTCATAAATATGAATTAGACGAATCCCTTTCTGTTCAGCAAGTTTGGATTTCTTTATATGATAATCTTTTTCTTTATGAAGATTAGAATGCCAAAAAGTTCCATTAAACTCAATGCCAATCTTATATTCCGGGCAATAACAATCAACTTCGTATGGCTTCAAAACACTTTTGTCTTTATAACATGACACGCCGAGCCCTCTAACAAAAGAAATGATTTCAAACTCTTGATAACTTTCTTTGGGATTAATCAAGTCCCACGAGTCATACTTGTGCAGATAATCTCCAACCTTTGGCATACTTCCGCGACCGAGAGCAATTGTCAATTCGCGAACTGTATGAATATTATTGGCAATCATAAATTCGCGCAGTGTTTCTCTCGAAGACATAATTCGAATACTTTCTTCAGACAGGTGGACCTGTCCTCCATTTTCGCGATGATACTTACGTCTCAATGTTTCTTTTGCTTTTTCCCTTATAGATGGATTCGCCAAAGAATATTCGACCCCATATTTCTCACGACAAGTATTTTTCATCTTTGCCTTAACGCCTTCTGTAGTTGCCGGGTTTTTATCCCCATATCTTTTGATGTTCGTTGCGATACGTTTTTCTACAACCTCTGGCAAAACAGCCGTTGTTTTTACGCCGTATTTTGCCATATTTGTTCGTTCGATTGTATCATCTATCAGTTTTCTCGGCTTTTTAATCTCGTACTCGGCAATACGCTTATCAACTATGCCCTTAGAGCATCCGAATATTTTTGCGACATCATCAATCGTTAGATTTTCATCAATATAATAATGAATCAAATCTTCTTTCGATATATCGTAAATTTTCTCGTCTTTTCGAAACTCTTTTAGTCTAAGCACGGTATCAACACCATACTTTTCTATATTTGTTTCTTTTAGCTTTTGACGTATTTCAGCGCACTCCATTGGATTTTCAGACCCGTATCGTTCTAAATTGGTTTGTTTAATCCTTTGGCGAACTTCTTCGTTTTGCATCGGAGAAACGCAACCATATTTTTGAATGTTTGTAGATTTTCTCTTTTCAACAATGTCAGAAATATTTTTCTTGATTCCAAACTCTTTTAAAGAACGCATAATGGGTTTTCGTCCTGTACCAAGTTCTTCGGCGATATCTTCGATATTTTTGTTTTGAACTATATATTGATCGTATAGCCAGTCTTTATCAATGTTTACTCTTTTCATATAGCACCTCCGCAAAGCGCACATTATTTATAATTAACCGGTAATTCAGTTGTTGCGGCAACTGAAAAGGTAGCTACTCCCTGTCCCGGTTTATTATATTGTATCATATATTCTGTATTTTGTCAAGTAATTTTTTAAAATTTTATGCCGCTAAATTACTGAAGGTCAAGGGCTGCAATCTTGGAACCAACAACCGCAGCAACACCAACGCGCTCCTGAATGCGGACGCGGTAGGTCTTATCGGGAGTACGGGTATACTCACGCTCAACAAGGATGTTGTCGCCCTCGTAAACGAGTTTGATCGGCTTGTCGCCATAAACGGGCAGGAAGTAAATCATATCGTCCGGGATAGCGGACTCAGCGGTCGTGTTAACGGTGTTGAACTTAAGCGCCTGATCAAGAACGAGCAGACGAGTGCCGTAGTAACGATCAAGATAGCCCTTCTCAACGATTTCCTTGCCAAGGCCATATTGCAATCCAGCCTGAGCAGGAATAATCGAGCCAAGAGCAGCAAGAGTACCAATGGCAAAGACATCAGAATTGCCGTTCGCAGCAGCGACTCTCTGAGCCAGAGTGGTCCAGTTAGTCTGAGTAAAGCCGATGAGGTTATAAGCAGCACCAAGCTTGGTAACGCCAGAAGTAAGAGCGCCAATAACCTTCAGGAAGATATACTGCTCGAATGAACGAGCGACGCGCAGACCCCAATCAGCGAGATCAAACACACCAGCAGCCATCTGATACCAGTCGCACTCGGCGGCGATTTCGATGGGAGAGGGGTTGACAGTGATTTCGTTGTTGTGGATGGGCTGCAGAACGCCACGGTTCACACCTTCAGCAATCTCATTAACTTTGTAAAGCTCATTAGAGCGGATGATGAATCTTGCGGTATCACCATAACCAATCTGACGAACATCAGCAAGGAAGCGAATCATATCAAAGTTCGCAACCATAGGAAGAATGGGGCTGATAACCTGCGCAATAACAGCGTCAAAGTTATCGAGGAAGTCTCTGTTCTTGGTCACGTGGGGATCCTTGAACGCATCGAGGCCCTTCTCTTCAAAATATTTAGCAACCTTCGTATCTTCGGCACAATACATACCGAGGTTCAGGTTGAGGGTCTTCAGTCTCTCATCCTTATTCTCAACAACCTTGTTGTCAAGATAAGCGGAGGCAAAGCTCAGAGTTTCATCAATGATATCATTGAATGCGGTAGTGCCGCGAGTATAAGAAAACATTTCCATAATTATTTTACCTCCTTATAGAATTAGAGCACTTCGACAAGGTATTCCTGCTCGAAGTTCGGCTGATTGTAAGCCACGGAAGTACCAATTGTCATAGGTTTAGAAGCACGAATAGCAAAGTTAACCTTACCAACCTGTGCGGTAGCCTGGGGAGTAAGAGTAACCTTCGTAGCAGTCGGAATAGCAAACTGACCAACGGTAGGCAGAGACTCAAAGCAGCCAGCACCGATCCAGAACATATCGCCCTTCTTGAGCTTACGAACACGAACAGGATAGCCAGCTTCAACCTTCAAGTCTACGAGCTTAACACCAATACGATAAGTGTTGCCAGCGATAACACCAGCGCCAACTTCTGCAATATCAGTTACCCAGAGATCATCAAGAGTTACCTCATCGGTGGTGGGAGCATACGCATACTTGCAGTTATAATCCACCATATCAGCATAGGCGCTATCAGCACACAGCTTACCCAGAGTTACGAATGCGCCGTCGTCGCACTGAGCGTACTCAGGAGCTGCATCGCTGCCAGTGCAAAACTTCGCAGACTTAACATAAGCCTGAATGTCTTCGCAGACCATCTCGGCGACATCAAAAATTTTTGTTGCCATAATTATTTCTCCTTTGTAAATTAAAATATTATTTATGCGCTTTCACGCAATAATAAACAAATATAAAATTATTTTTTACCGCATTTTGCCACGCGAGCTTTCATACGCTCTTCTCGGCTCATCGGTCTTTTGTCTTCTGCCCTGTCAGCACCCATCGCAGGAACTTCAAAAGCAGAACTAAATCTCTCCCCTGTGGGAGTTCTTGTCTTAAACGCAGCAACAGCAACTTCGGCAAAGATTTCTTCCTTCGTCGAATACTTGCCAGAAACACATTTTTCGACAATAGCATCTCGATCAGACTTTTCAATCCTCTCGTTTGCCATAATCGACTCAGCATACGCTTTCAGCTCTAAACAGAACTGTTCATAAAGCTTCGCCTCTGCCTTTTCCATACGTCCCTTAATTTCTGCGTAGTCAGAATACTTGGCAATTTCCGCCTCGTATTCAGACGTTTTCGACTCAAAGTCTTCCGACATTTTTGCAATCGTGCCACAATATTCTGCACACTTTGCCTCAAGTTCGGCACAGCGCTTTGAAAGCTTGCACATCTCATCACAATCATCTTCATCTTCGTCATCGTCATCTTTGTGATCGTCTTCACCGCAATCATCGCAAGGATGTTCGTCTTCAAGCTTTTCGGGCTCACCGCAATCTTCCTTTTCAGAATTTTCGCATCCGCCCATTTCAAGCTCTCCGTTATCATCGGGACACTCACAAGGAGTATCTTCCTGCTCTGCGGCAAGAGGAATAGCTTCCTCCGTCTTGCAATCATAGTCCTCGCAAAATTCGCAATGTTCCGCCGCTTCTTTTTCCATATCGCCGTCTTCAAGTTCGAGATGCTTATAAATCTTCTCGAGCTTTTCGGTTACTTTCTCGTCACCGTTCTTTTCGGCATATGCCTTTGCGGAAGCGAGCCCGCCACGATTATAAACAAGCTTTTCGCCTTCGATGCACATAACGGGATATTTCAGAGCTCCCTCGATACCGTCTTCCCAACCTTCTCTGAGATCGAGGAAAACATCATCCGCAATAGACTTGAAATTTTCTGCCGCAATCACGCGCTTGCGAAGTTCTGCTTTGTCTACTTCGCCCCAAGGCTTTTCAGACATTGCGTCTTTAGACTTGTCAACCTCAAGAGCGGACTTCGTGCCAATATCATCTTTCGCAAAATCTTCAACAACTTTGGTTTCGACGACTACATTTTCGTTCTCCATTTTTATCTCCTCCTTCCCCTCAGATTTTTGTTCCGGGGGCTGCATTTCTGCAGTATCACCAGATTTATCTTCATCCGCCCCGAAAGCTTTTTCGTAAGCGAAAGAAAGAGCTGTTTTTTGAGCCATAAGCGCATCCGTGTCGAGATTTTCAAGAATTGAAAGGTGTGCTCCGGGAATACCTTCAAGCACCTCTTTGCCATTCTTGCTTCCAAGAATTGTCGTTCCATTAAGCGTAAAGTCAAGAATGTCTAAAACCCCGTCCTCGCGCATATCCGACTTATGAACAGTAATCTCCACGGAAACCTTTTTGCGTCTGTCTTTTAACAGGCGCTTTACTTGTGCGTAACAATATGTTGTGCACAAAATACAACGAAACTTCACCCAATGCAATCCGTCTTTTTCAACAAGTTCCACGGGGTCGGATTCTCTAATCCAGCCGAGAATTCTTTCTCCGCGCTCCGTGTTCCAAAACTCTTTGTCAAGCTCTAGATCATAATCGGCGTGCCCTTCGTGGATCGTGAAATTGTTGTTTTCAAAAAAGCCAACAATTGGCTTGTTTTTCATTGAGCCGTTCTCAACAGCCCTTTTTAACGACTCATAGGTAAAGTGTGAGTTATTTCTGTTTGGGTCGACATCTGAAATCGCCCAGATTTCCAACTCGACAAACTCTTTTGAAAGTATGTCTTTAAATTTAATCTGCTTCGGAGACAGATCAAATTGCAAGATGTTCTTGGTTTCTTCCATATTCAATCCTCCTCCTCGCCCTCTTCATATTCTTTAATGTAGAGCATTGCCCCGGCAATTCTGTCTGCCTTTTTGCAAAGATTTTTCTTTTGCTTCTCAAAATCGTAATCCAGTGTGTTAAACTCAACTCCAACATATCCAAGCATAAGACCATCATCGCGTTTAATAACCCGGAACATAGCGGCTTTAGCGCCGTGTCCTTTCATAAAATTGTAAACAATTTGATCAACGTCCTGAATGTCTTCAACGTTTTTAATATAATAATCTCCACTCTCGTCCAACCGTTTATAAACAACCGGTAGCATTGATCTTGGAACATTTTGAAAGCCAGAGATAATATGCTGACCGCGAGCAACGCTCTCTGAAAACATTGACATTTTCAGAAATCCTCTGCCCATTGCGTCCTTTCCACCATTGTGAAAGGTAAAATAAAAAGCGCGGTCTGCACCCTCTTTTACCAAACAATCCAAATAATGCTGAACTGTTTCGTGTATTTCTCGGTCTTTTTCCTGTTCCTCAACCGTGTGAACCGGCCCACGTTGAACGACTTCAACAATTATATTAACGAGCTTTTCGTATCTTTCGGCTTCGATCTTCGATCTTTCGATTTCTCGTTTTTCACGAGCATCATCTTCTTGAATTTTCAGTTGTTTTTCTGTCTTCTTTTCGTTTGTTTCGATGCCACTTTTAATAACAGACCAAACAGTAAAAAGAATAAAAGCAATTAATACGGCTAAAACTCCGTATGTTTGAATCGCTTCTGCAAAACCTCCAATTCCCATAATAATCCTATTGGCTTACTCAACAATCGGAATCATTGTAGTAAATGTTTCAATCCGGGCGTCGAAAGACTTGTAATTACCTTCATATCTTTTTGCCTCAACAGCCCAAATATCGGCTTGTTTTCTATAAGGCAAAATTTGCTGAAGAACTTCCTCACCCGCCAAAACAACTTCTTTATCTTCATTTAGTTCAGCCAATTCAATCAGTTCTATGACTTTTCTTCTATAGTCTTCTGTCGCTCTTGCAATATCAGCAAAAATCGCGGCAAGATTTCCGTTATAATCCTCATAATCTGCAATTAGATTTCCACGAACCGGTTTTGCGTTTAATTTGATCATAAGATCCGACCATTGGTCTGCGACCTGTGGCCAATAATGCGCATATGATTCGTGAACGATGTGTGCGGTCACGGGATATACGGAATAATCGATCTGGTATACGACATTGTCGCACAGCATATTGAGCAAAAAACTATGCGTCAGCACGTCATTCAATTTGTCTCTAGTTCCCTCAGAAATCAACATCGGCAGCCTCTCCTTTCTTGATTATTTTGTTGTTAATATCAAGCTCAAAACTCTTGCCGCAACAAACACAAACACCATATTTCGTGTCTGGGACAACCATTGTTTTGAAGTTTTCCAAAAGTTTTACGGTGGTGTTAGGTTTGCCAATGTTGTGTTGACACTTTTTCTTTTTAGCTTCAAACATAATTACCACCTCATATTCTCTTCGTCGTATTTCTCACGACAGTCATCACATAAAATGCCGTCGCACTCCGCTCCGCAGACGATGCATACACCAATTGTCGGCTCTTTTGCTGCATACTCGCGCGTGTCCGCTGTATCCAACCCGCCGTCTTTCGAAGCCGCCGTATTATCATTGTCGATATCAGAATCGTCCTTCGAGGGACGCCCTGCTCGACCCGTTGAAATAGTATCTGAAACAGACTTTTGTTCATTAATATTTTCCTGACGCACTTGCGTAACGGTCTTGAAGTCGTCATAAATATCGAACGAATCGATATATTGCTGAACGGCCCGGGTGTCACGTATGCTCAAATCATACGCAGACGCAAGTTTCGGAAGAACAAATGTTGCTCCAGCAACAAACAGCTCCTTATCTCTCTTGATTTCATCGTTAAATGTAAAGATTCCGCCCCAAATATGGAGCCCCCAATGATACTTTGTTCCGATGATTTTATTAATAATCATATTCAAAACGGACTCGAATTGGAGCGTGACAAAATGTGCTTCCGCTTCTGCGAGCAACTGCGCCGTTTTAACCTGCGAAACAGAAGGCTTATCGGTTGTCGTAATAAGCCCACCAAGTCCGGCGCGAGTCAGAACATTCTTTGTTGCATTTGCAGAGATCTCCGAACTATTTGGTTGACTCGGAAGAGACAAAAGCTTGAAATTCTTCAGAGGAGCAAACAGCGCCTCAAGGTTTGTCGAGGTCGACGAGTTGAAATGCTCTTCAATTCCGGCAATCGTTTCCGGGTTCAAAACAGACTGGTCTTGACCGGGGTTCGGATTTGGAATCGTCTCCGCTTCTGCAGTCAAAAGCGCCGTCAGTGGCGTACTTTCAACAAGCCCCTGAAGTGTATCGTAATCGGCCAGCTCATCCAGAGAAAGGAGAAGCCCCGCCGTATCGGGAACAACCCACGGATTTGAACTGTCGCTGCAAAATGTATAACACAAATCCTGCGGCATTTGGACCCAGAAGAAATAGGAACGTTCGGCAAGCGACTTGTTGGTAATCTCAAGGTTTCCCCGAAGGGTTTCTTTTCCATTTGAACCGCGATATTCATAAGAATAATTCAAAAGTTTATTAACGTTAATTCCGGGTTTAACTTCTCTTCCATCCGCGAACGAATACGTGCCGCACGGCAAATATCCGCTTCCACAGCCAGCTGTAGAAACAGCCCCAGAGTTAACGAGATCATTCCAAATGTCCTGAATAAATTCGGGATATTGGCAAACAGAAAATGCCGGATTCAAAAACAACATAAAGTTGAACGAAGCAATATACCCGTGCTCTCCGATTTTAACGAGTTTAACATATTCACTCGGCAATTTTTGCCACTTTGCATAATTGACCGTTTTGTTTTTACCCGTACCGGAAATGCTGTTGCGAAGAAGATAAATTGCCTTTCCTTCACGTTTCACTTCCAACGCAGTCTTCTTCAGCGTATTTTTAACGTCAAACTGCGACAGCCACTCGTCAACTAACCTGTCGTCGTTTTTGAAATCATCTTTCTTGTATTCCGTCTTCTCAAGAAGCTCCGGAACAAGATAATATTTGAACATCGGGATATCTGCTGCCATACGCAAAATCTTGTAATAAAGATACTGCGTCGAACTCATCGACCACGCTTCTGCACGAAGTCCAAGTTCACTTTCCCCCGGAGTTTTAAGAGCCTTCGTTAAATCCTCTCTCCCCATTGTGCCAGGGCGAGTGTTTAACATCTTTAATCTATCATTTTGAAGGAACGGGTTGTATTGGTTAAAATCAACACCGCCGCACCAGCCGCCATTAAGCGCCCTCTTGTAAAGCCCGGTCAAATCTTTCATCACATTTTCTATCGATGCTGGTGTTTTAGATTTTGAAACCATTTCCAGCCGTTCAGGAGCCTCATTCACTACGGGCTCCGGCTTGACCTTCGGCGGTCTGCCGCGCTTTTTGGGCTCTTGCCCGTTTTTGACATTATCTGCCATATTCTGCTCCTTTCTTTTTTTAATTATTTTGAGAAGCCTTTGCTTCTCTGATACGCTCGTTCAAGCGCTCGTTTGCTCTGCGAATATTCTCTTCGATTTTCAGAAGTTCTTTCTGCTTCTCTTGGTTGATATATTCCGCAAAAGTATTTTCATAATTTTCCCTGAAGAAGACCGAAACGATGTCGGATTGACCAACGCAAGATTCAGGTTTAACTTCTTCGCAGAAAAATTCTTTTGTTATCTTTTTTGATAACAAGTCGGTTAAATCTTTTTTGAAATATCCCCACCGCAAGTATACGACAGGGACAAGACCATCAAAAATCATATTGGATATTTTAGACAATTCTTCGATTAAATTATTAACATTTACCGTTGAAATATCTAAATGAATTTTGTAACATTGTGGTTGAAAGTTATCTTTTAATTCTTTTTCTTTATCTTTCACACTTTTACTCCAATCACCGTCTTCTGAACGGATTAGAACCACCAGCAAACGGACTTCTTCTTTTTTGATTATTTATTTTGTTCAACGTTTTAGCAGATGCGCCGTAAAGTTTGGAGAAATCCATCACATTTTGCTTTCCGCCAAATTCATCCTCTTTACGAAGAAGGGAAAGAATATATGCAGCGGCCGACCCGCAATCATTTTTGTTATACGGCAAGGTTCTTCCAAGAGTGTCTTTACACTCGACCTCGCCTCTCATATTTCATTTTTAGATTATAGTATGAGATCAGACTTTTGCATCCCACCAATTTGGGTTTTCTCGTTAAGTCGTTCAGGCTGTATTTAAACTTGCCCCTCGTTATCCATCTCTGGACCTCCGAGTCAATTAGAGAAAATTTAACGTGCCCTATGCTACTGAGGCACGGTCATCGTGCATCTTCTTTTCAACAGAAGGCGCAAGACCATATTTAACATTACCCTTGTCGGTCGTCATCTTTTTAATTGATTTGATTTCTTCTTTCATAAGATCGAGCTCGATTAATCCTCTTCGATCTTCAAATGTCAACGTTACTTCTCCGCTTTCAAAATATGCTGTGTCGCCTCTCGGACAAGGTTCGGGAAATTGTAACAAATCCTGCGCAACCATCTCTGAAAGCGCGGCAAACATCGAATTTTTAAACTTTTGCGGTGTATAAAGATGCAGAACATCTTCAATCGCGTTTGGATAATTAAATCTTTCTTTTGCACTATTTTCATCTTGCATATCGATAACG